GCACCTGAGAGATCAGATACTTCCTTAGCTTGTAAGCTAGAGATTTCAGTGTCTTTGGTTCCAACAGCACCTGAGAGATCAGATACTCCTTTAGCTTGTAAGCTAGAGATTTCACCATCAACAGCTCCAGCCTCAAGGCTAGAGCTTGAATGTAGACTCGAAAAATTAGTTTCGATTCCATCACGACTCATTAATACGTTGCTATTAGCATCTGTAATTTCAAATGCTCCAGCAGCTGACGATTTAATGCGGATACTGTCCCCATTAAGAGATAATTGCTCGGTTGAGAATATCTTTGCCATACTATGATATACAGCTTTTTATTAATTTTGTGAAACTTTTTTTTAAAAAATCAGCAATTCCAATAGCTCATTAAGCATATCTTGAGCTTTTCGGGGAAAGCCATAAAGTGTAATATAAATGTATCTTTATCTACAAGTCTAGGCTCGGTATTAAACTCGTTCATGGGGAATATTTTTATATTATATTTAAATGGATCAGACTTTTTAATAATAGAACATAGAACTTCTTGATCTCCACCATCAGAATACAGGCTCGATTTATCTCCGTTGTAATTGTTCCACCTTTTGAGTATGTTTACCGTATAATTATGATTTTTAAAAATTATAACTCCAGAATTAATCATTGATCCGTTAACCCCTATATCCTTGCAGGCTATAATTTGCTTCATTTTTGTACATTTATCTATTATACTTTCTATTCTTTTGTTAGGATTGAATATTAATGTGTCTGAATCCATCCACATTATATAATCGTGATCCAGGATGTGATTGAGCACAGCTTGAGCTTTTGACCAATTAGGGCTGCAGTCTTTCTTGATTGAGTCTCTATACATATGAAATGTGTACCCTTGAAGGAAGCAATATTGCTTAATGCTTTCCTCTGAATGCTTAGAGTAATCTGAAGTGTCAGGAGTATATAAGCTTACTATTGCTATCTTTTTACCTGGATTAAATGTGCTAAATTTATCATTAGTAGTTTTTTTATGTTTTAAATTTTTACTAAAATGATTAAATATATCATAATCCACAAAAGAGGCTAGACTATCTTTTATATTTATAAATTCTTCTTGCTTTAGTTTAATTGAGGATTCTTTTTTTAGTTTAGAGCTCACGAACTGGCTTCTAGTGTCGGCATTCCAATGGGGGACTCCTGAAGAATTGTAAAGATCGGCCTTGTCATTATTAAAGTTCTCAATATTGAAGTTGTTATTGATGTTTCTAAATAAGGCATGATTGTCGGGCCCTGTTTCCCTATAAGTTTCGAGGTACGGACATTGACTAATGTCTGACCTTACTTTATTGAAGTAATCAGGCCTATCTATTCTATCTATAATCTTGCGACCTAATACACCACTAACAGACTCGATGTATGAATAGACGGCAATAAAAAATAAAGACTTGCCTTGCTTTCTGTATTTTAAATTATTAACAATTGCCTGCCCAATAATTGGGTTCTTCGGGCAGGTTAAAACGAAATCTTGAGAAAAGTCAATATCTTTATATGTAGGTAGAACACAAGAAGTTTTATCATTCATTATCTCTGACAGTGGAGTGTCTATATATCTGTCAATATCCACATACAGGCCACCCTCTTTGTATGTTTTAATTAATCTCCAGAGATCTGTTTTTTCAGTAATTTTTTTATCTTTTATTAAGTTCCAATTATCTATGCCAATTGAGTCTCGTAGTAAGCGATTTATATCCTCGTCATCATAAACCTCAATGTCCCAATTAGGATTAAGTAGTTCCAACTGCTTCGCTCCTTTATTAATTAAGCTGTAGTCTGAATCTAATATATTTTTATTACTCCAAGACAAGTGAATCTTTTTTGGTATTTCACTTGATGATATAGGTTTTAAATTAGGAAAAATTTGATTTTTAATTGAATCTTGTTTTTGAATTTTATTAAATTTATCAACACTTTCCCTGATGTCGGAATTTGTGTCCGGTCCTGAGTTATTGCCTTCTTCATGTATTTGGTGGGACATTAAGGGGTGAAGATGGTATAAAGATTTATCGTCAATAGAGTTAATTGTATTGATCATAAATAGATCAATCGCTGAATTGATTCCCGATTTGCTTACTTCATTACATAATTGAGTAGCTGCTTTTTTACTTATTATATACGAAGATGCATTCATGTGCCAGTAATAATCACCCTTAGAAAAGAAATTATTTTCCTTGATATTGTTGAAGTATTTATTTCTAGACTTGAGGACTTTATTGTATTGACTTTTATTCCAAGGTTGACAGCCCCCTAAGTATATAAGAGAAAAGTCTAGAGGTATGTGCTCTGAGAAAGCTTTATTCCAGAAGTTCGCGAACCCTGGAGAAAAGACTACATCATCTTCCATTATTAAATAACTTTCACATTTTTCATCTAGAATTAATTGTTGCCAAAGCTTATAATGGCTCAATGCACAGCAGATTTCGGGCTTAGATAGCGAGTGATATGTTTCTGGAAATAGCTCGAGGACTTCATCTGTTAAGTTTAAAGTTCTTGAATCTACTGCTTGAGATTTATTCGCATAAAATGGTAGAGTTTTGTATATATGATTAAGCCTGTCGGTCCTTCTATTTAAATTAATAAAGTAAGATTTATCTATTTTATTTAATTTCATTTATAAGCTTACAGTATTTGTAAATATTTAAATCATTCTTAGGGCTATACTTTTTAAGAAATTCTCTAGAATGAAACATATAATCCTGCAGTGTCTCTTCATGGTTAAGGAATGAGCTCATTAATTGGTTGGCTCCCATAGATATATCAAAATCTGGATAGTAGTAACCAAATTCTTGAAGCTCTGGAGAGTTATGAATCAAGGGTAGCCCCATATATAAAGCTTCGAGATGTGAATAGTTTAACTCGTTGTTTATTTGGTGAGATATTATAGTTTTTCCAAATCTACTCAATGCATTTAAACTCCCCCATCTATTATTAAAGAAACACAAGTCTCCCTTGTTTACTATATCTAGGTTGGACATCAACTTTTTGAAGTATTTATTTTCCCTTAAATCTTCACAGGAAAAACTATTTATTGACTCTATTTGATCTGGATTTCTTTGCTCGAACTTTTCGCATATCATTAATGGTATTATGCAGTTTTTAATATGAGATATATTTGGTTCAAATATACATATATTCCTAGACTTACCGCCATTAAAGAATGGGGATAAACTTTTCTTCTTAAGCTTATTAACTTCTGACTCAAGCAAGAATGGATCCCAGATGTAGGGGCAGACTTGTACATTTTCTAAATTGTAGTAAGCCTTTATATACTCTTTTGCGAATTTATGATGAGGGGAGATCCATACTTGAGATAAATATTTTGGCCTCATTATTGGCAGTCTTGTTGGATTTTTTTCAGATACACTAAAGTGAATGTCGTCCATTAGTTTGTTTCCGAAATGAACTAAAATTATTTTTAAATCTGAATTCCTTAATTTGAGCTTTTCGTAATGCTCGGGAAGCAAGTCTATTCCCGCTACAATTAATACATCGAAATTAAATAATGGGTCAGATAGTAGATCTTCAAGAATTATACCTTTATGCTTTTTATTTAAAATGTGCTTTGGTTTCTCGGGAGTTATGTAGTAGACGTCATTGCTTGCCTCCTGCTTTAGTAGCTCGTGTAGAAATACGATGTTTTGTTGCATTCCGTTGACCCAGAAAGCTTTAGACATGTCTATTGTAATTCCTATTTTCATAAGAACAGTAGTCGGTATTTAGCTCTCACTAGCTCGTTGTCTGGCGAGAAACGATGCAATGTCGATTTAGCTTTTTTTCTATATTCGTCAAGGCTTTCATCGTGATAAGTTAAGGCTTCCATTAATCTTGACGCTCCCTTCTGTATATCGTAATCTGGGTAATAGTACCCGGAGTCTTTCATGTATTCAGAGTTATGCACTAAGGGTATATCTAAATATATAGATTCTAAATGAGTGTAATTTAAAGCATTCATTAAGTGGTGAGAGATGACGACATTCGCATCGTTCGCAAAGATGTCTGAGATTTTATTTCTTCCTGAGAATTGAACTTTACCGAGCTTTGGTAAATCTAAGTTCCACATCCACCCTCTAAAATATCTCTTTTCCATTATCGAGCTAGAGCAATACACATAAAGTTTATTAAACAAGTCAGGCTGGTCTTGAATTAACTCCTCGGCTATAAGTATTGCAGGCAAGCAGTTTTTTGTCATGTTTAAATTAGGCTCAACTATTGCAATGTTTTTTTCTTGACCTGGGATGTATTTACAATCCTTTCCTCGTTTTATGTATATAGATCTATGAATGTCTATATACTTAGGGCTCCAAATATAAGGTATAATGTGAACCTTCTGAGTGTGGTAGAATGCCTTAAAGTATGGTATTGAGATTTCATAATGAGGGGAGACCCAAATTTCATCGACTTTGTGGTCGGTGATCGCCATAGTATCCCACTTGCACTGCTCTATATCTGCTAGCATTCTGTTTCCGTAATGAACATGAATGTTTTTGCATCTATGATTTTTATTTTTTATTCCATCAATCGTAGAGTCTCTTAATACAAATCCAGTTTGAAGAACAAAGTCAGGATTAAATTCAGAATCTATTTCATCCTCTTCCATTATTAAGATTCCAGTTGGAGGATCGCTACACTCGCTGATAGGATGATTTATGCAGATAGCTACATTGTAGTTCATGTCTTTTAACATTTCGGCTAGGAAGACAATGTTTTGCTGAAGTCCATTACAAAATAGGCCGTTAGCAAAAGAGGCAGTTAATAGTATATTCATTAATTATGATTACACCAATAGTGAAGCATGTTATTTAGAATTTATTTATATCTTGCGAGTCTTGATGTCCTGAAAATTTAGATTTAAGATCTTGTAAGATATCGTTGGAGCTTGACATGTCTATTTCTTGACCTCCCGTGTTAATAGTAGGACACTTTGAGAGCATGTCGAAAGCCCAGTCTATAATTTCTATAGGCTCGACCCCCTGCTCTTCGCAAGTTTTAAACATTGAGTCAATGTCGAAATCCTTAATTGATCCGGATATGCCTAGAGTTTTGAATGTCTCGCTCGAAAAGTCTGATACTGTGCTGGAGTAAAAATCTTGATGCTCCGAACTTTTGAATGATTTTCCCATTGACATTATATCGTTAATGAATTCTTTTTGGCTGTGTATGTTCATATGTGTATTTTAATTTTGACTTAAAGATGGTGTTATGGTTGGAGTTGCGGTCGGTGTGGGTAGGCATTTTTCGTACATTGCAACTTGAGCCCCTGGAGTCCTGGACGGAGTCATGCTTGGTGTTTGAGTTAAGGTCGGAGTTGGTGTCGTCGTGGGGGTCTGAGTTGGTGTGACAGTAGGGGTCGAAGAGGGTGACGGGCTCGGAATTGAACTATCGATTGATTCTCCAGAAAAATAAGAAAGTTGCCCTGAGTTTTGAGCCTGTAATCCAGTGCATTCTATTGGATAAAAAAATGAATTAAGCGAGTAGTCTCCACTATGACCATTTATGAAGATAAAGCCGTCATATAATATATTAGTCAAGTAAAGCTTGGATCCGGTTATTTTATTAACTCCTGTATTAATCTGACTGAATGTATCCCTAATTGACGGCGGCATTACAGGGTATTGCTGGAGCAGTCCGTCTGTGTACTCTTTGGTTGCCGCATGGTCGGGCTCTGTTGGGTTGATTGTGGATATATTTTCTAAGAATGTTTTTTCCCCAAAAATATCTTGATTGCCGCTAGTAAATACTGTTGTATGTTGTATTGATTCTATTTGCTTTTCTGCGACAATTAAACTAGATTCACTTGACACGCTTATTTCGTTTTGAGTGAAGGCTTTGATGATGGGGTCAGTAGTTGATCCAGAACCGAAGGCTCCTATCGGGGTGAATCTATAAATGTACTCCCTACCTGAGCTGTAATACCCTGAAAAATTAATGCCAGTTGTTGAAAATTCTGAAGCTCTCTTTATACTTGGTGGAGCCGAGTCTGAGTATAATCCTAAATTTGAAGAATTTGTATGAAAATTGTCATAATCTTCAAATTGCTGTAGCCCAGACATGGTCGCATTTAAGTTTCCACTAGTTAGGTAAAAAGATTCTTTTCTGTGAACTTTAATTTCATTTATTGGTATTCCGTCGGAATTGCTGAAAAAGAAAAAATTACTACCATCTAGTTCAGTCGGTGTGTATGTTGAGACATCAATAGAGGGAGTCAAGCCCTTACCTGTTAATAAGCTCTCATCATAAATCAATGAGTTGTCGTGAGAGTTTACCAGTTTAGAATGAATATATGCCGATGATCCCGACATCTCTATGAGCCCTTCAGGAGAAACTTCAAAGCTTGAGCTTTCTCCTGTGGAGATGAGTAATTCTAATCCTGAAAATGTAAAGCTGGGGGTTGATTCTAATTCTGCAGAATAACTACCATTATAGTGGTCAAAATTAAGATCAGCTTTTGATATTTTTGGTTTAGGTATTTTTATTATGGATTTCGCAGAATCATCCAGAGTTCTCGACCCACTTCTGTATAGATTTAAGGATATGTAAAAATCGGTGTGAATGCCCGTTCTTTGCGAGAAATGATCGAAGGATAGTTGTACTAAGGATTCCGACTGGCCGGTTAAATAAGAGTTTAAGGAAAAAGACGAAGTGTCTGTGGAGTCGACGGAGTATTCAAAAAAGCTTCCAATTTCATTATTTGCTTTATAATTGCAGTCAATATTTAAGTGTGAGTCCGACAGGTTAGACTCAAAGTTTGTGATTTTATTACTATCAATTAAGGAAGGTTCCTCTATGAAGATTGGCTCGAGACGATTAAACGTGGATCCGGATCCGAGCCAGTCGTAAGGAGTTAGTGATAAGTATCCTGACTCTCTTAGTGGGATAGTTATTTGAAAATTGTCTACATCTATTGAGTGACCGCTAACTATATGTGAAGTCTTGTCCTTATTTAGAAGAACATATTTAATTGAACTGGGCCTTAAGTCGAAGCTGGGGATTATATTGAACAGTCCCGAGCCGGGAACATCGTAAGGTTGAGACTGCATATGTATCCCGTTTATTGATACGGGTTCATTCAGCAATGTGATATTTCCGGTAATTCCTGATCCCAGTATATCGTATGCCTTAATTTTTAAGTCGATATTTCTTGAGATTTCTTGAGAAACTTCCTCTCCGAAAGGTGGATAGTAAAGTAAACTTATTTTATCGAAATTTCCCATAATAATACCACCTTCGTTAGGCATAAACCCAAGGTCGGAACTTAGTGGCATGGTGCTTGATATACCATCAAAACTGTACTCTCCAAGATCTAGAGTCCAGCCACTATCAACATGTATTAAAGTGATTGCCGCTTTGGCTTCTATTGGTTGGCCTGCCTCCACAAATGTAATTTTAAATTGTGAGTCATCAGAGATGTATTCACTACTGAATACTCCGTCTTGGCCTAGTATCGTATTGGTAGTGAAACCTCCATTTTCGTTAAACGTAATACCTTCATTGAATATTCCCAAATCAGGCTCCTGACTCGAGCTTACAGTCGATTCATTAAGAAACGAAAATGAGAAATTGCTTAATTCGTTAGTTGTGCTTGAAGTTTCGTACTCTATTTTATCAAGAAACGGCTCTTGAAGCGGATGGGTTAAGACTTTTGAGTCTCTTGGATTAGTTAATTCGAATGTAATATTAGCATTACCGTTCTGATATTCTCCTGTGCTGTAATAACCGCTTGACGTTTTAACCAGAGGAACTTCAAGGCCGTCTATTTTTATTGAATTAAATTCAAAAGTCTTTCCTTGTTCGTGGAAATTTGTTATTGGCATGCTTTGTTTTTGAAGCTCAATGCCAGTTGGATAAATATTGTCTCCAATGTATGGATAAACTACCCCTTGCACGTAGTCAGACTCCGACAGTTTATTTATAGATAAGTAGTTGAGTGAAGTATTGAAAGTGTCAATCAATAATCCATTTTTACTCATCCTTGCATAGTATCCGTCTACATCAGGAATGTTGTTCCATGAAAAATCCAATATTCCGGTTTTAGGTAGCACGGTCATAAATAAACTATACTATTATGTTGTGCCCATAATACTCCCTCTCTTCGAGGAGAATACCATCTTTAGATGAAGAGCTTTTGTCTATTTGCTCGTATTTACCTTCCAGATATTCTGTGCCAATAATTTCGAAGTTCATGGAGGAAGACTCTTTAATCTCCTTCACTCGATATTTTTTTGGAGATATTTCACTTGCGGCATCTTCTTTAATGATCCATATTAAGCCTTTCACGATTTCTGGATCTATGGGTGAAGAGAATGTGATTGAAAAATTTTGCTTTATAGATATAGAATACTCTTTGAATTGGCTGGATCTGCGATTGAGTATATTAGAGGAATCTATAGTATCGGAATCTGAATCAGATGGGCTGGGCACTTCAAGAAGTAGGGCTGAAGAAGCTATGGCTGCTGCAGGGATATCGATTTCAATCTCTGTGGCCGAAACGATCCTGGTAATTCTACCTCCTGAATGTTTTTCTATCTTATGATTATCAACTACATCTATAACGTCGCCAATCCTTAAGTATGATCCTTGGAGTCCAGTTTTGAATTGTATTATTTCTTTTTCTAATTGCTTTGTTAAAATTTTATGCCAAGCCAGGCGGTGAGCCTCTCCCCTCCTTGTTACTCCCATTCCTGCTATTTTTATGTGAGAGTATCCGTGCTCTTTAACTCCTTCGCCATCTTCTACGTATTCGCTTTTTTGCATGTAATTATCTCTTTCGTCTAGGTAATCTACAGTCGCAGAAGTGATCCTTGAAGTCTCAGGAGTACTAGAATAAGAAAAGCCAGACTCATCTACATTTGAATTGTTAAATATCATTATCGATTCATTTTTCCCTAAGACAGATGAATCTGTAGTTATGTATATTTTCCCCCCGTTAAAACTAATTGAGGAGTTATAAATATACATCAAGTCTTTTATGTAATCGTATGCTTGACGTTCTGAGTCTATATAAAGGTTGCACATATGCCTGCGCTCACTTGACTTAACTCCATCTATAACTACATCGACCTTCTCATCGCAAAACTTTGAAAAAGTATAAAAAGACCAGGCATCAATATCTGATTCTTTTATTCCATATTTTCCCATCCCGTATCTCTCGTTAGTTAATAGGTCGAAAATTATCCATGCTGGATTACTTGTCCATTCTAGCAAAATTTCGCTAGTCTGAGCTAGATTATCAGCGTTCGAGTCTATGTATTTCCAGTTTCCGTCCCAGTCCCCATTGTACGTTCCAATTGAGGGGTTATAGTTATGCGGCACTCTGATCATTCGGCCTTTTATTAAAAATTCTTTTTTGGGTTGTTGTGGAAAATCTTTTGAATTTACTCTAGTTCCTATTATCGCTGTATTTGGGTAACTAAAAAAGCCTTCGACGTATTCTGTTATCGAGTGTAGTGATGTTTGAATTTTATATCTAGCCTCAACTATACCTCCAGAGATTGGGTCCAAGCTACGAGTTGTTCTGTAGACTTTTACAATCCTATTTTTAAAGTTATTGCTAGAGCCTTCGGCTTTGGGGAGGTTTTCAATCAATACATCTTTTACATATTCGTTGGTAGCACAGCCGTTGAATGAGATTACATCTTTTTCAAGAGTCTCTCCCTCGACTCCATACTCTATAGCTATTCTTACTTTCGCGGGCCAGATCTCTCCACTATTCTTGATTATTTCTCCAATTTTAAAGCATAGCCAGGGAATTTTACTACAAGGAAATATTTTAACCAGTAAATAAGTTAATACCATTCCAGCCGCTCCTCCGAGAATCGCGGCACCTATTCCGGCCATTATTGCCGATTTAGCCATTTCTCCAACTTTTGCGACGGTCGTACCCATTCCCTGTCCGCCGTCTCGATTCTGAGTGGCTATCGGGGCTCCCATGCAGGCCCCTACTCCAGTACCAGAACCCATTCCTTTTGAGTATAGCGATATTGGGTCTTGTATGAAGGCTGCTGAAATTGCGTCCTTCATTGCTTTTGCAGCCATAAAACCAACTCCAGCCATCATCAATGGGATCAAGTTTACATAAACAGCAGCTTCATCTCCTTCATAAATATAGTGAAGCTCTTTAATGTTGATAGAAATTCCTATCACAGAGACTTCTGGGTTTTTGATCGTGTGGGCGTAGTAGTAGTCCTTTTCATTTTCATTCCTGGGCCCATATAGAGGATAATCAATCACTTTAGTATACGAGGGCAGCTTGAATTCAGAACTTATCATATTGGGTCTCGATTTGGTGGCGATAAGGTCGACCTGGCTTGGAATTAAATTGCTCTCACCTAGTCCGTTTTTTCCGTGACCTATTCTTGTATCGAAGTGAAATTTAGAAAAGTTAAACATTCCATTCTTGTCTCTCATTGGAACATCGTTTAGATATATAGATCTAGCCCATGAATCGGGATCTATGGCTGCATTGTTAACTTGAGGCAGGGCAAATGTAGGAGGGTCTGAAATTTTTATTTTTATAGACGAGTCTAAGTTTGAGTATCCAGATCCAGGGTTTTGTACGAGGATAGAGGCAATGCTTCCGTTGACTATAGTTATTTGAAAAACTGGAGGATTAAAGGAGATGCTCGAAAAAGGGTTAAAGATGTCTTGAAATCGATTGAATCCTAACCCTTCCTGGCTTATGTAGAACTTACTGATTGAGCCTTCATTATTAAGAATATTAAGATGATTGTTGGCTACTGATACGATAAGATCTTGCTTCAAAAAGTGAATAGCCGGGTCTATGAACTCAGTCGAGCTTCCTGCTAAAAATGCGGCATCCGGAGGATTATTAAAAAATTGAGAGTCGTTAGAAAATATAAAATCATCTGGATCAAGTACTGTAGAAAAACCAAATCCTGGATCCAAAATTTCTATGTCAGAGATAGAACCGGCATTGTCTGTCGAAATTTTAAGCTTGCATGAGTTATATATAGCATTATTGGGATTGGCTGTTGCTGCGGCGAAATTCTTAGTTCTGCTTACTCCATATGCATAAAAGGTCTGATCAGGTTTGTACCCCTTATTTCCTGTATTTTTAAGATCGAATTTTTTGATTCCGTATTGGAAATTATATATATCTTGAGATATTCTGGAGCCGTTTGCGTTTCCTGATTTGAAAGTATAACCTATTCCGGCATTTAGCACAGTAAGTGAGGCTGGCCTTCCTGTGCATATTATGGTGGATGCCGCACCTAATGTAGGGTTTGTAAGGGCATTGATTAAAAAATCCGCACCCGTAAGGTTTATGCTTTCGACTGTAACTTGAGCTTGAGCTGTAGCTGTAGGGGTGTTGAATTTATTACCAGCTTCAATATTGAAAGCTATAGTGGGGGTTGCCGAAAGTATAGATGCATTGTTTAATATAGAGGGGAACATTCCGGCTCCATGTTGTGTCCTACCTGGAGTGATTCTGTTTCTCGATATATGGTTGTTCCAGTTGGCCTCCATAGTGCATAAATGTCTCCTACTTCCCGCTATAGCATCATGAGTTAATGTTCCGTTGTCAATTTCGAAGTCCGCACTGATGGCGGCATTACTAGGATCAATTTGGCAATAGTATCCTAAATCTTGGTACGAAAAATCTGGCGAATTAGGAAAAAGAACTACAGGTGTATCTGTCGAACTATTGACTAAAATAGGAGTCCAGTCTCCACCATTAAATGTCGACTCGTAAACGGGTAGATCCGGAACCCTCAGAAGGTTCACACTTGAAACCGTTCCTGTGGCCGAAATTGTAGCTACAGCATCAATATTAGTAGGTAGAAACCTGAATGATGATCCCGTTGAGCCTGTTGTCTTTCTTAGGACAAACACTGTTATTCTTGGGTGTAGCATTGGGCAATAAAAGCCTCTAGGAGTTGGGCTTAAATCTTCAGGTATTGCTCCATCGCTCATTATAGATACAGTGGCGAAATTATTATTACCTACTTCTAGCATGTGCGACGGAGTGGTCCACCCTGCAGCTGTTGTCCCGCTTGCTGTATTGCTTCCTGAGCCTGGACCGAACTTTAAGTACCTTCCTCCGCCGGATTGAATACTCTGAGCTCTCGTTATAGTTACGGCGGGAATAGTTATTGACGTTAATGTGTTGCCAGCTTGAGAGTTAAATTGATTAAAAACGGTGTTTGCGAAGGCTGCATTTCGCAGTAAAAAACCTAGAGGAACGGCTGATCCTGTGACTAAATTTTGAAATTCATTCGTAATAGAGGCTTGATCATTATTCCATGAATTAAAACCAGGTGTCGCTGTTGCCGTTGCATTGGTATTGGATGCAGTAACATTACTGCAATCTATGTATTGCTGCATAGTTATAGTAAGGCTAACGTTGTTTATTCGGCTGCCAAATCGCAAATTCTGCCTCCAAGTTCCAACCACTATGGTTATACTTGAATTTGCATTAAATGCCGTTGAATAAATAGAATTCCTTACTGAGGCTGACCAATTTAAATTCGTCCTAGGGATGATCGGAGCTGTAGAATTGTGGACAGCATTAAATTCGTTTTGAAAAGTGGGATTTGATTCTCTGTCTAAAAAAAAGTAACCATAATCCATCACTTCCGAGTTTGATATCCTTTTAGAACTCGAAAGTTTTTCAATTTCTACATCATACTCCAAGCTCTCGTTGTGGGGAGAGATGTTGTATGTTAGGCCTGCAGGTGGAGAACCGTAGCCTTTTCCTATTTTAAAGTTCGAATTAAATCCTGGTAGTATGTTTGAGTCAGATTCAAGTTGAGCTAAATCAATAACCCCCGTGACACCGGCTCCTGGATTCTCAGCGGTTGTGTATACTGCAGGTAGAGAACCGTTTATTGCATTGTTATCGTTGTCGTTTAGGCATATTCTACCGTCCCCCGAGGAGAGTAAGAATATTCTATTGTCTGAAAAGAATAAAGGTTCAGTGGTTGCAATATTATTTTTGAAGAAAACTGTATTATCTGGCAGGCCGTCATTATTCTGGTCTCCCTTATAGAAAGATGAATCTTGAATGCTTGCTGATTTTAGCGAAGATGGACCTTTAATTGTTATAAAAAAACTTGGATCAGACTGATCGTTACCCGTTTTATTGTATACTCCATTTGGATAATCAGATCCCGCGTTCGAGATAACTAAGGGGAAGTTTGGTGTCTGCAGGTTAGCATAATCAATATTTTGGACTAATGCTGATCTTGTAGAGCGAACAGGGTCTGCTTTAGAATAAGGGTAATTAACTAATCCGTTGTCTGCATCAAGGCCAGTTATCGGGTTAGCTAGGCCTGCAATTGGGCCTTCGGATATAATATCTAGAGATTTATGAATGCCTATAGATTCCAGTTTATTGTAAGCTGTCCTGGTTCCTACTGTTGATACGACCCTTGGACTTACAAACGATAAGCATTTTTCATCTATATTTACAGGCACTAATCCGGCTTTAGACTCTCTTTCTACAGATAAGGTGGTTGGTCCTGCCGGCCTCATGTTAATGTCAACGCTTCCCGCTATTGGATATAAAAAGGGTCTTGCGTTTTTTGATGCACCGATATCCCACCAGCCTTCTCTAGCCTCAGTGTGGGTTGCGGTATTTTCTGAAGGTCCGAAATGCATCTTTTTATTCGAACTATCTTTATTATTTTCAAAGACTTCGTTCATTGCTTCATTCTCCAATTTGGAGCTGAGGTTTTTAGTGCCATTCCCCGCATGCATTGACATGCCTATTCCAGCAAACCTCTTCGTGATGTCTGAGGCAGAATCTTTGAGGCCTTTAAAACTTTCTGAAGTTCCTGCTCTCAGATCTGTTATATCTGTCGGATTTATGAAATTATAGTCAGCTCCTCCTATTAGTCTAGATAGTCTTGTGTTGATTGGCTTGCCTTCGTGTATGCTTCCGGCGTCATAATCGTAATCATAGTTATGAATGCTGGAATGTATTACTTTAGATCCGACTCTTAGTTGTCCATATACCACGGGAACTGGTGTGCCCTGCTCTGCCCTGTTTTCGTTGTTTGAATATATGAAAGAGTTGGTTGTAATTATTTCGTTTTCAGGAGGTTCCTTTGGGGTTAATTTATCAGAAAGCCAGGACATTCCGTATCCAAGTAAAGCATTTCCTGCAAATGCTGTCGCACCAGCTGCGGATCCTTCTACGGATGGAAGTATGTCGTACTCGTCTGCAGCTAAAGGCATGTCCAGGCAGTACATTTCCATGGAGTTTTTATCTGGACATACAAAATGATAATGGATCCCTTTATTTAATTTATTAATAAAATAACTTCTAAACTTAGGGAAATTGGCAGATAGACCCTCTATAGCTTCCCTCATGGTGCTAGCTCTTAATTCTATTTCTTTGCAAAATAGATCAGCCATTTCTCCATATAAAATAAATCTCTTCATAAAACCTTACTCCTATATACTTTATACACCTTATTAAGTAGTTGAGGGGTAAATAATTCGCTGGTAGGTTGGTAGCCCATTGGGTGATGGGATAGCATTAGTTTTTCGTCAATTATTCCAGCATGAAATAAGTTTGTCATTGAGGGTTTAAATATAACCACATCCCCGTATTTTAATTCTGTTTTTTTAACTTCGTTGAAATGTTTTTCCAATTCGTTAATTAAGTAAGAGTTTGAGTCTTTAGATCTTCTGGCCCAATTTTTAAAAAGTTCTACTAAATTAATATTAAATTTTAAATATAAAAAATCTTTAACAAATGTAATGCAATCTTGAAAAAAAGGTATGAATATCCTTGAATACAGCTCTGCTCGATTGTGTACAGGCGGGTAGTACAGAGAGCTCTTCTTGCTCGAACATGACAATATATAAGTAGGTAGATTTAAAGATTGAGATAAAGCTATATCTATAGGACTCGGTTCTGGAGAGTCAATTATATGTGTATGAAATAAAGATATAACTTTTGACTGTTTATAGTAATTATAAAATAATTTATTATTAATATTGAAATGATTTGGATTTGATTTATCTAAATTATCAATAGGTATAAATTCATAATCGTAATCACTGTCCTTGTGTACGAAAATTCCAAAACGCTCATTATCGCAACTTTCTAAAGCGAAACGAAGGCAGCTTCGGATGGGTTTAGTATTCCCAAGTCCCAGGAAATCCTCCGAAAGGTAGTCCATTAAGTGTTTCTGTTACTCCAAATCTAGACCTGCAGCCGCTTATGTTTTTTGGGCAAGAGTCCATGATCCACGAGTCTCTATCGTTTTGCGGGTTCTTGCCTAAAGTTCCATTTACCACACAAACGAAAACTCTATCTGGGTCTGAGGACAAAGGTGCGGGTGATAATTTAACATAATTCCCTGAATTGTATGTGGTTGATTCATCAAATTCTTGAGGTGGTCCTGCTGGAGTAAAGTTTATCTGATTTCCCCTTGCGTCGCTAACAGGAGCTCCTGCATATCCACAACCTATACTATGCCTGTATTTCCACTGGCATGTATTGTATACTATTTTTCTATTAGGTATGAAAGCTTGCTCTTTTTCTAGAACTGATACCAATTCGAACTCAATTATGTTTTGATTTTCAACGGTTTTTTGGTTTATTATATATTTTTCTTCAGGGAAAGATACTTCCGTGTCCGAACCGTGGGGATTAACTCCGCCAGGAAAGTTGTCTTTATGTAAAAATTTTACAAAAGTTCGAGTTCTTTTAAAGGTAAATCCTATAAAATCTTTAAAGAATCTAGTTTTGAGACTAAAAAACGAATCGCTGTTATCTGCTGTAATGCGAGGCCTTGGAAGCTGAGACTCTGTAGAGTCAAAACCATGAGTCTTCATTGGTATGTAGTTATAATTATTACCCTTAAATATAATCTCATTAGTGAAACCGTTTTCTCCAGAGTGAAAATAGTAGCTTTCTCCAAAACCTTTTAATACTAATTCATAAAGAGTGACTAAAGTTGAAGGCTCTAGCTTGAAGATTTCTTCGTGAATTGTTTTTTCCATATTTATATATTAAATTAATAATCAATACATTCAATGAAAGTAGCAGATATTGAGTGATTATCTTTATAGGTGTAGGAGTGCTTCCATTCTGGACAGTAGAAAGAAGACAGTGTTTTTCTGGGGTCATAATTGGATGAGGTATAATCCCTTGATACGTTAAATCCGAATTTTTTATACCCAAGATGAGACTCCAGGAATAAGAGTATTCTTTTAGCTTCTAGATCAGACCTTCCATTGAATGACAAATTTAAATTCATTAAGTTCGGATTGAATCCGTATTTATGATATTTTTTATAAAAATCTGAGGCATCGGACACTCTGTGCTTTGGAGAATTCCTTAGATTGATAGAATCGCTTGGCCTGAAATCAAACATTCTATGATCTAAAGTTCCTAAGTCTGTTATAGGTTGGTATGGATAATAGAAGCAATCATTAGGGTTATTTATGTATATGGAATTCCTGAGGGGGGTTTGATTGCTCGAAGCCGTAGAAGCAGGAAACCCAAAGTCAGCTGTATAGTTGAAATTAACTGAGTTACCTGCCACAACCGAAGTATCGGAGTTTATTTTAGCGACTCTATAGTCTCCCGAGTGATAAATCAAGCTGCCTTCAGGTAGGTTTACATTTAAATTCTGAACTGACGAGGTGCCAGCTCCTGGTACGAAATTAATTAATGAATCTATATTAGGATTATGCCCAGCTCCCGACTCTACCGAGTTAAGTATGCTGCAAGAGGCATCAATCAAACTGACTGAGACTTCATTAATATTAAAATAAGACTTATCGTGAGAAAAGTCAAGGCAGAAAAACTTGTTTGACTTATAGGGGTAAAAGGGTTGATAGTCAAACGGGTTAATTCTTTTATTAGAGAAACTTCCGTCTGGGGAGTAAATTTGAGGTTGATAGTAGAAGTGGCTCTGTAGGAAGCTTATTAAACTCTGGGACTCTACATCAGTAAGCTCACTAAAATTTAAGTTCATAGACATGCTTAATCCATTTATTCCCTTCAGGGATCTTTGCGAGTGATTATCTCCGTATTTAACTGAGTCAGTGAGCGAGGAAAAAGATGCTGTAGACCCAAACGATGGGAGTATGGGCATGGCTCTATTATTATTGTCTTTTATTTCCATTATTTTAAATCCTGCTTGACTGATATAGATCCATTGAGATACCCGGCGGAGTCAACCGAAAGGTTTTGAGATGTAATTACTCCGCTACAATGAAACTCATTAAGTAACCCATTGGAGTTATCGTCGAAAGAGTTGTATGCAAGATCGTAAACTTGAGCTGTTAAATTTGCCCTTTTTCCTCCGAAACCTTCACTCAGTATGTTCGGATCTATTCCCTCTCCTTCTATTGACATATTTATTAAAGTCCTTCCCTTGGAAACTCTAGTAGGAACAAGCCCGACTGTATCAAGGCTAGACCCTGTAGGAGCTTCGTACCTTGCTGACCGTGATGTCTCCATAGAGTAATTGAATTGAATTGGGTGATTTATTCCTGCACTTGATGTCGAAAGTATTTGGCTATTTTGACCATGAGCTATTGATTGCTGGGAATATAGGCTTGACGAGTAATAATCACTAGATACCGCCGGGTCAAGCTTAATTTCGCCATAGATATCAAAAGAGGCTGAGGCTTGAGATATAGAGTTTGGAGATAGGCCAAAACTAAAAGAGGTTAAGTATGCATCGGAAAAAATAAAATCCCCTAAATGGCCCGTGACTTTAGTTTCGTCTATAGCTGGATAAACATTAGGATCCGACAGACCAGTGATATTAAAGAAATTATTAAGGTTTCCTGTATTAATATAAAAATTAACACTAAGAGAGCCTTTGATTGGACTTTCTGATCTGTAGTTAAATATTGGATCAAAGTGCCCACTTTGAGCTTCACCCTCAAGAAGAGTCCAACCTCCGCTTTTCGGATAGAGGGAGACTAGGTAGTCGTGACCGTCAGGGAATACATCTGATTCAAAATAGAGATGTTTTCCGTTGGGGAATGTAACTTTGGTGTCTGCTGGTATTTTATATATAGATGTAGCTAGTGGAGATGGAGGACCACTCGTTGGCCCTAATAGGGCTGTGGTTGCTGTATTGGCGACCATATTTAGGGGAATATAATTAGTGAAGCCTCCATCACTCCAATTACATACACTTATAATATTATCATCTATCTGTCTGTTTACTTGTAAAGATTGAGACACGGACAGTGATGCATTTTCAGCGAAAATATACTGGCCGGAATGCCCATCCACCGCCAGATATAGAGGAACGTCTTCGTAGGGTAAAAAGGTCATTTTTTATTAATGTAACCTCGATAGGTTAGGTTTACGGTGAGGAGATCTTCACTGCTTGAGGAGATTTCTTGAGAGAGTAGTCTTGCTTTTGGTATGATAAAGCTTTCTATCTTAGATGAATCTATTGGGTTTTTAAATTTAATTTCAATTTTTTGCTGTTTAGGTTTTATTAAGTATTCGCGCATTCTTGACACCTCTAGGTCGTCAACTTCTAGAGTAAATGAAGATTCCTGGACTAAGGGAAACTTTCTATCTACTTGAACTGGAAAGGGCGAACCTATTTCGTAGACAGGAGATCTATCTATTCTTAATGTGTATGAAAAATTTGTTATCCTATTGGATTGATATCCGCTGGCATTTAGGGATATTGATCCTTGATTGGGTATCTGAATTATAGGGTGAGGGTTGGATCCTGAACCATCGATTCCGGATCCTATGTCTCCATATACTATTAAGGATGCATTAGCTTGAGGTATTTGACCTATGCCTGCAGACATACTATACTCGCTTAAATATCCACTATTGAACCCGAAACTTTTATCGTTAAAATTGATACTTCCACTAATAGGGCTATCTCCAGTGTAGAACAGAAGGGGATCTTCGCCTATGTAGTATCTCGATATGTCGAAATTACCTACCAGGGGCCCTTGTCTGACTGGCATGCTATGCCCTTTTCCTATTATGTTTATAGGCTCTTCCTGTATCGAGTAGCCTCCACCTATTGATGTAACTCCAGATAGTAAAGCTCCAGACAGATAGAACTGTTGCTCGTAGTTTAATACGGCATTTTTAGTTGCCACTGAGCATGCCTCCTACTCTTTTCTCTTGAGATATAATGCCAACCACAGCTTCTTTAATTTTGGATGCAAATGCTTGCTGCTTCGCTTCTCCGCCACTAACTGAAGTTTCTCCTCCAGAAGAAACGTTGATATTGATGGTTACATTGCTTGATGAGTTTTGAGTATTCCCACTCTCTGTGGTGCTAGCCACAGCTTTGGCTGAAGGGTCAACTATTCCTCCTTCATACATCTTCATTGAGTTAAGCCTATTGAAGAATCCTGGACTTTGTTTTTCAATCTTATTAACACTGGAAGATTTTATCACAAATTCACCTCTATCGAGCATAACTGGCCCAACCTTATCAATACCTCCTGGGCCGTGAACTTTACCTCCGGAGCTCATCTTTATCATTCCTCCTTGATTCAGTTGATATGGATTTTTGAGCCCTGAGGATAAGTTGTTATTTTTTGTCCATGAGTAGTCATTAACTTTATTTAAGTTTGACTGGGTGGAGCGAGATGAATTGAAATTCATGCCACCGGTATGATAATTGTTTCCAGCTTGAGTGGAATTGCTTACATTATTTGTGACTCCTCCCCCTATTCCTGCTGGGTTTGAGTTTGCTGAACCTGGAGAATTAAAGTTTATACCCCCTGTATGGTAGGGCATTCTTTCGGAGCCCTTTGCTGGAGGAGCGTAAGCTTGAGGGTTTGCTGCATATTCAGCAGCATCTTTTTCAGCACGCATGGCCATTCGCCCCTCTTTGGTAAAGCCTCCCGCTTTAGCGTAATCTCCGGCTGCACTAGCTGCCATTCCTATTCCCATGAATCCAATGCCATTTACTATTCCTTGAGCTGTAGATGCCCTACTTTTTACTTTTTGGTTATTAGTGTCAACATCATGCTGGTATTTATCTAGTAGATATTTCCCATAATCTTGACGATAGGAATCATTAGCTTTATATTTAGCACTCATCCTGTTTCCTGTTGGGTCAATATTCAAGGAGGAGTGTGTGTTGAGCGCGGTCGGAGCTTTAGGAGCGCTAGGGCCTTGGTTGCCTTCTCCTCTGTTTTGATATGCATGGAGGCTTGAGCCTGCTAAGTAGCCCGCCCCTTTTGCCATTTTCATACCTGCACTATCGTCTGGGCTTGAGGATAGTATTCCGCCCCCTGCCATTTTTACTATGCCCCCCATGAATTTATTAATTGTTCCTACTATTCCTGAAAGATAATTTTTAGCAACTCCTCCCTCTTTTAGTTTTATGATTGGAGGGCTTGCTATGCCTCCTTCATTTAATAATGAAAAAGACTCATTATTTGGTTTATCATATAGTTCCTCGAGGGATCCAGAGTCGTTAATTTTATTAAGTTCGTTAGTTCCAAGCCTGTCGACTATTCTTTTTTGTACAACATATTCTCCAGAGGTCAACATGGCTGGAACTTGGCGAGTTGTGCCTCCAGATGAATACCTAGAGACATGACCTCCCTGATTGAATCCCACATGGCCACCTTGATTGAAGCCTGCGGCTTCCATTAGGCCTGCAGTTAATTGACCTGCAGCTCTATCTATCAACTTCTCATTCATTCTGTCTACTATAGTTCCAAAGAAATTAGCGGCTACGTCACCTAGAGATTTAGTTCCGTCTCCCATGTCTTGAATAAGCCCCTTAAAGCCTTCCTTGGTCGCATCAAATGCCGTGTTGGCCATTGTTTCGCCAAACCTGGACATTTCTACATTTGCTTCAGCAATTTTTACTCTCATTGAGTCCGCAAATAAACTCCCTTCACCCATTGTTAAATTTAACTCCTTGTGCGCTTGAGCTATCTTCAGGTCTGTTTCTGCAACTCTTACTGTTGCTCCTCTGTCGTTGAATACTGATTTTTCTCCTTTAAGTTTTTCTATGCCCCCTTTTTGGTGAGCTGTATCCAGAATTACTCCTTGCTGACCCTCTAGAAAGTCGCCTCCGTTCTCGAGTTTTGTTTTAGCTTCTATTAGGGCTTTTTCGAAAGATCTGGTACTCTCAGCCATGCTGTGCAGAGCTCCGAGAGAATAAGTGCCTTGCTTTAAGGCTTCTATGTGATTGAGCATCGCCCTTTCTTCGTCCCTAACCAACTGACTGTTCCCGGCTTCAGTTCGCTTTCCGAAGGCACCCTGTTTTTTCTCCTCTTTTAAAGTCGTAATATCATCATCAGTAGAATTCCTTAAAGTCTTAAGCTCATTTTCTACCTTTAGCCTTATTATGTTTTTATAATCATCCGTCGATTTTCTAAGCTTTTCTTCTGCATCTAGCCTTTTAGATTGAGTATTGAGCGAATCCGATTCTTTTTTTACTCTTAACCTTTCAACCTCAAGCTGCTCTGATTGTAGGGATGCAAGACCTTCTCCGAAGGAAAGATATATTTCTTTATTTCTAAGGATCTCGTAGTCAGCCTGAGCTACAGTTTTATTGGTGTCTATTTGTTCCTTTGTTACTTCGTCTAATTGGTGGTAAGGGATAGCTTTGATATCTGTAAGCCTTTTCTGGGCATGAGATAGAGTTCCTTTTTCCATATTGAGCTGTGCTCTCACTACATCCAGGTTGATTTTCTTAACCTTAGCGGAGTCTTCTTCCGTCTTGATTTCTTGGTTCTTAAGATTTACGGAATGACTGAAGAACGTTGCCAGGTCTATCTGCTCTGGTATTATCTTTGCTTTTTGAAAGTTATTTAGGGCCTCTTGCTGTTTTACTGAATCCTTCAAGGAATGGATGTACTCTTTAAATAGAAAGCTTACTCGTTCTTGGTTCTGGGCAAGGCCTAAATCTTTCTTGAGTTTTAGAAGTTTTGGATCTTGTGTGCCGCCCTCTTCAATGCCCTTGTTATTGAAGGATGCTGCTATCATTCGTGACTGTAGCTCTTTTTGAGATTTTTCCCATGTTTTTTCAGCAGAAAGGCTCTTTCCACTCGAATCCTTGCCCCCCTGGCTCTGAGTTAATACTGGATCGATAAGGCTATTTTTTTTATCGTTAAATAATGTGTCAATATACTTGATTCCTTCGGCTTTGTATTTATTATTTATTTCCGTTTTTTTGTTCATTAAATCTTGATCAATTTGTTTGCTTTTTTCGAGCATCTCTGATTCAAGCGTGGCGGCTTTAGTTGTCGCACCCAGGGCTGCAAGGTATTTTATATTGTGTGCTCGAGCTGACTTTAGAACTCCCTGCTTTTCTTTTCCTAAGGATAGGTTTATTTTGTCCTGATTTAATGATAGTTGTGTTCGGTTGGCCAGTTCTCGATTAAGTCTAGTAGTCTCTCTTAGGTATTTATAATTAATTACTTGTTGTTCTGCTGACTTTTTAGAATCTTTAACTAAAAGCCTCGCATTACTCTCAACTCCTTTAAGGAGCGATTCAATATCCCCTATTTCCATTGATTGCGCGTTCTTTATGATTTGGGATGCTAAAGTTTGATAGGCTACAGGAAGCTTAGAGACGGAACTCTCAAAGGTGGAAGTAATCTTGCTCACGTCAACTCCCATCCCAAGCTCATTCTTAGCACTGTTCGCCATCATAGCAAGTGATCCGGCGGACCTTCCAAATCCTGTTTTATTACCTGCTGCCAACACATTCTGGTAGGTACTGACCGAGTCTCTTAGGGGCTGGGAGTCTTCTTTGAGGGTAGAAAAGGCCTTCATAAACACTTTTAGTTGTTCGTCTAACTGTTTGGGATTTTCTGATTGACTAGCTATTTGCTGAGCTACACCCACTTGGCCGGCCCTTCTTTCATAATCAGTACCTTCTTGTTTGAACATTCCAGCAAACCCACCACTACCTAGCCCTTTAGTAAATTGCATCATCGCGGTTTCTACGGCAAGTGCTTGTTGGTATTTTAACATGTTTTCTTGTAGTTTTTCCATGCCCAAAGCAGTTCCAGATGTCATTGTCATAAGATCCGCTCCTGTTAGGTTTAAAGCTTTACCAAGTTCTCCAGCAGATTTAATTAAATCAGAGTTATTTTTGGCTTCTTTCGTCTGCAGGGTTAATAGTTTCATCCTTCCGTCGTAAGTATTTTTATCTTGAGAATTATTTAATTGTGAAATTTCACTACGAGTAGACTCTAGATCTGTGTGGGCAGTTATGGCATTACCTAGAGCCCCTATAGATTTCGATGTTTCTTTTACACTTTTAGCTAAAGTTTCAAACGGACCATCCAGCATGCTGGTATTTTCCCCTAAAGCTTGAAATACTGGAACTAGGACTCCGACAGCTGCGCCAAGACCTCCGAGAATTTTTGTTCCGACACCCATAGCTTTTCCCATCTTTGTGTTTTTCTTAATAAGGCTATCCCCTACAGAACTTAGGCCTTGCCAGACCATTACTCCCTGAGAAGCTCCCATTATTCCCGCATTGAGAGTTTTAACCAATGCTCCGGCGGAGCTGTCGACATCTCCTAAAGCTCCCTCAACTGCATATGAGACACTAGTCAGAGCAAACATTGCTCCCATCATATCCATTCCTGATCCTGATGCTTCTTTGCTAGATTTACCGTGATCTTTAACTTTGGAAGCAGTATCCTTAGCTGCTTTATCTAATTCCTTAATACCTGGTGCGAACACACTGCCGCCTGTACCCGTTACTACTGGGCTGTTGAAATTAGGAATTAGCCCTGAATCATATGTAGAATTATTTGAACTGCCGTGAGTTTTCGGATTAAGCCCTTGATTAATTGCTCGATTAACTCCTTGAGCACCAGATATTGGCTCATCTCTTCTGTTTGCTACCATTAGCCCCATAGGGTTTAGTGTGTCTTTAAGTCTCTGATCCTGATCTACATAGACTTTAGCTGTAGATCCCTGGCTTGAAAGTGCTGCTTTTTCTCTACCTATAGCTTCAGCCAAGGGGTTGGAGAAATTCGGAATGAGACCTCCAGAGACTGCGATTCGACCTGGAAAAGATGTTTTGCCTTTTAAGTAAGGTCTAGTTACATCTCCCATTTTTAGAAATTTTGATTGAATCCTGAGCTTGTTTGTTAATTGAGTTTTAATTCCTGCAGGAAGACTTCTGAATTCTGCACTATTAAGGAATTGCCTTACTTTTTGAAAGTTAGATTTTGTAAGCTTGAAACCCTTGCCTCCTGAGAGAGCTGTTTGTAGGTCGAGTCCGTTATTTTGATTAAATTGGGCAGCGCTAGTGCTGGTGTCGCCGAATTCTTCAGTGTTTAGATAATTTGGAATAAAACCTTGCGAATTGGATACAGCCTGACCTGCCTTTATGCCTAGTTCGTCGTAACTCCAGAAGTCTTTTTTGTACTTATCTAACTTATAACTTTGCTTAGGATTTAAGTACTTCCCTAAGATGCCGTTTTTTTTGGTTAACTGTGCTCCTGTAGCTGTATGGTTTGTAACAGTTTTATCAAGTTTCGTCTTGCCTGAGTGTCCGATTAAGTCATTGTATCCTCCTGTGTTTTTAATTCTTGCTGGAAATTTGCCTCTTTTTCCAAGGACGGCTGACCCTGATTTAATTTGGTGAGCTAAAATTTTTGAGAAAAACTTATTTTTTTCGTGTCCCGAAGAAGTCACAACGGCATCTCCCACCTGCGAGTTGAGACCTAAAGTTTGTCTACTCACTATAGGGTTCCCGTCAAGCTTATGTATTGGATTATGTGTGAAGTCCATTGGGTATGAAGCTGACGTAGGTTTTTTGCCGAAATTTTGAGCCAAAGCCATTTCAAGAACATTTCCAAATTTAGACATCTTGATTTTCTTAGTGTTTGTGTTCGTGAAATTTTTAAGGTAGTCATTGTAGAGTATTTTGGCCTGACGAGCTCTTTTCGAGTTCGATTTATTTTGAGCTATCTCGTCTATTTTGCTCGGCCGGTCTCTGTAATGAAGCGGGACGCCTATTTGGCGATCTTTTGTTATGAAATCTACCCAGTCACTAAAGCTACCATCTTTTAGGTTTTGGCCCTGGTCCCAGTTTTGTCGGGTTAGGTTAAGACTTGAGGTTAGCCAATCGCTACTGTTCATATGAGGCCCTAAACCAATAGACATAAAATTAGGTACTAATCCTGAAGATAGTCCGAATTTTTTCACCATAGATTTATCTACGTTTTTATGACCTAGGCTAGAAAGAGTGCTTGATGCATCTTGAAATTTTTTATTAGCCATATTGTTAGCAATATCGCCCTCGCCCCTGCTTGATAAAAAGTCTTCTATGTATCTATCGCTAGACAGCCTTATGCTTTTTGCTATTAAGTTCGCTTGAGTAAATTTCCCATACTTAGCTTCTATTGGAAGCCTTCCAGCCTTAAAAAAATCAACCGTAGATTGAGGGTCCCCTGTGCCTTTCTGGAAACCTTTAGGGGTGTAGCCTCCAGTCCAAGTTTCATTATAGCCTTTATCTTTTAAATGATTTTTGTAAAGTCCTGATTCGTATGAAGATCCGGCTATGTTGTCTCTATTGTTTTTCTGAAATCCTCGGGATTTAGCCATTTTTCTATCAGTAGTATTTATAGATTTTCGTATCCCTCCGTCTTCTTTGTTTGTGAAGAACATTTTTCTTTGTAGCACATTAATACCTAGACCTTTTAAAACATTAAACTCGTCTGCATAACTAGCGGCACTTTTTTGTATGCTGTCAAGTGGAGCTTCTAAATTTTTCCAACCCTTAACTCTATTTCCTCTAAAGTCTGATTTAGTTGTTTGCGTTGCCATTTTCGCTTTTGGCAATTTCAGAATATTTGTACCTGCGAGTTGCGAGGCTCCAAGTGCGAAGTTAGGAATAAGGCCTCCAGCTTTATTTCCATAGAAATCTTCGTCACCCATATAATTACCATGCTTCTTTAAGGCTAGGGTGATTTCATTCATGCTTATTTTATGTTTGCCAAAATTAACAGAACCTCCAGGATACTCCCTGTCTTTGGTCGCCTCCATGTATCTATTTGCAGCGAAAGAGAGCTTCGGGTCGTTGGGTAAGACTTTTACCTTTCTTTTCTTTAGTGTATCTAGGATTGCTCGAATTGCAGACTTCTCAGTTGTATTGGATGCGAAATTAGGAATTAAGCCGCCATTATAGGTTGAGTTATTAGAACTGCCGTATGGATCAAAGCCATGCCTCTCGGAAAAATTGTCTTGGTATTTTTTACCAGCCTTACTGCTGATTGGTGGAATAATTGCGGGTTGCTGCATTCCTGGGAATTTCCTAACTGATTCTCTTTTGTTGTAGACAACTTCACCTAATTTGGGCACATGCATTTTAGCTATGGCTCCAGCTGTGTACCCACCCTTCTGTGCTCCGCTTCTTTCTCTTTCTCTCTCAAGGGGTGTTGTGTTTGAGTAATTTGGAATAAGGCCGTCAGATCCATGTTTTGAACCTTTTGAGACTATCAAGTTAGGTTGAACTCCAGCTCTTCTAAGTGCCGGAGATATATCTGAAGCAATCCTTCTTTGCTGTTCTATGTGTGCGGTCTGTTCTTTTAGTAAAGCTAATACTATTTGCTCTTGCTTAACTTGGTCTCCGTCTATTTTTACTAGCTCTTTACTTAAGGCTACATTCTTGATCATAGCATCAACGATAGACTCTTGTATTGCTTTTTCTTTTTCTTTAATGCTTTGAATCTGCAATAAATCTTTAACTGAGCTTTTGGCAAATTTGAAAGCTTGACTAAATAATTTTGCAAACACTAAAACTGCAACCATCATTCCGGGGCCCATGAGTACTGAGCCCAGACCTCTTGCAAAACCTTTAGCGAAGTCACCCCCAATAGATTCGCCCTCTGTGTCCCCAAAGAGCTTATTGAATGACCCCAAAACTTCGTTAGCTGAGCTTAGGAAATCTTGTAAGGCTGGAGCTATAGTCAAGCTTCCTAGGTTGGCTGTTAATTCCCTAACAGTAGTTAATGTTTGATTGGCTATTGATGATAGAGTTTTTTGTAGTTGTGCATTTTTTGTATAAGCTTCATTTGTCGCTGACGATGATGCTTTGGTCGCCTGACTATATATTGAAGTTTCGGCATTTAAGTCTTTAATTGCCGCTTTAAGTATGTTGATTTGAAAAACTCCACCCACTTGCTCGGCTACCGCAGCTTTAGTTGTTGCTCCTAACTTTTCGTAAGTTGATGATAAATTCTGAAGGACCGTCATAGCAGGAAGTGTGTTTCCTCTTATATCTCTGACCGCAATACCTAAATCCTCTAAGGATTGTAATGTTGATCCTCTTTGTACTCTTGTAAAGATAGTCTTAAAACTATTACCTATTACGGCTCCTCCTCGAGCTGTAATCTGCTGAGCTGAAGTTACTGCTCCCATTAATTGATCAAAACTAACCCCCGCATCTTGAGCTACAGCTCCAGCTCTAGATAGAGCGTTAATTAAGTCGTCTGTACTTACGGCAAATTTAATATCTACTGCGGATAATTTATTGATAACCATGGCTGTAGTCATGCCTGCATCAGCGAAACCGTTAACCGCAGCAGTTAGACCTTTTACTGAATCGGCAGCTTTTAAACTAGTGAGCCTAGTCAAGATTAGGGCATCATTCGTTCTCTTTAGAGTCTCCTCCATACTTAATCCTTGTCTGGAAAACTCCAGAGCTGCTTCTGCTGCGACCTCTAGAGTTTGGGATGTATTTCGAGCAACCTTAAACAAGCTGTTTCCGAACTTTTCTAAATTCTGTGTGGAAGTATTAAGAACTACATTAATGTCGGTTAAGATCTTTTCTACTTTTGTGGCCTGAACAACTAGTTGGGTGAATCCTAAGGTTACTCCCCCTATAATTGCCGCAGATGCTCCGAAGGCTATCACTCGAGCATTGGAAGCTTCAAGAGACTTTGTGAATTCATTAGCTTTCGCCGACATTCTGCCCAGTGGTTGAGTAAAGTCGCTCGCTCGCACTTTAACTACTATACCTCCACCTGCATTTACTTTTCGAACAATACGATTAATGTTTTGTTCTAAATCTATTACATGAGTTCTTAATCCTAGTGACATACCTTATTCCTTGTTGCAGGTAAGTACACTTTATTTTTTGGGTAAACCACTTAATTCCATTAGATCTTCCATTGATAAACTTCCGCCTTTCTTTTTGGCGGCGTCATGAAGGGAAATTCCAGCTTTATCTGAAGGTTTTTCTAGGCCGGCATACTCAAAATCTTCTTCCGTGGCATTAAATAAAGTTGATCCATCTTTATCTTCTCCAAACTTATCCTGTAAGTTTGATTTGGCATCATCTGATATGCTACCATAGTCAAGTAATGCTTTAGGGTCTTTTTTAATTTTTTCTGGAATATGTTTATTATTTTCAAATATATTTTTAAATATTTTAGTATAAACTATCATCTTTAATTGATTATGAGTTAATTCGACTACGGGAGTACCAAAAAAGCCAACAGTATCATCGCTAAAGGGAAAATATATATAATAAAAATCTTGAAGTATCATTTCTTGAATTTTAAGTTCATCAAAATCATTAAAAGCTTTATTGTATCCAAGGATAAACTCAGAAACTTCCTCCGCATATAATTCATTGAAGTCTTCCTCCTCTAAAAATAATGGTTTAGTTAACTCGAGGTCTAAGTAAAATGACTTAATTATGTAGTAGTCACTAGCACGTTTACTGGCATAATCCTCTGCATTAACTCCAAGTAACCTTTGCTTCTTGGATTCAAGATCATTTATTTTTGCGCGAGTTTCTTCTATCTCTTTATTCTGTAAGTCTATTTGAGACTTTAAGACTAGTTCAGTCTTGTTATCTCGTAATTGTGATATGAAGTTTTCTTGACGTTTAATTTCTCTTTCGTCTTTGTCTGTCCATAAACCTTGATCCTTTATGGATTGAAGGGCTTCCTTCATGCTGGGAATACCTCTTGATAAGGCTATTTCTATATAGGAATCTCTAATTTCATCAATATCAACTTGATCTAAAGAGCTAAGATGTTTAATGTAATATTTAGTGCCGCCTATTTCTACATCGGTTCGGCCTTTAATTATATCTCTAAATATCTTCCTGTACTCTGTTGATTCCACATTATAGGTTGCCTGCCTCTATGTCTTTTTCTAGATCAACGAAGTCGTCAAAGTTGGTCGAGACACTGAAATACCAAAAGCTAATAAATGCTATTAGTTTGTCGTATACGGCCGCTAGTAGGTCATCCTCTTCTTCCTCTAGTTTATACAAATTTTCTTTTTTCTCTTCATAACCTGTTCCTTTAAAGAACTGCTCAAGTTCTCCGTCTTTTTCTATGTGGGCGAGAGATAATAAATACCAACCTATCACTCGAGTTTGAGCTTTATGATCTGCTGTGTGATTGAGTAGTGCGGAATAATTAGTTTCAGTTTGAGCGATCACTCTTCTGAGTGAGGATATTTCCTCTATAACAGCTTTTTGTTTTTCAGTAAAGTTTGATTTATCAGAAATTTTCCAGGCAGTAAATTCTGTTTGTTTCTCTGATAGTTTAGAATAAAGCTTAGATAATTCTTTAGCTTCAGACTCGCTCATAATTCCTCCAGTGTCTGTATACTTATTTAAGAGCATAGCTTTAGTTAGTATCCCCTCTTTCACACACCTGCTCATTTCAATACTAAATTCCATGTCGGCTTCTTCCATCTGCCGGCGATTCGGTTGTTTAATTACGAAGACATGTGGGACTTTTTCCTTGGAGGTTCTTTTCTCTTTAACTACTTCTTTCTCTTTTACTTTTTTAAGCACACTTTCTTTATATTTTTCAGTTTTGCCTGAATCGTCTTTTCTGGTTTTAGTAACCTCAACTTCTCTTTCGACTTCTATTTCTTTTTCGACATCAACTTCTTTTTCAATTTCTTGCTCGAGATTAATAGTAAAGCGATATATTTCTTTATTAGACTTAGTATACATAGTGTGAATTATTTAATAGATTATTAATATAATAATATTAAAAATTAAATTTTATAGTAAATTTTTCTAAATCTGAATTAGCTCCCCTGATAGATTCATTACCTATGTCTAAAATCTTCTTCCTTAGGTACTTCATCTTATCCTCGTCCAGGTAATTGGCTTGAACTATTAAGTCTTTATGTTCGGGTATAGCTCTTCTTAATTTAGCGAAACAGATTTCGTTTTCTGCGTGCAAATCCTCGATAATGACTAAAAAGTGTTTAAACAAACTTTTAGTACTTCCGTTAACCCTATCCGATAAAAAATCTTTAGCTTCCATAAACCTTATTACAATTAATGATACACTTATTCTTGGTTTAGGTGTAAAAAATATAATGGGATCACTAATTAATGATGACGACAAGGAATCAATGGAGTCTGTATTTGATGATATACACGATACTTTTGCTAGGGATATAAAATTTATTAAAGATGCTCAGAGAGTAATCTTAAGTACGGATCCTTATTATAATTATTTATATAAAAATGTAAGAGGTTCAGTTACATCAATAACTAGAAAGATAGTTGAAGCTACATTTAAAGCTAGAATATTATATATGGGAAGGCAGAATGATGAGGCTTTTGATGGAGAAGCGGGAGCTCAAATTAAGGTAGAGAAGCATGTAGGAGAGGTTCGAATCAAGGTGGGGCCAGACGGATATTCTTATTTAAAGGAAACCAAAAGATGCGAATTTGATGGAAGGAAGTTTTCTGTAATTAGTGACGAAATGCCTCATGGGTTATTCTCTCCAAGGTATTATACTTTCTACTTAAAAGCTGTAGACGAAGGCTGATATGAGAATGGGAGGAGCAAAGCAAGCCTTGAAGGGCGCGGATTTCAGTAAGTCTATTGAATATATAAATGAGGTAAAAAGAATAGTTAATTCGGAATTTAATAAAATTAAGGAAGATTTATTGAGAGAATTTAATAATCACCCAGTAACTAAAGAGATTGAAAGTGGAGTGGACTCTCTAAACTCTTCTGGAACCTTGGGTGGTGTTGGCAATTTGTTTACCTTTATAGGTTTTGAGAGAAATGATCGACCTATAGATGCAATAAGGTCTGCTTTTAATGCTATAAGACTTACTTCGACCATGGTTAAAAGAAATGGAGACTCTCAAACTTATATAATGTATCCCTCAGCTTCTGATATATTTAAAATTACCCCACTTCCTTGGGCTGAAGGGAGAAGCTGGGCTAAAGGCATTGAGTCTGGACTGCCTGGATTGGGTAAATTCTTACACACAGAATCAGATGTTAGTAGATCTGGAGAAGGAATTCAGACAAATAAGAATATTAGGTCTGCTAAATTTAGCAATACTAAATATATATCTAGTATAATAAATCAATTTGAAATAGATATCAAAAAAATAAATTTAAAGAAAATATAATGAAACCTCAATTCCAGCACCAAATAATAACAAGTTTCGTATTATGGTTAGATCATGCAATACTATGTAAGGGAGAAGCATACCAGAACATAGAGTCTAGTTTTTATTTCCAAAATGACGGAAGGTTGGATGATAATTTTTATGCATTTGCCTCGCCTCACAAGCAATGGGTCACAGATTCTTCTGTAGAGGGAGCTGAAATAATAAAGGGAATAACTTTGGATAATTTTTTTATCGATAGAAATAAAATGGGAGTTAAGTATGACTTCAATAATGGAAGAGTATTAATACCTAGGCAAATGGCTAACGAGTCATCGAAAGTTGATGGGTTGTATTCTGTTAAGGATTTTAATATATATATCACAGACCAAACTGAAGAAGAATTATTAATTGAAACTAAATTTGATAAAAATAGTCGATTTGATCAAGAAATTTTTAAGGGAATTAAGCCATACGATCAAGTTGTTCCTGCTATATTTTGCTCTTATGAGGCTGGAGTGAATAACCCTTTTGCTTTTGGCGGAGAAGATACAACCGAAAGTAAGATTAGATGTGTTGTTTTTGCGGAAAATTCATATCAGCTGGATGGGGTTTTCTCAATACTGAAAGATACTAAGCTTACGAATGTGGCTAACGTGGGCTTTAATGAGCATCCATTGAATGAATTTGGTGACTTAAAATTTGGTACCTACGAGTATAAGGATTTGAGTGATAGGTATTTTAATATAAATAATAGTCAAAGCTCTTTTTATATAGATAATGTAACTGTATCTAAACTCAATGACAGAATTGCTAAAAAAGCTCACCCTGGATTGTATATAGGGTTTGTTGATTTTGATGTAAGGAGTCATAGGTTTCCCAGGCAGCCATTAGTTGAGCCGGTAGCTTCTAGAGCTCCAAGGACAGCATACATTCCTTTAGCTCCATACTCGCTAACTTTAAAGACTACATTCAAACCTCAGTCTCCGTATGGGTTAATTTTAGAGTCCAGAGCTCCAAAGGCTCCTTATGGTTTACAGTTGAAGGAATAGCTTCTATAATAAAAAATAGGTTTATATTTTATCTAGGTTAAAAAATAGTGTAACATTAAAGATGGCATATAAAGTATATTATAGTTTTTTGCACAAAAACGAGGAGCCTTACTTGGCTGACGGTTATAAGCTGTACAGGCAGGAAGTCGCTGGATCTACTTATGGAGATTTTAATCACATTAAGACTTTAATTCCTTCCGGAGTAGGAAACCCTATACTTATTACTGGGGTTGACGAAGTAGAATATTGTGATACAGTGCTTTATAATTATAAAGTTTCCGCTTATAATGAGCAGGGAGAAGTATTTGGAATCAGTCCAATGCTGTCGGGGATAAAATTTAATTGCCCTCCTGACCCTAGTGTTACTCCAACTAGCACGACTACTCCGACTCCAACTCCGACATCTTCAATGCTAATGTCTGCAAGTGTTACGCCAACTAATACTATTACCCCCACTAGCACTATCACCCCGACTGCTACCAGCTCGATTACTCCGACTAGTACGATTACTCCGACTATTACGACTACTCCAAGTATTACTCCGACTATTACGATTACTCCGAGTATTACTCCGACTATTACGACTACTCCAAGTATTACTCCGACTAGCACGATTACTCCGAGTGCGACCAGTACGATTACTCCGACGGCTACAGTAACATCTTCAGTGACTCCTACCAGTACGATAACTCCGACTGTTACCTCATCCATTACTCCTACTAGCACAATAACTCCGACTGCCACAGTAACATCTTCAGTGACTCCTACCAGTACGATAACTCCGACTGTTACCTCATCCATTACTCCTACTAGCACAATAACTCCGACCATAACTCAGACAATAACTCCGACTAACTCTATTACTCCAACGAGCACGATTACTCCGACTGCTAGCGTTAGTCCTGGAGCTAGTGAAACTCCGACTCCAACGACCACTACTACTCCGACTACTACTTCATCTATTACTCCTACCAGCACTATCACTCCGACTGCTACAATAACATCTTCAGTGAGTCCTACCAGTACTATCACTCCGACTGCTACTTCATCTATTACTCCTACCAGTACTATCACTCCGACTGCTACGGTAACTCCTACAGCGACGTCTTCACCACCAAGTCAGGCTGACCCTGAATATTCTTACATACAATTAACTGGAGCAGGCGGAGGAGGAGTCGTAGCCTTAATCGATGGGGGATTAGATACACAAGGTTCAGCCTTTAATTCGAGTAAATCAAATATCGCTTGGCCTGAAGGTAAAACTAAATTTACAATCTTACCGGCAGATCCAATGAATATTAAATCTACTGCAGGTTGTAACGGGGCTCATGATGATGGGTACGGATGGGTGTACCAAGGTTCAGATGATCCGTGGCCTTACTTGAATATGGATAATGCTGCGGATGATAAATTTACATCTGCTCCTGATTATTTCGCAAACCCTGCGGGATGTACACTGTCAGATTTTCTTTTATATGATTTTGGACTGATGCAGAAAAATAATAACGGGACATTTACTCAAGTTAAGACCATAACTAAAGATGCGCATAATCAAAGCATACACCTAAGAGTAGGCCTTTATAGTAGTGACCCCGTCAGCACAAACTACGGAACCTCCAGTGTTCCAAAAATGGAAATTAGGTTTACTGGAATTTGGGAATAAATTTCACAAAAATATTTTTCTTGTGTATTTAATTTCAACTACAAATTTACTAAAATATATAATATAATGAGCAAACTACCAGCAAGAAATCGAGTAATTTATCAAAGTGAAGCTTTATTCATATCACCAGACACGACAGGTCATCATCTTTACTACATGCCACCCGAGTCGGTAACCGGGGCAACAACGATAAATGAATGTATGATAACCGGAAGTGGTGTGAATGACTCCACGTTTGGTTTTAATGCTTGTGTGGGATCCGGAACAACTGGAGGAGGTCTTTGGACTGACTTTAAATATAAAACTTACGACTGTACTGGAACTTTTACAGGCTTTAATCTTACAGGGAATACTGGTTACAAAGCGGTGGGGCATCCAGTACTCGCTGACCTTGGTATGCTAAGTGGTGTTACGGGTAATGGCTTGAAATACATGAAGCACTATGGAGACGTCAATGTTAAAGGTTCATGGGGAACAACTGTTGAGCAACTTAAAAGAGTTCAAAGCGCTAATTATAGCTTTACTATAAATAGGCAAGATGTCAATCAGTTTGGACATTTAGCAAGAATCGACTCTGTGGTCCTTGAGGCTCCAACTGTAAGTCTGGATTTTTCTTACTACTTGACGGATGGAGAAAATGAAAGATTAATGGGGATGGTAACTGATGGCTCATTTCAGAGCTTGTCAGGAATGATGACTCGATCTCAAAATGAATTTGGAAACAACTTTTTTATATTAACTGTGCCAGAAGGCAGAGATGCTCTCAAGGGTGACCAAATGGTAACCGAGGCAGAGAAAACATCTATTAGTCTTGGAAACGGTTATGTTACTGATTATTCTATAGAAGGAAGTGTTGGATCCTTTCCAACAGCTTCAGTTACCGTAGAAGGAATGAATTTAAAATCTGACGTGGGTACAGATTACAAAAATATACCAGCAATTGATCCAACAGATGGCACATTAATTTGTGATAGATGCTTCACTTTACCCCCCACTGAAAGTGGTCAAGGTCAAAGCGTCTTAAAGCCTGGAGATATAACTATAGATCTTCAAGATTCTGCATTAATTTCTAGGCAATTATCTGGAAATTCTGTTGGGTATAATAATCCTGCCGATTTTGGTAGTGCTCACATTCAAAGCTTTTCGTTATCTACTCCTCTCGGTAGATCAGCATTACAGAGATTGGGTAGTACATATGCATATGCTAAAGAAGTAGATTTTCCTGTAACTTGCTCTTTGAGTGTTAATGCATTAGTAGCAGATTTAAAAGATGGAAATTTAGTTGATCTTATTTGCGGAGGAACTTACGACCTTAAGGTTAGAATTCAAAATCCTTCATGTGTTGTATGTGATCCTAACGCAAAACCTGATGCTATTGTGATTGATTTCAAAAAAGCCGTACTAGATTCAGAAAGCTTTAGTTCATCAATAGGAGACAATAAAACCGTAGACCTTACATTTTCAACTCAAATAGGAGGCCCTGAAGAATCAGCGGTTGGAGTATTCTTTTCTGGCTATGAAAACCAGACAGGGGCTGATGGCAAGAATAAATCTTTCCCAACTATTGAGAATACAGGGGACGGGCTGAAATATTTCAGATATGGACACCTTGGAACATCTGGATACTACTCCGGAAAAGAGTCTGAAGGTTGGAATTCCGAAGTGGCTAAACACACAAAACACTTTTAATTTTAAAAGAATGTAAATAAAGTATATATATTTTATTATATTACACCACAATCTCCGGTTGTGGTGTAATTGTTTATTAAGGTATGAGGAATTTTTTTAGGTCTGATTATGCAGCTTTATTTGTTGGTCCAGCTCCAGCATTCAGGCCGCATTTTGATGTCGACCAATCATTTCTTAGACAAATAACAAAAGTTCAGTCCGTTTCTTATGGTTTTGATATAAATAGAGAAGAGATTAAGCAGATAGGTCATGAAGACTTGCTTACTCGGAGAATTAATGTAATCAATGCAGTTCCTAGCCCTGGAAGTAATATTGATGTAAACATAGAGCCGGTTCCTGTTAATTTTAGTTTCAGCTACCTACCTACTTGTGGGCTTAATGAATACCTTTTAAATTTTAATGTTGTCCCTAACGGAGGTATTGCGGAAAATAGCTTTATATCTAGACACTTTGGGGATAAAAACTTTTTCCTGGTCCTTAGGAGTGATGTAGGTAAGCAAGCTAATTATTTACTGAAAGAGTCTGACTTTATTGGGCATTATGTCATGGGTGTAGGCAATGCATTCGCTACAAGTTATAATTTATCGGTGCAAGTTGGCTCGCCAGCTGTGGTCTCAATGGATTATCAAGCTTCAAATATTAAGCTGGATGAATATAACTCCAATAATTATATACCTGCAATTCATTTATACGACGGAGAGTACAAGGATCGTCATAAATATCAATTTGGACCTCAGGACTTCGCTGATGAGTATTCCGCTCCAGCCTTGCTTCCTAATTATATAGATATTAAAATTGAAGAATTAAATATCGGAGGATCTGTAGTATCTAAGGATAATGCTAATGCTGTAGGCTTTGATATTGGTGTTGACTTAAATCGTAGAAATCTGTATGGGTTTGGATCTATGTATCCGTATGATAGGAAATTAAGTTTGCCCGCTAGGGGATCTTTAAATCTGAATATAATTAAAAGAAATTTAGAGACGGGTAATTTGAATAAAATATTAGGTTACGATAAGCCTTACAAGATAACAATAGATTGTAAGGATAATTGTCCGCCATCCTCTTCCTTTTGTCAGGGAGACGATACCTCGAGAAGAACGTTAATGACTTATGTTATTGATAATGCTGTATTGAAAAGCAAAAATACGAACATGCAGATTGGCGGAGCTGCTAGTGTTGATGTTGGCTTTGATTTTACGTTAACAACCACTAATGGTTTTCTGGTGAGTGGGGGTTGCCTCAACTCAGCCTCTGCTCCAGGATCTAACGACCCAAAGCCGTGCCCAGGTAATCCGTCATCTTCAGATTTTGACGAAGCTCTTTTCTGTCCTCCGGTAATAGCTTTAAGCCCTACTCCTACGAGTAGCTTAACCCCAACTATTACTCCAACCAGTACAATCACTCCGACTATTACTCCGAGCATTACGATTAGCAGCACGGTTACTCCGACTGTTACTACTACTAGCACAATTACTCCAACCAGTACGATTACTCCGACCAGTACGATTACTCCGACCAGTACGATTACTCCGACTAGTACGATTACTCCGACCAGTACGATTACTCCAACCAGTACGATTACTCCGACTAGTACGATCACTCCAACTAGTACGATTACTCCTACGAATACTATGACTCCAGGAGCTAGCCGCACTCCAACCAGTACGATTACTCCGACCAGTACGATTACTCCGACTAGTACGATTACTCCAACTAGTACGATTACTCCGACTAGTACGATTACTCCGACTAGTACGATCACTCCAACTGCGACCAGCACAATTACTCCAACTAGTACGATTACTCCAACTAGCACGATTACTCCGACTAGTACGATTACTCCGACTACTACGATTACTCCGACTACTACGATTACTCCGACTTTGAGCCGGATAAATAATCAGTATGTAAGGTTTCAATATTCTTCCACTTATTTAGTAGAAGGAACAGTTGCGACTTTAAGAGTTGTAAGAGATTCGTTCAGGAGCGATCAATCTTTAGAAGCATTTTCTGTTGATTACTCCACTAGGGATGCGGGAAATAGTGCTTCCGGCTCCGGTGTTTTTGCGATTGCTGGGTATGAATATGACTATGCTTCTGGGGCAGGCACACTATCTTTCAATAAGGGTGAACTTTTCAAAGAAATAACAGTTACTGGCTTGCCGATTCCTGGAGATAATGACCCTAGGGAGAGCGATGAGTTTTTTAATATTTACTTATCTAACCCAGTTAGTGTAAGTTCTAACGTTCAGATCCTAGGAGTTAATCCTTACTCGGTATTTATAGTTGAGCCTAGTTAGTATGTCGGTAGTTCATACAGATAGATGGAATAAACATATCTACAACGGCTCCAGTTCTTATGATAAGAAATATTTATTCAGGCTGCCTGCTGCCGCTAGCTTGGCAATAGGGGGAGTTTTTTCTGGAGAGCTCAGTATTGTTGGGTTTTTACCGGCCCTTCAGCAATTATCAAAAAAAATAGTTGGAGGTGTTCGATCCTGGCCTTCAGAGAGAAGGACTGCGACAAGTTTGGGTTACTATAAGCTCCAGAATGGCAGCACAGCTCGCGGCTTCAATGGGTTGTTTTCTGGAAGTGTTACTAACCCCCCAACATCCCACACCTTCGATTTTAATATAGCAAATATTAATATTGCAGCGGGTGAAACTCGGGCTGGTTTGGTAACAAAGATATACACTAAATTGTTTGCCATTTCAAATATTGTGGAGATGTCTCCAGTTGGAATCTATTATTACATGGGTTACAATGAAAAGCTGGATGGTCAGGATCCAATTTTTACAAACGAGAATCATTTTAATACATACAAAGGATCCGCAGTAGCGACTACGTTTCGTGGAACTCACATGAATCCTCCAACTACGAATGTTGCGGCATTAAATAATCTTGGAAGAAGAAAAATTTTTGAGATTTCTCTTCATGACGATGCATTAAACCCAGGAGACAAGTTGATACAAGTCAGGCTAGTAGGAGATGGAGGATTTTCTAGGTCTGAGCAGATTACTAACGGGACAATTCAGAAATCTTCAGTATTTACTCCGAGCCTTACTTTAACTTATGCTTCTAGTCCGATTTCGATGGCGGGTTCTCCCGCTCCAATGAATATCGTGCAGGGCGAAGTTCCGCCTCCGAGTCCGAGTAGTACAGCCACCCCTACGATTACTCCTACAAATACTCCGACTAGCACGATTACTCCGACTATTTCGATTACTAGTACGATTACTCCGACGAATACTCCGACTATTTCGATTACTCCGACGAATACTCCGACTATTTCGATTACTAGTACGATTACTCCTACAAATACTCCGACTAGCACGATTACTCCGACAAATACTCCGACCAGTACGATTACTCCGACAAATACTCCGACCAGTACGATTACTCCGACGAATACTCCGACTAGTACGATTACTCCGACGAATACTCCGACTATTTCGATTACTAGTACGATTACTCCAACAAATACTCCGACTAGTACGATTACTCCGACAAATACTCCGACCAGTACGATTACTCCGACAAATACTCCGACCAGTACGATTACTCCGACTAGTACGATTACTCCGACCAGTACGATTACTCCGACTGCGACCAGTACTCCGACTACGACTAGTACGATTACTCCAACCAGTACGATTACTCCAACTGCGACCAGTACAATTACTCCAACTAGTACGATTACTCCGACCAGTACGATTACTCCAACTATAACGCCATCGACATCTTTACTATCGGGAAGTTGCTGTATTCCTTTTGGTTCTAGGGTTGAGTATGGAGCTTCTACTTTTTCTTTAGGTTTGATGGCTGAAGATCAATTTAATGTAAGTAATGATTTGAGGTATAGTGTTAACTTTGGAGATGGTACTATTCTGAGCAATCAAAAATTATCATGGGATAATGAAGTCGGATATTATACGACAGTAAGTCATACTTATAGTAGCTTAGGTAATTACAATGCTTTTGTTTTTATAGATAACTTGAATACTAATAGGAAATCTAAGTGTGGAGTTATTAATATCGCAGTAAGAACCCCAACTCCGACTCCAACAAGCAGTCAGACAGCGACTCCGACTAGCACGATTACTCCGACTAGTACGATTACTCCGACCTTGACTAGCACGATTACTCCGACTAGCACGATTACTCCGACTAGTACGATTACTCCGACCTTGACTAGCACGATTACTCCGACTAGTACGATTACTCCAACTAGTACGATTACTCCGACCAGTACGATTACTCCGACCAGTACGATTACTCCGACTAGTACGATTACTCCGACTAGTACGATTACTCCAACAAGCACGATTACTCCGACTAGTACGATTACTCCGACTAGTACGATTACTCCAACAAGCACGATTACTCCAACTAGTACGATTACTCCGACTAGTACGATTACTCCGACTAGTACGATTACTCCAACTAGTACGATTACTCCGACTAGTACGATTACTCCGACTAGTACGATTACTCCGACTAGTACGATTACTCCGACTAGTACGATTACTCCGACTAGTACGATTACTCCGACTAGTACGATTACTCCGACCAGTACGATTACTCCGACTAGTACAATTACTCCGACTAGTACGATTACTCCGACTAGTACGATTACTCCGACCAGTACGATTACCCCAACAAGCACGATTACTCCGAGCAATACGATTACTCCGACCAGTACGATTACCCCAACAAGCACGATTACTCCGAGCAATACGATTACTCCGACTAACACGATTACTCCGACTAATACGATTACTCCGACTCCGACTTGTATTCAAAAAGAACTCTCTATTAGATTTCAATATCCATCAACTTATGTCGTTGAGGGTCAAGCTACTGGAGTCAGGGTTTATAGGGAATTAACTTACTCTGACAAAGATTACTCGGGGCCTTTTTCCGTAGGATATAAAACATCGTCTAGCCTATTTTCTGCAGATCAGGGTATAGACTTTTTTGGAACCACAGGGGTTCTGAATTTTGCAGGCGGAGAAAATGTTCAGTATATTGCAATAAACACAAAAGAAGATCTTATTCATGAAGAGTCTGAATTTTTTAATATTACATTATATAATATAGGTCAAATAAATTGTGTTTCATCTAGGATTTTATATAAAAATCCATACAATGTTTTAATCGTTGATAATGATCAACCTCCGTATTGTCCTCCTTCAAGCAGAACTCCAACAGTTACTGTTACTCCCAGTGTGACATTGACTCCTACTAGTACGATTACTCCTACGAATACTATGACTCCAGGAGCTAGCCGTACTCCAACTAGCACGATTACTCCGACCAGTACGATTACTCCGACCAGTACGATTACTCCGACTAGTACGATTACTCCGACCAGTACGATTACTCCGACCAGTACGATTACTCCGACCAGTACGATTACTCCGACTAGTACGATTACTCCGACTAGTACGATTACTCCGACCAGTACGATTACTCCGACTAGTACGATTACTCCGACTAGTACGATTACTCCGACCAGTACGATTACTCCGACCAGTACGATTACTCCGACTAGTACGATTACTCCGACCAGTACGATTACTCCGACTAGTACGATTACTCCATCAAGAACTCCTGGAGCTCAAGTATCTATTTATGAAAAATGCCCAGAATCTGTATCAATTTATGAGATATGCATACCAATAGATCTAACTGGAGTTTTGAATTCTGCGAAAGGCTATCAAAGAATGCAGCAACTCCCGCAGCCTAGTTGGGAGTTGAACCATTTCTCTACCGGACTATCTTACACTGGCGGCATTTTTACTTACGGGCAAACTGGAATTTTTTAAATGAAAACTAAATATAAAAAGTGTATATATAAATATGGCTATAAATAATTCATTATATGTCCCTATATCTGATGCAGCAGGTAAGGATTTCGTTCAGGTTAGTGGATATTGTTATAAGAAAATAGCAGAAAGTGTTATTATTCCAGACGGAGTAATTGCTACTAGGACTATATATGGATCTTTTGACGATTGCTTGGATTGTAATAGTTGTGTATGTGGTAAAGATATTGATTTTATTGTAGGCGGCTTTAAATATGTTGATGGCACCCCTTCTTTTCACGAGTCTAAAATCACTATACAGACATACTCAACTGGATGGCAGGAAATCGCCATAGAGTCTGGATTTCTGAATCAGAATGACCCAAGCATTAATTTTAAGCCAACACAAATTTCCTGCTTTGATAGAAAAATTGACATGCAGTCAGGCATACATGCATCGTTTGAGGACCGAGGTGCTGAAATAGCTTATTTTAAATATGTAGTAGAGTCAGACTTATACGAAAGGCAGGAGCTTAAAAGTTTTGCAGCTACAGGGGGATTTGTAACCGAGCCTGATTTTAGTTATACTAATTTATACGACGAAGTTAAAATAGCAAATAAAATAAACACAATAAAATTTTATAATAATTGCGACTTTGACTGCGGCACTCAGGATATAACATTTAGAATAAGGGGGGATATTTATGAAACTGCAAATTTTTTAAATTTAGGGAACGAGTATGACGGCAAAACCTCTTCTTGGATTTATGCTACATGTACGGGGCTTCCTGTGACTCCAGGGCAGATTGTAGAATGCATGCCTAGTGGAACTGGATTTAATTTTACTGATTATTTTCTAGATGGATATGATGTAAATATTCCTGCAACTTATAAAGTTTCCTTGTCTCCTAGATCAATAGATGTAGTTAATATGCCAATACTAATGGGCGAAGCTGGAAGCGACCTTAGTAAGGAGTATTCAGTTACTGGGTCAAAACACTTCAAGGATTTAATTAATCAATTTACCACCAGCTATACAACTCCAATGGATAATTTTTATTATGGCACGGATGGACTTGATACCGATTTTGATTATTCTGAAGACATTGGTAAAAAACATGGAATAAGATATAATAGACCAACCGGTTGTTTTGACAGTAGCATTATAGATTCAGATTTTAATGTATTTTATAGACACTTAGGTGGAAATGCTTTTGCGGAAATGCAATTTCCGGGTACAAACATAGGGGATACTTATACTGGATGTTATCAAGCTAGCGAATTTGCTGATGGCTTGTTTAAGAATGGGACATATTCACCAATGTCTTTTAGCGGTATAGTAACAGGCACTGCTCAAGAATATTCAACATTCATCTCTAGCACACTTCCGCCACAAGATTTTTCTACTGGAGTTTTTGTATATCAATGGTATAAATCGGGAGATAAATCTTCCCTTAATAATCTTACTGGGTATTATGGATTCATGACGGGCCAATACGTGGATGAAGAAATTCATAATCACTATAGATCAATAGTCGAGAATAGCGGTCCGATTAACATGGGTAATCCATTAAAATATTGGAATATAAAATCTGGAAACTTTCCAATTAATACTGCAACCCCTGAATTTTTTAATGTGATCGCTGATTTCAATAGTGCAAAAAATTATGAATTTGGATTTAATGGATCAGGGTTTAAATTTAGACATCAAGATGGAGTTGATGAATTTGATCTTGATAGGTTCGAGAATTATGGATTAACTGCTGCTGGTACGAACTCGATGGTGGATTTAATTAACCAACCTTCAGCTCCAACTAATACCTTTGTTGAGCCTTTTGATATTAGGCCGGCATTCCCTTTGACTGATTCTGGGAATGCCCTGCATATAGATGACACTTTAATAGTTAAGACATTAGCAGAAGATCCAACTGACATCGATCAGGCTTTTGAATTAAAATCATTAACCTTTCAACTTAGCTGGAAAAAATAATGGAGCTAAGCGCGGGTCAGTTGTATTTAGCTTTTTCGGAAAAAAGATTTCAATCGGTAAGTTTCGGCAATCGAGATTATGTTTCTCCTGTTGGGCTGTATGAAATACAAAAAAGAAGCAGTTTTCCATGGATAGGGGATTTAGGAGACTCTGAGTATGTATATGTATCCAGAACTAATTCAACTAGTGAATATTTTGAATTTGACAACTGGGCTATCGGTTATAGTGATCGATATGAAATGTTTAAGATATATTTTGCAGCTGAACAAGCTGCAGGAGTGTTTGGGAATACTGAAGTTTTTGCCCAGGGTTCAAACTTATTTAATAAGGATATATATTTGCCGTATAATTGGAATTCTGAATTTGAAGAATATGAATTCGAGGTTTTGATTAATGATAAATTGCACCAATCTGATATATTTAATATAGGAGTGTCTGATTTAAGTTATAAGATTACAGGAAATATTGAAGTTGTTAGGGCTTTATCTTTGGAGGAATTCGAAGACGAAGGGTTGGGGTATCCTTATTCTGATGGATGGAGAGTTTCTGTAGCTGATCAACCTCCATTTTCATATTTCTTTTCCAGTGAAGAATTTCCAGAAAATCCTGAATATTTTCTTGTCTCAGATAGTTCTAATTTTAATGTAAGCAGGTATGAGGTTGAAGATTTTTTTGATATATCTTTCTACCAGGATCAATATTTTTTTATAAAAAAAGGCTCAGAGGCAAGCGATGGCAGTTTTTCGGTAAGAGATTATGACATAGCTGAAGTCAGGGTTCCAGCTGTAGATCCTCCATTGATAACTCAAAGTGTTACTGCTAGTGTCTCTGCTTCTCCTAGCTTTACCCCTACACTGACCCCAACTACTACCCCTTTTAAAACTCCAACTCCTACTGTGTCTGTAACTTCGACTCCGGGGGCTAGTAGTAGTCCTACTCCGACATTAACTCCGAGTTTGACTTCTACTCAAGCTCCAGACGGGTTTGTTAAGCAGAATGTTGTAAGAATGTTTCAGCTGGGTGGGGATATTGTTTACCCAAGTCAGAGCTCTACTCCAACCCCTACTATAACTCCAACATCAACGGTTACTCCAACTAGTACGATTACTCCGACTAGTACGATCACTCCTACCAGCACGATTACTCCTACGAATACACCAACAATTACTCCCTCAGTGACGGTAGGATTAACTGCTACTCCTACTAGTAGTGTCACTCCAACTGTAAGTTTGACCAGAACTGTAACACCTACAACCACTCCGACGAGTACGATTACTCCAACAATTTCAATAACTCCGTCGGCTACTCCTGGATGCCAGACTCAATATAGTACTAATGATCTTGTTTGGTACTACGATGCTGCTGACTCGGATCATCAATTCGAGAGGTTATTTAAACTATTGGCAGAGGATCCAGCAACATGCTCATGGACGGTGGAAGATGTATTAAATACTAATAACACATACATTGGATTGCTGGAGTCGTCGATGACGCATCAGAATGCCGGCCCTGTGTATCCAATTCATAAGGGAGATGAGATTTTTGTTGATTTTAATTTAGGAGTTATAACTTCCGGACAAGAAATAACTGCATACTTAGGAACGATAAATCAATTTGGGAATTTAATATATACGAACGATCAGGGGGAAGAGCAAGATGTTAATCAAACTCAATTAGGATCTTGGGATGCTGGTAGTAATCCAAGATATTACATGGGTAAAGATGTCTATGCGACTCATTACACTGGAACATACAGTGGGCCAAAGCAGGCAGGAATTTTGGGTGATTATGGTGGAAATGATTGTAGCTACGGAATTGATGCAGATTTTTTCTATGAAGGTACCTCAATAACAATAAAAGGTATAACTAGCGATTGTAAATATCAAACAAAATTTAATGCGATGGGGAATAGTTATGAGGATTACTGGACTTTATTTTTAAGGCAGGAATGTGTTTCTATGGATGAAAATGGAACATGTAATGATAGTTCTCCTGGCGGAGGAGGTTCGTGTACATGGGATCCCGATGGCACTTGGCCTATGATGTACAGTCCAGGCGGAGGAGCGAGCGATTACACGATTGCTTCAACTTTTGAATATGACGATTCAAGCTTATGCACATACAATATATCATATTTAGATAATGATGGGAATGAGAATTATGCATATGGCGTGACTGCCGACCAGTTATCTTAATAATATGAAAAATTTCGCAAAATCAGTAACAGTTAATAATTCAGCAACAATATCCGCATGCTCGGATGAATCTGGAGTTTCTGTTTTCAAATTAGAAGAAAGCGATTGGATTAGTTCTTACAGAATACCAATTAAAAATCCCGAAACAGTAGTAATGAATGGAGCTGGCGATATTTTGGCAGTAAGCTTTGACACAAATAGTGTGGCAGTCTTTAGGGAGGACAGTGGAATATGGAATATGATTGGGCAAGTAATGACTGGCGATCATAAGTTAGATGAATTTGGTCGATCTATAGATATGAATGAAAGTGGAGAAACTATAGTTATAGGAGCTCCAATGGGTGGGTATGATTTTTCAAGCTCAGACCCAGAGTTTAGGATTCCTCTTTATTATGACGATAGGGTTGGGGATTATCAGGAAAAGATTAACGATTACGAATATTTAGAATCTTCTGGAGAGATTTTTCAGGAATCTGCAGGCTTTGTTGAGGTTTATGAGTTTAATAATTCATTAAATGTATGGCAAAGGATGGGGTCAAGAATAGAGGGCAAGCAAAAAAATTCTAAATTGGGAAGATCTGTTTCAATGAACGACGAGGGAAGCCGAATAGTTTCACTAGGATCTTCTAAGTTGGGGCTAATTTCTGAAGTCACTTTGTGCGATTTTAATGGAAGCCAATGGGTTAACTCTCTAGGTGGACTCAACTTAGAGGTTCAATCTTGGGACATGGTTAATTCAAAAAGCTCTGTATCTATAAGTGGCGATGGATTGACATTTGCATTTGGTAATTATGAGCCATCTAGGAATAATGTAAAAGTATTCAGGCTCAACAAAATGTTCAATAGATGGCAGCAAATTGGGGGGGCAATATTAGATAATAGGCCGACTAGAAATAGTAAATTTGGAGCCAATTTGTCATTAGATCATAGTGGGGCTTCTCTTTTAATATCCAATGGAAATACTGGTGAGGTTTTTATTTATAAGTATCTAGGAAAATGGGTTCAGTCGGGTTTTGCTAATAGCGGAGGTTTCACTTTCGGGGCGAACTCGTCAATTACTTCTGATGGATTAAATTTTATTTCGTCTAAGGTTGGAGATTTAGCTAGATGCTATGAGGCTGGATCTGAAGTTGCATATATTTCGACAGCGATGACGGAAAAAGGTTTAGATTTCGGGGATCCAGAATGGTACAAGAATGAAGCTTATGCTATGAATCAATTTCCTGAAGCTGGAGACCACTCTTTTGAAGATTTTGACTCGCTCAATTTGACATTTAATAACAAGCCTTTATATGCAACATATCCTGGAATTGATAGTGATAATGGATTTCTTAAAAATTGGAGGCCAAAGCAAGAGGTTTATGATTTATATTCTGAGCAAAAAATTAATTCAAGTAAGCTTCATGGCAATTATAACTTTATTAATAACTTAAATATTAATGATTTTTTACCAGTACAAAATGAATTCGGAGATTTCCTTGATTTTGGAGAGCATTATAATCCTGGCATGCCCCATTATGATTTAATCAATGGAAAGGAATTGGGTCAGGACTATAGATACTTCGGGAATCTTACATCTGAGGGTTTTTGGAGGCAATTTAAGGATATAGCTGCAAGTATTGAAAGCATAGGGGGCGGGGACATCTCGTTGGGCTTTATGATGAGTAGTTTTTTTGCTGACTCGGGGCTTTTAGATTTCCTAGACAAGAAAGATTCTAACTTAAGAGAAATAATGGAGCTTGGCGGAGAAGAGGCTGTCGGGGTTTGCGATATAATGATGCAGAACTATTCGAGGTGTGGAAAAGGTTTATACATGGGCATAAATGGTGACGGGAATGTAATACGAAGAAAGCTATGGAGTATAATGTTTAAAGAGTCGGACGGATATCCGTGGGTTCATCAATTTATTGAGTGGGGGCTCTACATGAGTTCTAGCAATAGTGTCTCCGACACTAACACCCTTTTGAAAAATTGGACTAGCCCTATTCCTGGAGAAAAAATAACCAACGTAATTCCATCTTCCGTCACTGACGGAAGCATTAAAAGTCAGGTATTTAATCCTCCTTTCATGAGAAAACTTTATGCTTTTGATTCAACTTTCTCGTATAGAGGTGAAGAATACACAGTATATGATAACTTTCCCTTCATGGATTTTAATATGACTCCTATAAGATGGAATGAGAAATAATTTAACATTAAAATAAAATGCCAATAAAGCGAATAAAATTTTCAACTTCTTTTAATTTAGTAAATCAAGGCATACCTGTAAATCAACTTAATGCAGCCATCGAAAAAAAAGGAAATTTAAATGTATGGGATGTCGACGGGGATGGGGATGTTAATGATTTTGATTTAAAATTCTTTTCCATAGGAGTCCATCTTCACGAAGAGTATGAAGATAGGGTGGATAAGGCTAATTTTGTTACCGATGCATTTAACCAAGATATAAATTTGGCCGGTGGGACTACCATTAAATGGTCGCAAATACTGGAACAAGATAGGCAAGCAATTCTTCAGGCTTTTCTAGAAAAGAGCGAGGTGGTTCGGAGCTTTACTAAGTTTCGTAGTGATTACAGAAAAAGCAGGTCAGACAATGAACTTTTTCCTGTTAGTTTTACTTATAACAACACTATATATAGTGGGCTATCTGCATCTAAGATTAAAAGGTTGATTTCCGGTAAAGTTAAGTCTGTCGGGATCCCTGCAGTTAATGCAGATCAAAACGTATATGATTTTTCTATAGACGATAATAATTCAAATATTTTTTATAATATTTTAAATAATTGCTATATATATGATATTGATACTTCTAGGAGTTTAAATAAAGCATTTCCTCTGGATAATGCCGATCTTCCATATATGCCTTTAATTAAGAAAGTTAATGCCATATATTCTCCAGCCGAAGTAATTTCGTCATTTAATGTTCCCTCTCATGCTCCAGAGCTTGAGCTTCATAGAGATAATTTTTTATATAAAACATCAGACTCTGCATCTGAAATGCTAGAAAAAAATAAGATTTATGCTAGTGGAATTTTCACAAAAGTTAATGGAGAGATTAATGCATATGTGGATAAAATCAATGATGTATCGATTAATATTTCACCTGAAATTCATGCGACATATGACCCGATAGATTTTGGTTCTAGCGAGATAACTAGCACTTATGCCACCGGAAATAATGGAATAGCTACTCGGTTTGATTTTCAAAAAGATATACCATATTTGCACCATAATATTGTTACAATAAAAAACCCTAGAGTTATAACTATAGTTAAAAATATAATAGCCCTAGCTATACAAAAAGGGACAACATCTTTTGTTAGTGTAGGAACAATAGACTTTAGGTCTAAAGAGATAGCTGACCTGGTTAGTGCTATAGGAGATGGGTTTACAGAGCTTATATCTTTGCGATACAATATACCGGAGCCTGATGTTGTTTCGGCTGGAGTGAAACAAAGCTTTGGGACTAACGATGGAGTGGATGTAACTAAGGCTGGTAGATATTACTCGGATAGAAAATTGATGTCGTCTACTGTGTGGAAATTAATCAGTTGTGATGGTAGAGACGTTTTTTATACATACCCTAATGAATTTTATGATTACAGTATTAGAGGAATTTTTCAATATTTAAATTATGCTGTAAACCCAAACGCTCATGATACTGTTCCTGCAAGTGAAAACTTATTTCTTAATAATATTGTAGGAGACTCAGTGGAGGGTGTTTATTATTTGTTTAATTATCAGCATGATGAAGTTAAGGGTATGTATGAGGGTATGGAAGGAAATGTTAAATACATAGATAATAACTGGCCTGCTGTTAGTGGCAATTATAAATCTTATTTATACGACCAGCAACAAGTTGAATTAGATGGGGGTGGTTACACTGGAATACCTACTGGTTGTTATAAAATTTATTTAAATAGATATCCTGTTAAAAATGCGGACGGCCAAGGAAATTACGAGATAGACTATGATAGAATATGGAATTACAATACATTGCCTAATTATTGGAGTGGGGCTATGTGTGGAGTGGATGTTTGTGCTCCGCCGATACCTAGCCTGAGTTCCACCCCAACACCGACAATTACTCCAACAGTTACTACGACTAGTACGATTACTCCGACAGTTACTCCGACTAGCACGATTACTCCGACTAGTACGATTACTCCAACTAGTACGATTACTCCAACTAGTACGATTACTCCAACTAGTACGATTACTCCGACTAGTACGATTACTCCAACTAGCACGATCACTCCGACTAGTACGATTACTCCGACTAGCACGATTACTCCGACTAGCACGATTACTCCGACAAGCACAATTACTCCGACTAGCACGATTACTCCGACTAGCACAATTACTCCAACTAGCACGATTACTCCGACAAGCACAATTACTCCAACTAGCACTCAAGATAAAAGCCCTACTCCCACTGCTACACAGAGCGTTACCCCAGGGCTGTCGCCAACTCCAACCAGCACAATTACTCCGACGAGCACGATTACTCCGACGAGCACGATTACTCCGACGAGCACGATTACTCCGACGAGCACGATTACTCCGACGAGCACGATTACTCCAACGAGTACGATTACTCCAACGAGTACGATTACTCCAACGAGTACGATTACTGCGACGAGCACGATTACTCCGACTAGTACGATTACTCCGACGAGCACGATTACTCCTACTATCACTCCCACTATTACTCCTAGTATTACAATCACTCCTAGTGTTACCTGTACTATTTCGATTACTCCAACGAGTACGATTACTCCTAGCATTACGACCACTCCTACTATTACGGCTACTCCTACTATTACTCCCAGCATTACGACTACTCCTACTATTACTCCTAGCATTACGGTTACTTCTACTATTACTCCTAGTATTTCGGTAAGCTTAACTCCAGGAAATCAAGAATGTGATGTAGTATTTATTCAAAATCTTTAATTATGGCAGAATATATATTCAAATTTAACGAACAGTGTTGCCCTGCGGGTAAGATTAATAAAATAATCTCATGGAACTATCAACCAGGAGATGGTGGTGGAAATATAAATTTTGTTGAAAACACTGTGTTTAGAAATAATCCAGAAAGTCATATTTGGATTGATGGTGAAAATTTTATTGGCAACGATAATAAAATAAAAGGTACATTAACAATAACTAGAAGATGTGTTGATTATTGTGTCGAGGCTGAAGGTAATGGAGTAGTAGACAATAGAATAAAAGCAATACAGGTTGGGGGCCTTGCTGCCGCTATTGCGGGTAGAGGTCAACTTGCATTTGGTGGAGGATCTTGTGTTAATAAGATTGCCGGAAAATTTGGAAAATTAAATGGAGTGGCAATACCTAAGGGAGAAGAAATTAAAATAAAGATTATAGGGGGGTTGGGAAATATGAGGTTTGCTGTTGTCGCTAACCCTGACATAATTAATATTGACCCTCCTGTTTCAGTAGCTGCTAACAATTTTAGACCAGAGATGAGAACGATGGGGGCAGAACAAGTAAGAAGAAATAACTTCAATGTTGATGAAAATTTTGACGAAGACTCACATACTTTTACCATGACCGCAACAAAGCCAGGTAAAACTATGGTAATATTCAAGGACCAAGCTAACTGTAGCTGGCAAATACCTATAGATGTACCTGTTAATTTATGCGCTGCTGGGGCAGGAGATCAAGGTTTTGATGATCTAGACAATTCTAATGTAAAAGAGGACGGAGTTGATTCAAAAATTAAAGATGAAAATTTAGGATACCATAAAAATGGGCACTATTGTAATTGTGATATAGAAAAAGGAGATAGCTTTAACAAAACAATAAAATTATCCTCAGGCTTAACGGGAGGCTTGACCTCTTCGGATGTTTATGAGGATGCAGAATTTGTTTATGGAACTAGGTCTATTGATCTTTCTAAGATGGATAATGAAAATACCGCTCTTGAAGTAACTCAGGCTATTACTTTAGGAGTGGGGGAGGAAGCTAATATCAATTTTCCAGATGTAGGATTGAGATATAGGGCCAGACTAGCTAGATCTGTTGATGGAGGTAAAGATGGAGTCAGGGGGGCGGGATGGGATTCAGATAGCAGAGGGCCTGTTTTCTCTAGGAATGATGATAAAAAAATAGTAAGGGTTTCTAGTTCTGGGAAAATTAAATGTTTAGCTCCTACTAATTTCTTGCCAGTCTTAGTTCATGTCTACTCTCCAGGGGGTAATTCAATAGGTCCTCCTAATCCAAAGAACCCAAAGAAAATAAAAGTAGAAAATTCACAAGATGCTAATATCCTTAGTTATCAAAAAAGAGATGGTACATGGACGGGGATAAGCTCTGAAGATGCTGGTGGTGGAAGCTCAATATCAATGACACAGTCTGATTATTTCTTAGCTGTGAGATGCTTTTGCGATAATGCTGCAGTTAAAGCGGAGAAGCAAAATGTTGGGTTTGACGAAACGTTTGAGATAAATGTTGAGGGTAATATACTCTCAAAAAGTAAAAGGTTTTTCTGGAGTAAAGACGATATAGATGATGAAAATATTAAGTTTAACTGGGTACAAGATCCTACTAAAGACGGTATAGTTCCTACTGTTAATGGATCATCCAAGGAGTTTAAGACTTCTAAATCTGATCCAGATGGAATAACTATATTCGCTGAATCCATAGTTACTTTTTCTCATTCCGATAGTAATAGCACTCCTAGTAATTTACACAAACCTTCACAAAATCAATTTAGTAAAGAATATTATGAGAAGGATGAATTTTATGAAGATCTTGATGAAAATTCACACTTAAGCTACCATCATGACACTAGTGAAAGTGACTTTAAGTGTCAACCCGAACAGGGAAATACCGTGCAGACTAGGGGCACTTGGTGCTTAGCTAATGGTAAAATTAAAGCTAAGTTAAAAGAAAAAGTTCCAGTGGTTGAAGTTAATGGTGAGGCCAAAATCTTACACGACTTAGATATGAAGGATATGATAGTTACTATTAAGAAGTTAGATAAAGAATCTATTTTTAATATAGAATCTGTATTGGACACTGGGCCCGCTGGGATTAAAGGTTAGATATTATTTTTTTAAAATTGAAAGTAGCACCCTGCAATCTTTGGGGGATATGTCATTAAAGCCGCTCCAAGTTTTAATTATGTCTGTTGTTATATTAAGGTTTCCTGCTTTGTGCATTTCCCTTAATTCTGGTAAAAATTCTTCGTAGGAAGATATTCCGTGATTCTCTGAAAGTTCTTTTTTTAGGAATCCGACGGGAGAAAGTTCGTTGTTTTGTTGAGGCTTTTGACTGTCTGACTTATCTATTTCGTCGTCTCCTACAATATGCACATTTAAGAAGTTCCTAACACACCTAACGAATGACCTATTGCAAGCTATTGTTTCTAGAAATTTTTTGGCAAAACTACTAGTATTTTCAATTGTTGCATTAGCTACATCCTGAAATAAAACTGGCTCTCCTGAGGTCTCATAGTTAGGAATGTATAATATACTACACACTACTGCTACGTGATCTATTTCAGATTTTATTAAATCGTAAGAAATTTTAGAAAACCCTCTCATTCTAGCAAGCTCTTTTATTCCTCCTAGCTTTATTAATAATTGGTGATCTTGTAGCCCAGTTATAGATCTTGGCATATCTTTTTTCCGCAAATCAAACCAAGACTTATTAGGAAATAGATATTCTTCTCTTATCATTGCTCTCCAATTAACGGAACCGTCTTCGTTGAATTCATACTGGTTATTAATAAGTAGGCCGTTTTCATCTCTCTTAAATAATAATGGGCCGGAGGAATTATCTACTGTAGTTTCTTTTTTCTTAGGCATCTAAATACAATACCACATATGTATTGTTAGGTCAAGCTTTTTCTCTAAAAATTCTAAAATATGGCAAGTCTTCCCAGACTTCTTTAGAATTAGTTATAGATGAAACGTTTTTATTTAAACTTAATGATAAATAAGAGTTGAATACATTACCTTTGCTTATTATGTTTTTCTTGCTTAGAAATTTTAAATCACTAAGAACCGGCTGGTTTAAATCTTTTTTTGTTAATGTCGTAAATAGTTTAATGGGGTAGTCTATAAATTTGAGCCTGAGTTTGTCTATGTTTTTAGATTCTTTACATAATAAAACTAAAGGTTTACCTATGGACTGCATGATATTCATTTCGTCTTCTGTGGTTTTTGAGTTTACAAAAAATGTTATTGAGTTTATGTTGTTTATTATATTTTTAATATACTCTACAGGTATAACTTTATCTGTTATTATATTAATTAATTTAAGAGACTCGCAAAGATTCAGAAATTGGGGATTAAAAACTTTATCAAACCTGATGTTTACTGGACCAGATATATTCATTGCATTAACGTTGAATTCTTCGGGAATTAAATCTATGATCGGATCTTTGTATAGTTCCCCTAGGAAAACTGTACGAATGTTCTGAAGGTTGTGAGGTATTTCTAGTAGGTCTAGAACTTCGCAGGCGACATCTTCTGGGTTGATTTTATTTATAGTCTTAGGGCTTTCTTCGTTCTGGAAGGTAGGCTTAATTTTAAGGTCTGGAGTGATTATGCTGCACAAATCTTTCTTAGACCAATAAGGTTTAAAAGTCTCAGTGAAATCATTGTTTGATGGAAATATTACTTTCTTATTAAAGTGAGCAGCTATGTTCGCATGCAAATTATAGTTGCCTAGATATAATATTGATTTATTAATTAAATAACTAGACTGAAGTGTGGTTAAATTTGAATAAGTCTTAGAATAAAAAGTTGGCCTAGATTTATTACTCCCGATCTCAACTATAGATATTCCGTTTCTTTCCAAGAAAGGTTTTATATGAAAAATTACATCATCAAAAAAGTTGTATTTCTTAGATTCGCTTTCTGATTTCTGACTAATACATATAAATTTCTTTTCCAATATAGGAAAGAAGCACTGTTCTATGAAAGGTTTTTCAATTTTAGACCCAGATGATAGAGCGAAGCTTTCTAGTTTATGCATAATTTATATCGTATTCTATTTTATGTTTATCTCCGTGTATAAAGTTAGGAGCCTTATGGGTGTTGGTGTGGGGTATTAATACAAAATTGAAGAACCCTTCGTGAGATCCTTGACCTTCTGCCCATGAAAAATTTTCCATTATTGGGTCGTATTGAATTAATTTATGTATATATGGGTTACCAAAAAGAATTTCAAAATTTTCTTTATCAGTGGCATAATAAATATTATTATCTGGGTACTTGTCTTTTATATATTTCAATAAAGATGTTGAATTAAATACATCTATACTTGAGCCGGGCAAGGCAAATAGTATCCTTTTGCCTTTATCTTCTGGATCTAAGGTCTCCTCAAATGGAACTTTATTATTTTCTGAGTTATCTTTTCTGGCTACATCTATAAAATAATTATAGACTGCCTGCCTGTTTAAGTCTGATTTAAGCCTGGAGACCCAATGGTTTATTCCAGCCACATCCTCCTCCTCTGCATTAATTTTAAGTATATTTTTATACAAATCAATAACCCACTCTCTGTCCTCTTTGATTTCAGGGGGATTGTATGTGTCGTTCTTAACTTCGTAATCTAGATTGAAATCCCAATCGGAGGGAGTGACTGTAGATATAATATCATCAAACTTAGAGCAAACGGAATCAATTGAGCAAAAATCTATAGTGAATTTTCTTGCAATCTTGCCCATGGAACTTCTATCTTTTTTACTCATATTAAAAACAACTTTTAACTGAGACTCTATACTAGAGCTATCGGTTGAAGCTTTAATGAATTGAGTCCCTGGCTCTCTGTATTCACTCCAAGTTAATGGTAGGCCTCCAGATTCTATAGAACTGTAATCTTCTCCGCATGAATAATTAGTAACTAGGGTTATAATTTCACAAAGTTTCGCTTCTTGGATTGGTATCTCTTGACCTCCTGATGTAAATGGATGGCAATATACATCCATTAAATTGTAAATTTCATTCAATTGAGACTCGGAAACTCCCCTGTTTATTTGAGATGTCTGTTGGGACTTTTTAGATCCGCAAAACTTGCAGTCTAGTTCCTGGCCTGAGAATGGTTTTATTTCATATTTATTACATTTATCACAAAAGTAAGTGGTTAATACTAATTTAGGATCTATGTTTTTTTCTTTTAATAACCTCGGAATGTCCCAGCCTTCATTCCAGTGTGTGTGGAATAATAATTTTGCATTTGTTCCAGGATTATTTTTAATAAAAGTTTTAAATCCTTCTAGTAGGTTTGGTACACTTTTCCTCAGTTGATTGCGAAAAACAAAACCGATTATAAAGTCATCCTTGCCTATACTATTTAAAAGTCTTAGATTTAGTTTATCAGTATCGCTTATCTTGAAAAAATTAGATGGGTCTAGGGGTACCGGGAGTAGCTCTGTATTTTTTATACCCTTTTCCTCTAGAGCTTTCATCGCAAAGGAAGCTTGAACTATCATCTTCTTGGAATTTAATGCACCCTCTATATGTTTATCCAATAACGGAACACTATCAATGGGGGTCCATACTATTGAGTGTATTTTTTTCCACCACTTTTTTTTCCATAACCCCTCTAAGCCCCATATATCTTCTACCCCTAAATACACATCAGGCTTTTCATTCTTGATCGCTTGATCTATCATGTAGTGGCCGTAACTGGCCAGCCTGCCCTTGTTGGGATCTGAGTTACATTCCTGTATTAATCTAGGGTCACTAGGTAGAGAGCCTAGGCATTTCCAAGGCATAGTAGCAAGAGAAGGATCGTTTTCTTGTTTGCCGTTTGCTAATTCTATGATATCGTATTTTTTTGTTTTATACAAATATGTGATTAAGTTTTTTAAATGTTTACCAAAACCTGTTTTAGCTCGAGAGTGATTGCTGTGAATTAATACTTTTAATTTTTTCATTTAAAATTCGTATTCTTCTGGCTCTACCTTTTTTGTAGATTTATAAACATTATGCTCACAAGATTTTTTTACGATTTCTTCACATAAAATTCTTAAGCATTGAGCTTCTCCAGGCTCTAGCGGTATTTTAAATGTCTGGCTTCCATTTCTTGTTATAGATAGACCGAATGCGGGAACTTTATACTTTTCTTGATATGATTCTTTTGTCTTTTGATTAATTCTAGTTGTTGATATTTCTTTATCCCATGGAGATAGCTTTATTTGGGTTCTATTATCTTCAAATGAGTGATATGTATTCCACTCGAACCTGTTGATTATAGAGCTAACTATTGACCCGCACTCGAATTGATTGAATTTAATACTTATATTTTTTTCTTGGTTTTTTTTGTTCCCAGAAAATGAACCAACCTTTCTTGAATCGTCCCAAGAGTGTTGAGCTATGGCATTAATAAATAATATCGGAGATTTATCTTTGAAGTTTTCTCCAGTATAAAAACTGAAAGCAAACCCTGAGTTACTTTTATTGGGCTTATATATTTGTATACTCATGTATCTATTTTTATGTGTTTATTTTCGAAAGTTTTTGGGATTTTATCTCTATGAGTTGCTCCATTACGTTCTTTAGAATAGTTTTCGTAATATTTTTCCTTAACAGGGTCCACCCCGCCGTTTTGCTGGGCTCTAGCACTTGACAGGTCGGAGCTTCTGTCTAGTAAATCTCCTAATGTTCCTTTGTTGTTAGTTTTACTTACAAAACTCTTACTGTCCCATGGGTCCACTGATCCGCTAGTGTTTAATTGTGGTGATAAATACTCCCTTATCCAGCTAGTTCCATCGCTGTCGGTATATTTTTTTTCATCCTTCATAGAGAAGAATAAATCAATAGTTTTTCCGCTCTTGGGGTGAGAAAATGTATAAATAGGCATTAGAAAAATGTTAACAATATCTTTTCGTTAATCTGGATTGTGTTAAAATGAGAGAAAGTTGCATTTTTTTGTTGAATTGCTGCAAGAAAATCCTGATAGTGACCTTCTGATGCTGGAATTGCAAAAACATGACCAGTTAAATCTTGCCCCCCATTCTCTTCGCAGAACTTATCGAAATCAATTACATCTTCGTTTGAATTTATAAAATTTACCGTCATTACGTCTGCATGAAATCTGTCTTTTTTGTATTGACTTACTAGCTTGGGTCTGCATCCGCAATTTTCGTTATTAAAAAAGTTTGTAGCGAAGCTTTCTGTTTTGGGGTATTTTTTAATCCACTCATTCTTGTAATCTTCATTATTGTGAATTAAGTGAAGTATTATAGAGAGTGAATATGTACTGTATCTTGGGTCGATTTCTAAGTTCATATTTTATAATATTTTTTATGTTTTGTTTTTCAAATTATTTATTATTTTCTTCTCTTATGTTCTTGTAATATACCCATATTTCTTGAACCATATTGAGTAATGAATCGGCAACCCAGCATGCTCCTGCTGTCGCTAGAGGGTAAAAGCTTACTCTTGCAATTTCTTTATTTGTTGGCTGGAAATTTAATAAGAACATATCTACTAATACTGGTATAAAGCCTATCCAGAATCCAAGGCATAGTGAACAGCTTAATAATTTATTTAAGAATTTAGATTTAGATTTTAAAAATTCTCTAGGTTTTAAAGTTATATAACTATCCTTGATTATCCACATTAGGGATATGCATGCTAGTAATTCTATTAATGTCATTTATTAATTTAGGTATATCTTTATTGTCTATTGTTATGGTCTTGTCATAGTCATCAGTTATTGTAAACTTACTCTTCTCTTCATTTATTTTTAGAGACGGGCAACATGGATTCCATGGTACAGAAGGACAGCATAATATAACTTCGTTGCTAGGCTTTTTCACTCTAATCTTTGCTGGTGCTTTTGGAAAGTTTTTCTACCGCACCCTTAATGAGTTCAGCCTCTTGAGTTTTCATTTTAACTGTGTTTCCAAAATCATCAGTAATTTCAATAAGACCTTCATCGCTTAGAGCTACGCTCGGGCATCCAGCCTTGCCGCAGCACATGAATATTCTGTTACCCTCTTCTCTTAGTGTGTAATTATTTTTCATTGTTTATAATTTCTAATATATTATTTAATGTTTGTTTATATGTGAATTGTTCTTGTAATTTTAAACCTTCTTTATTCTTTTTTCCATAAAACTTTTCAGATTTCTCGAAACAGTCTAACATTTTTTCATCTGAAATCATATTCATGGTTCCTTGATTAAACGGCGAACCCTTAGTAAAGAAAGATCCATCGTATATATCAACCACATTGTCTGGCTCGACCAATATGCAATTTTTCTTATTAGCCCAATCCTTGTGAGATGTGTGGTTCATCACTATGCTCCACTTACCTAAAGCGGTCGAATTAAAGGCTGGAAGGTTCCAGCCTTCAGCTCCACTAAGCCCTGTAAGGTCAATGTCTACCGCATTTATTAATTCGTTAACCTCAGAATTGGTTTTTAATCTAGGTAAAAAGTTTATGTTGCCATAAGTTTTACCCTCTAAGGTTTGATTGATAACTTGGTTCATTTGCTCTGGTTTAAAGAACGGATTAGTTATACAGCATGAGAGTTGGTAGTCAAAATTATTTCCATATTTTTTGGCCCAATTTCTAATTATCTGGGCGGTATTTTTTCTTTTCTCAAATTTGCCACTTAAACCAAAGTGTACCTTATTGGGTAGGTACTCATCATTGCTAGCTGTAAAGTCTTCGTCGAAGCCGATAGGTACATAGTGTATGTTATCACAGCCAACACTCTTAAACGAGTCGTATGCATGCTTGCTGGAAAATATACAGTTATCCTGGAGGCCGACTAGAGCTTTCTCTGTTGGGGTGGGTTGGTCTGTCTCATAAAAAGAGAATAATGTCTGGCTTTTAGATATTCTATTTTCTGCCCCATTAATATGCCACTGAGTTAATGTGTGATAATCTTTATTTACTAAATGGAATCTATTCTGAGAGATAGATATAACCCAATCCCTAAACCCTTGATCTACTTTATCAAACGCACTAAAGTCTAAGTTTTCTCCTATTGGAAAAAAGGCAACATTTGTTTTCTTTCTGTAAAGTTCTCTTAGTATATTGTAAGATACATTACCAAAGCTTAATGAGTTTATTGCACCTTTGTATATTATGTTTTCCATTATTAAAAAGGTATGTCGTCTATATCAACATCATCGACATCATTATTGCTAGTTGAGCTCGAGGAAAGGGAGACCTCTTTCTTTGCTTCTTTAGCATTAGGAGCTTTCGTTGAGTTCTGTTCGTCAGACCCTAAGAAGTGTACCTTATCAGACAAACAAAAAACTTTTGTAAACTTTTGGCCGTTCTTTTCCCATGAGTTCATTTTTAATTTACCCTCTACCGCAACCTTGCTGCCTTTCTTTAGAAACTTAACACAGTTTTCAGCCTGCTTGCTCCATGTTTCTATATCTATAAATAGTGTAGTTTTTTGTTTTTGTTGATTCTTATAAAAGAATTCGTTTATTGCTATACCAAAGTTACAAACTTTAGTTTCTCCAACATCCTTGCATTGTGGATCTTGCGTTAAGTTGCCTATGGCTATGTATTTGTTCATCATTATTGGTTTATCTCTCTTTTGATTTTTGTAGAAAATTGTTTTAGTGCTAAGTCGTGTATGTTTATGCAACCCTGTATGCTCATCTTAAGTTTTGAACTTATATTCTTCCATGGCATTACTGAATTGTTTTTTCCTTCGACATATCTTAATGTGAAAATCTCAAACACTCTTGGATCTGAGTGTGATTTTGCTTGTTGTATTATATTACCAAAAATCTCACTATTGTCAACACTTTTTTCTTCCTGATTGTGATAATTTAAGTAATTAATCAAGTTCTCTTCAACCTGTATGGTTTTTCGTTTTTTATTTTTATTGTAAATATTTAAGCATTTCCATTTTATTTCATTGCCAAGATATGTACTAAATTTAGATCCTTTTAGTGGGTCAAATTTTAATGCGGAATTGTAGATTTGGTACTCTTTTTCTTTAATTAATTCAAGCCTTAAGCTCTCGTTGTCCTTACTGGATACATATCCATTTATCATTGATATACATAAACCTGAATGCCTATTCACTAACTCAGAAAGACATTCTTCAGTATTTGACTGATTTTTAATATGAGAGATTAACACATTGTCCTCTAGCTGTTTTAGTTTATTCATTTTCCTGTGCTCCCAAATCCATTACTACTTCTTGATGATTGATTAAGTTCATCTACATAGTTTATTAAAAGATCTTCATGTTTGCAAGGAATAAGTTGAGAAATTTTGTCCCCTTTTTGGTAGATTCTTTGAGGATTTATTGAACAAACTATACCTTTTGAATTATTGCCCCTAAAGGTTTTGCCTTCAACTATTTTCATATCCTCAGGTTGCATCGAATATTTAAAGCATACTTTAATTGTTCCGGTATATCCAGAGTCTATAACCCCTACAGAGTTAGCTAAATGTAGGTTTGTTTTATTGATGCTAGACCTAGGGAACATTAACATGAAGAATTCGTATTTTTCATTAATTAATTCTGGTTGAATTTTAATTTCAGTATCATATTCTATGTGCGATATGGATGTATAGTAAAGACCTTGGTATATAGATCCTACAACCCTAGGGTCACTAGAAGCTATTAAGTCGTACCCCGCATCTCCGTTGTTTTTAGGTATCTTAATTGATCCTGAGTTTTTCAATATATTTAATTTCATTAATTAATTAGTCGATATAGTTATTTCCTTCAAATCTTTAGATATAGCGAGGGCTCCCATTCTTTTGAATGCCAGATATGTAGGAACGAACTCAGTCAGTGAAGTGTTTGTATTTCCATCTGAATTCACAACATCTACCATCATTACGGTTGAAACCTTCAGGTTGTCACCAAATATAGACATTGCCATTATCAATGCTGATGTGGCCGCAGATTCATGATCTGTGTGGTCAACGGTGAGCTCCCATCCTGCAGAAGAAACAATATAGTTTTTGATTTCGTTATTCATAATATGGTTTATATATTACCTCATAAAATAAGTAAAGTCAAGATTATAATCATGCTTTTCAATTAATCAATTATCGGAAAATAAAGTACTCTGTACTTTAATAGGTTATATATAATATATATTAATAATAAATAGACTATATATGTCCTTGGTAATATAATACTATAGATTATATATAGATTATAGATTATGTCAATAAAAAAATACCGAATTTCCGTTTTTAGTTTATTTAGAGATTCAGAGGATTACATAGATAAAACTTTATCATCACTAGACTTGATGGAGGATATTACAAATGCAGAATTTGAATATTTTTTTTACGAAAATGACTCGAAAGATAATACTGCTAGAATTTTATCCGAGTGGATTGAGAATAAGAACGGCGAGCTAAAGTCTGAAACCTTAAACGAAAAATCTTACGGCTCAACAATGGAGTCAGCTAGGGTTGTAAAGATGGCTAAAATTAGAAATAGCATGGCCGCACTAGGCAAACCTGTTGATTCTGATTTTACAATCGTGCTCGATAGCGATGTAGAGTTTAGTCCAAATATAATTAATGATTATTTCAATTTTTTGAATTTAAATTTCTCAATGCTTACACCAAACATTAGACAAAATGTTCCTTGTAAAATGGGATCAAGAGATTTAACCTCGTACTATGATAGCTGGAGCCTAGTTGATCACGACTTAAATCAATGCATGACTTGGAGCTCCAACCCATTCTACCGCAAGCTTGATAGAGAGTTATTTAATCAGAATAAACCAATCGATGTGTACAGATCATTTGGAGGTTTTGTTTTTATTAAGAGTGAATACTTTAATCAGGCTGAATGGTTTTCCGAAGGTCAGTTAGAGCATTGGCATTTCTGTGACAAGTTGAGAGGGTTAGCTCCAATATATTTCATACCCTCCATTCGCCCATCAGTAACAATCAATCAAACAAAATGGGAGAACGAGGATCAAGTCGTAAAACATCAAGAGCATATGTTAGAAAATAAATGGAATAGATTTTTGTTGAAAACCCAAGGACACAAAATACAATAAATAATGAACTTTAAAATAAGCTACGCAATTACCGCATGCAATGAACACACAGAACTAGAGTCTTTACTCAAAATGCTGACCTCATCAAAAAGAGAAGATGACGAAATCGTAGTTCAATTAGATAAAGACAATCACACAAAAGAAGTTTCCAGCGTTTTAAGAAAATTCAAACTTAAAAAAAACACATTTAAGCTCAATGGTAATTTTGCAGCATTTAAAAATAATCTAAAAAAATTATGCAAAGGAGATTATATATTCCAAATCGATGCCGACGAAATACCTGCAGATGAAACGGTAATTAATTTGCACAAGATACTGGAGTCGAACCTAGATGTTGACCTATTTTTAGTTCCAAGAATCAATGTAGTTAATGGATTAACTGAAGCTCATATTAAAAAATGGGAATGGAAGGTCACTGAGAATAAATGGGTCAACTGGCCTGATTATCAATACAGAATTTTCAAGAATAATTTCAATATTAAATGGGAAAACAAAGTTCACGAAATTATTACTGGAGCCAAAACCGGAGTGAAGCTACCCGAAACAATAGAATATGCATTAACACACATTAAGAGTATTGATCGCCAGGAAAGACAGAATAAATTTTACGAAAAGATACAATGACTACAGTTGGTGTAATTGGAACTGGATTCGTCGGAAGGGCAATGACAGAAAGCTTTAAGAAGAAAAAAATAAAGGTCCTATCTTATGATAAATTTAAAAAATGCGCCAGCACCCTAGAAGAACTTTTAGTGTCTGAATTAATTTTTCTTTGCCTACCCACACCCTACGACAATAAACTACAAGCTTATAATAAAGAATCTATTTTGGAAAATCTAGATTACTTAAATAAAAAAAAATTTAAAGGTAGTGTTATATGCAAAAGCACCTTGGAACCAGGATCTTGTAAAGAGTTTGCCGAGGTCTATACAAATTTAAATATAATTCATAACCCAGAATTTCTAACAGCCAGAACCGCCAAAGAAGATTACCATAATCAAAAACATATCGTTTTAGGAAGGACCAAGCTATGCTCAAGTGAACACTACAATCTAGTCGTTGATTTTCACTCCATCAACTACCCTTGGGCTAGAATTACTAAATGTAAGAGTACGGAATCTGAGTCAGCAAAACTGTTCGCCAATAGCTTTTATTCAATTAAAGTACAATTTTTTACAGAAATGTATCTTCTTTGTCAAAAAACTGGATGCGACTACAATATAGCTAGGCAGATATTAATTAGAAACTATTGGATAAACCCAATGCACACAAATGTACCGGGGCCAGATGGGGAAATTAGCTACGGGGGGCTCTGCTTCCCCAAAGACACCAATGCATTGAATGAGTTCATGCAAAAACACGACTCACCTAGTTTAGTTTTAAAAGCTTGCATAGAAGAAAGAAATACCATGAGGAACGATCACGACAATTGCCAATAGAAATAATAGAAAAAAATACATTATGAAAATAAGTTTTCTATCAACTTGGGATTTTGGAAATGTGCTAACAGAGTACTCTTATTCCCTTAACAAACATAGTAAAGATATAGAATCTAAATCTATTTCTTTAAAAAAACAACAATTTACTTATAATATTCAACATGACTATGATATAGAAACTTGTGATAAAGTTAGAATAGAAGAATCGAAAAAGTTTTTATTAGAAAGTGATATTATAATTTTTGCTGAAGAGTCTTGGGAAGGTCAACACCCACACCTAGTATATAACACACTTGACAGATTTAGTTCTATTTATGGATTTGATCTACTTGAAATCAGTGCAAAATTTTGTGTTTGGCATCCCGGATCATGTTATAGAGAAGCTTTTAATTTTTATAATAACCACCCTCAAAGGAAAAAGATACATAAACACTTTTATGGGATAGATTTATATAGATTATCCAATAAAGAATCAAACGATACCCCTATGCATGCATATCAGTATATTGATTTTAATTATGATAAATTTATATTAAACTTTAAAGAAAAATTAAATCATAAACCTTGGACTATTTTACATATTCCTTCTAAAGTCCAAACTAAAGGTACCAATATAATTAATAAAACTATTAATAATCTTCATTTGGATCCTAACAAATTTAACTATAAAGTGTTAACTAATGTCTCTCATTCTACTGTAATTAGTGAAAAGCAAAAATCTGTATTTTATATAGATCAATTTTGGCCTCAAGGTTGTGGGGGTTATGGAGTATCTACACTAGAAAGTTTATTTACTTCAAACTTTACATTTAGTACAACAAATAATATTACAGACTCAATGTTTAAATTAACAGGTAAATATGAATGTCCTGTTGTGCCCTTAGGTACTACTGAAGAAGAATTATTAAATACTTTAAACCATTTTATAAAATCTATTACAGAAGAGGATTTAATAGGATACATGGAAGGTATAGGTAAATGGTTAGAAGAATGTTATTCAGTTGAATCAGTAATTAAATTTTTTAAAAGTATATAAGATGATTAGAATAATAAAACCATATTTAAAATATAGAAATATTAATAAGAAGTTTAGAAAAATATTTAAAACAGGGTTCTTTACTAAAGGGGAATATGTAGAACAATTCCAAAATGATTTAAAAAATTATATAGAATGTGATTATTCTTTTTTAACAACATCAGCTACAACTGCTTTAAGTTTATCTTTAGAAATTATTAATATTCAATCAGGTGATGAAGTTCTTGTTTCTGATTTTTCATACCCCGCAAGTGCTAATGTAATAGAAAATATGGGTGCTGTTCCTGTATTTGTTGATGTTAATCTTGAAACATATAATATGGATGCTAAGGATTTAATTTCAAAAATTACCCCAAAATCTAAAGCAGTAATGTTTGTAGATGCTTTAGGTAATCCTTCTAATATCCATTCAATAAAAAATATATGCCAAGATCATAATCTCCCTCTTATAGAAGATGCAGCATGTGCCCTAGGTAGTAGTGAATTTGATAAAAAAAATGGTTCTATAGCAGACTTAACCTGTTTTAGTTTTCATCCAAGAAAATTATTAACAACCGGAGAAGGAGGTGCAATTACTACAAATAATAAAGCATATGCCGATTTACTTAAGGTAAAATTAAATCATGGAGCTATTTACAATAATAATAAATTAGACTTTATTCAACCTGGATACAATTATAGAATGACTGAATTCCAAGCTGTAATGGGAATTGAAAGTTTAAAAAAACTTAATTCAGTTATATTTTCTAGAAATAAAATAAAAAACAAATATATTAATTTATTAACACCTTTAGGTTTTACACCTCAAACTTTAAGCTCTGGGGCTTTTCATAATATTCAATCTGTAATTTTCCAGGTCCCTAAAGATATAAAAAGAGATGAATTAATTTTATTTTTAAAATCTTGTGGGATAGAATCAACATTAGGGACTTATTGTTTAAGTAACACAACATATTATAAAACTAAATATAATAAGGTTCAACCTAATGCTAAGTTTTTAGAAGAAAATACGATAACATTACCATGTTATCAAGGAGTAAATGTTAAAAAAATATTTAAAAAAATTGAAAAATTTATTCTTAAAAATATATAAAAAATTTTATAACAGTTTATACTTAAACAAAAAATTCAAGTATAATAGGAGTCTTTCTTTAGGAGATTACTTAAATGATAGGTGGGAAAGAGGGAAAAAAGAAGGATTTGGGGAAGGTACATCAGTTTATGATAATGTTTTAATTTTGGGAGATGTTAAAGTAGGTAAAAATTGTTGGATTGGACCTAATGTAGTACTAGATGGAAGTGGTGGATTAGAAATAGGAGATTATTGTTCTATATCTGCAGGAGTTCATATTTACTCTCATCATACTGTTAAATGGTCAACTTCTTTAGGTAAAGAAGAAATAGAACACAATTCAACTAAAATAGGTAATGGTGTTTATATAGGACCTCATAGTGTAGTTCAAATGGGATGTAATATTGAAGATCAATCCGTAATTGGAGCTTTAACTTTTGTTAATAAAAATATTAAAAAAGGTCAAAAATATTATAATAAAATAAAAAAATAATGAATATAGGAGTTTTTGCTTATAATTTTTCACATTGGAAAACCCAAGAAGGAATAAATAATTTAATAATATCAGGTAATAAACCTAAAGTAATACTTGCGGCTAATCCAGTTGAATTAAATTTTTATAAATCAAAAATAAGAATAACACCTAAAGATCTATATTTATCCCATCCTAAAATAATAGCAGAACAGCATGGAATTGATTATAAAGTAGTTGTCCATAATTCTGAAGAAACCCAAAAATTAGTAAAAGAGTATAATTTAGATTTAGGTGTGATATTAGGAGCTAGAATATTAAAACCTATTGCCTTTGAAAGTTTTAATATAGGGGTACTTAATATGCATCCCGGATTATTACCTGAAAATAGAGGTTTAGATAACATTAAATGGGCGGTTTTAGATAATATATCTCAAGGAGTAACAACACATTTAATCGATAAATCAATTGATAGGGGGAAAGTTATTACGAAATCCACAATTAAAGTCTATAAAGATGATACCTTAATTGACTTAAACATTAGAATTCAAAATCTAGAACAAAAACTAATGGTAGACTCTATAACATCACTTAAAGAAAATATACCTACTCAAATTTTAGGGGAAGGTACTTACTATAAATCTGTTCCTGAAGACATAGAAAAAACATTACACCAAAAATTTATAGAATATAAAAATAAAAATGGGAAATAGACCAAAAATTAAAAATAGTACAATTCTAGTTACTGGTGGAGCTGGATTTATAGGAAGCCATTTAGTCGATAGACTATTATTAGAAGGAGCTAAACAAGTAATTGTTATAGATAATATGTTTCTTGGGAATGAAGATAATTTAAAAGATGCTTTTAAACAGGGAGTTATTCTTTATAAAGATGATTGTGAGATATATACTTCTTTAGAATATATATTTAATAAGCATAACATTGATATAGTTTTTAATTGTGCTACAAAACCAATTAATTATACTTTTTTAAACCCGGCAAATGGTTTTCATTGTAACACTAATATTATAGTTAATTTATTAGAACTTCAACGTAAAAATAAATTTAAAACATTAGTACATTTCTCCACATCAGAAGTATTTGGTAGTGCTGTTTATGAGCCTATGGATGAAAACCATCCCTTAAATCCAAAAACAACATATGCTGCTGGGAAGGTAGGTGCAGATAAAGCATTAGAATCTTGGGTAGATAGTTTTGATTTGGATGCCTTTATAGTTAGACCATTTAATAATTATGGTCCTAGACAAAATGCAAAACCACCTTTAGCTGCTGTAATTCCTGTTACTATGTTTAACCTAATTAATAATAAACCCCCAGAAATTTGGGGAGATGGATTACAAAGTAGAGATTTTATTTATGTACATGATACTGTAGATGCTATTATAAAGGTTTATAATAAATTAAAACCAAAGGAATCAGTAAATATATCTACAGATGGTCAAATTACTATTAAAGAAGTTATAGAAGATATCTGTAATATTATGAGAGGGATGGATTATAATGTAAAGGATATAGTTTATAAACCGACTAGAAAAGCAGATGTAGAATGTCATATAGCCAGTAATAAAAAAATAAAATCACTAATTAATTATCAACTTACTGACTTTACATATGGTTTAGGAGAAACTATTAGTTGGTATCAAAACAAATTAAAATGAAACATAAAGTAGGAATAATAGGGTGTGGTGGGATATTCCCTAGACATATAGAAGCAATAGAGGCTAACTCAGATTTTGAATTATCTTCAGTATGTGATATTCAACCATCATTAATAAAAAGCTTAGGAAAGAGATATAAAGTACCTTCTTATACGGATTATAAGGATATGATAGCTGTTGAGGATTTAAATTTTATTGTAATAGCAACCCCAAATTCATTACATAAGGAGCAAGCTATTTTTTCATTAGAGAAAGATTGTGATGTTTTAATAGAAAAACCAGTATCATTTAATATTCAAGATATAAAGTTAATTCAAGATTGTGCTGATAAAAATAAACAAAAAGTATATTGTGTTTTACAAGTTAGATTAAACCCAACAGTTAGTTTAGTGAAAGAAGTTTTAAAAGAGAAATTATTAGGAGAAATTAGAGGATTTTCATTTACACAAAGATGGCAAAGACCTTTAGAATACTTTTCAGGATGGAGAGGACAACCGGATGTAGGAGGTGGTATATTATACGAAACTGCAATCCACTATTTAGATGTCTTACAATATTTAATTGGAAATCCTAAAGAAGTATTATCAACAAAAACCTATACTACTAAACATAAGGATGCTATAATTGAAGATACAGTTTATTCTCTAGTTGATTATGGTAAATTTGGGGGTACTATTGAATCCACAATAGCATCAGAACCCCACAACATAGAAAGTTCTATAACTTTAATGGGTTCTAATGGTTATATTAAAATTGGAGGGAAAGCTCTTAATATTATAGAATCAGCTAATTTTTTAAGTCAAGGATTTAAAAATGAATATAATAAAATATCTAAAAAATATTCTAAGATAAATAAACCTAATTCATATGGCTCATATCAAGGATCATGTCCTAACCATCCTGAAGTTTATCGAAATTTAAATAATTTTAGCTTGGAAGAGACAAATAATGTCATTATTTTGATAGAAGAAATATATAAAAAGTCTAACATACAATATGGAAAGTAAAGAAAAACAAAATATATTAGCAGTATTAGTAAATTATGGAGAGGATCAACTTCAATATCTCCAACAAGTAGTTAGTGAGTTAAAATCGTTTCAAAAATATGAAGTTTTTATTGTTGTAAATAGTAATATAAAACTTGATATACTGGGTATAGATCATGTTAATGTTATTGAATTGGATAATTATCAGTTATTACCATTAACTTGTAAACAAGTTATATGGGACCATAAAGATGATTTTGATGTATTTTTATTTGGTGAAAATGATCATCTATTTAAAGAACATCATATTGACAAATATCTAGAGTATACTAATATTTTACCTAAGAATAGAATAGCTGGGTTAATTCAATATGAAGAAAATGAAATAGGAAAATATTACCCTGCTTATCACGCTCATTATGATTGGAATTATAATAGTGTAGAAGAATATGAGGGTAAAAAATTCGCACATTTTACTAACCTACACCAAGCAACTTTTATTATTACAAAAGAACAACTACATAAAATATGTGAACAATATAACTTTACTCAGTTTTTTGGACAATCAGGATATAGTGTCAAATGTAAAGTTAATACAGACATATATCAATTTTGTGGAATGAAAAAAATGATTTGTATAAGTGAATTTAAAGATAACTTAATACATCATCTTCCCAATATTTACATTAATGGAGAGCAAGGAAGAAATAAATTAGGAAACCATGAAAATAAAATGCAAAAATCAATAAATAAAATGTTATGATAGACTTAGAAGAAAAAATAAATAAATTATATCAAACCCCTTCTGATATAAATGAACATATACCAACAATATTAAAGTATGGTCAAGAATGTGATCATATTACAGAAATGGGGGTAAGAAGTGTTTTATCAACTTGGGGATGGCTAGCATCAGCTCCAAAAACTAAACTTATTTCTTACGATCTATACAACCCATCCAGATGGGGAGGAAATATAAAAGAAGTAGAAGAAACAGCTAAAGCTTATGGACTTAATTTTGAATTTGTAGAAGCTAATGTACTTGAAATTGATATTGAAGAAACTGATTTATTATTTATTGATACCTGGCATCATTATAATCAATTAAAAGCTGAATTAGAAAAACACTCACCCAAAGCAAAAAAATATATATGTTTTCATGATACCACTTCCTATGAACATCACAGTGAACCTACAACATCAGAGAATGGGTTTGGAGATGAATTAGTTTGGGATAAAGGTCTATGGGATGCTGTTACTGAATTTTTAGATGAAAATAAGGATGCTTGGAAGTTAAAAGAAAGATTTACTAATAATAATGGTTTCACTATAATTGAGCGAGTATGAAAATAATATATAGAATATCAGATGCTGGATACAAGAAAGTAAAACCTGACTATATTAATAATGGAGAATGTTTAAAAAATGCTCTCAAAGAATTCACTAATACAGAATGGTCAATAATAGCAGATAATTGTTCTACTAAAACTCTTGATATGGTAAAACACGAAGTGGAAGGTGCTAAAGTACTTCCCTTCTTCCTAAAAGAAGTGTCTATAGGGCATGGGGCAGGAACATTCAATTTAGCTTTAGACGAAGCTCTTACATCTCCTGATGATGAAATTATTTATTTTATTGAAAACGACTACCTACACAAATTTCAATCCCAAAAAGCCCTAGAAGAAGGGTTTGCCCTAGGGGCATCATTTGTTTCTTTGTATGATCATCCTGATAAATATTTAGAGCCCTCACAAGGCGGCAACCCATATTGCGATGGGGGGGCTGAAACTACCAAGGTATACCTAACCAATAGTTGCCACTGGAAGATAACTAATAGTACAACCATGACTTTTGCCGCTAAGGTATCTACCTTAAAACGATGTGAATCCATCTTAAGAAAACACACATCAGGAACCCACCCAAATGATTTTCAAATGTTTCTAGAATTAGGCAATAATAAGGAGTTATTAATTACACCCTTACCAGGTTACTCAACCCATGGAGAAACCAAATGGTTATCTCCTTTAACAAATTGGAATAAAATATGATATCAGTAATTATACCAACATACCAAGAGCCAGGGCATTTAGACGCTTGCATAAAGTCCCTGTACTTAAATCCATCATCGAGAAACAACTTTGAAGTCATAGTTGTGGCTGATGGTTTTTTTGACTTAAATAAATCAGTAATTAATAAGTATCAAGAGCTTGAAAATAATTTTAAAGTACTCAATTTACAAAAGAACCAAGGGCTTTCAGTCGCCACCAACCTAGGAGTTTATAACTCAACTCACGAAACCATATTGGTGGTTAATGATGATAATATATTTCCGTCAAACTGGGATACAGTCATAAGTCAAGAACTGCAACCAAAATCAGTCTTAAGCTTGAACCAAATTGAGCCCCAACCCTCAATATTTCCTCAGTTTATCATTAAAGATTTTGGACGCGACCCAGCAATATTCAACATTGGTGAGTTTCAAGAGCAGGAAGTACTTCTAAGGGAAAATAAAATCACAGATGAAGGTTCCACACTTCCTTTTGCGATGAATAAACATGACTTTTTAGCTCTAGGCGGGTGGGACGAACTCTACCCTTCCCCACACGTGGTTGACTGGGACTTTTTTCTAAAGTGTGAATACTGGGGGCTCAAAATGCAAAGGACATACAACTGTAACTTTTATCATTTCGCCGGAGCCGCCACTAGAAGTAATTCTGAACAAAATTCAGAAAGTTCAAAAAAAGAGGCTATGGCTCATTCCTTCTTTAATAATAAATGGGGTTCTCCAGCGCACCATAACCACAACAATAATAGTAAAATGCTTCCATCAATGAGATAAATTGTTAATAACTATTGACTTTTATCCTTGATGTTATTCTAGTTCTATGCTATATTAATAATTTCCTTCTTATAGTGGAAAGAATATACCCTAAAACATACAATATATAACGATGCAAATTAAAGTTAAGAAAAGAAATGGAAGATTAGAAGAATTTAATGTGGATAAAATTAATGCAAGCTCACTAAGAGCCTGCGAAAACATAGAAGATGTGTCAGCTAGTGAAATAGTTCTTGACGCCCAACTTCAACTCTTTGATAAGATAACTACTAGGGAAATTGACCAAGCCTTAATATTATCAGCTAGAGAAAAAATCGAAAAAGAACCAAACTATTCTTTTGCGGCTGCAGGTTTATTATTAAACAATTTATATAAAGAAGTATTCAACGAAGGGGTAGACTCAGATACATTTAGATTACAATATAGAAAAAGCTTTATTCAAAATACTAAAAAGTTAGTTAAAGAAGGCAGGCTTGACCCTAAATTGTTAGACTTTGACCTAAATATGTTGTCAGAATCTATAAGAATAACTAGAGATAAGAACTTAAAATATTTAGGAGCTCAAATATTGTACGATAGATATTTTATTAGGCTGGACAACAAAGTAATGGAAACTCCTCAATCTTTTTGGATGAGGGTAGCAATGGGCCTATCGATAAACGAAGAAAATAAAAACGAAAAAGCTATAGAGTTCTATGACTTAATTAGTTTATTACTCTATACTCCATCTACACCCACATTATTTAACAGTGGAACCACACACTCCCAATTAAGTTCTTGCTATTTGAACACTTTTGATGATAGTATAGATGGAATATTTGACGGAGCATGGCAAGAAGCTAGGAAGTCTAAATTTGCCGGAGGTCTAGGCCTAGATGTCACCCCTTTCAGATCCACAGGATCTCACATTGAAGGAACTAACGGAATCTCTAGCGGGTTAGTTCCATGGCTTAAAATATTTAACGACTTACTTGTAGCCGTCAACCAAGGAGGTAAAAGACCTGGAGCTGGTTGTGCATACTTAGAGCCATGGCACTTAGATTTTGAAGACTTCCTTAACTTAAGGAGGAACACCGGAGACGAAAGGCTTCGATGCCACGACATGAATACCGCAGCCTGGATACCCGATGAATTTATGAGGCGAGTTCAGAGCGAAGATGATTGGTATTTCTTTGACCCAAAAGACACTAAAACAGAAGACGGAAAGACACTACACAATAGGTTTAGTAAAGACTTTGATAAGCACTACTCAGAAATGTGCAAGTCGGCTGAAGCAGGATTAATTAAAAATTTCAGAAAAATAGCGGCAAAAGATTTATGGAAAAAAATGCTCAAAGTTTTGTTTGAGACCTCACACCCTTGGTGTACATTTAAAGATCCATGTAATATTAGATACACAAATCAACATGAAGGTCAGGTTCTTAGCTCTAACTTATGCACTGAAATAACTCTACACACCAAACCCTCAGAATATAGCAAGGGTGAAAAAACCAAGATAGGAGAAACAGCTGTTTGCAACTTAGGCTCTATTAATTTATTGAATCACATGAAGGAGGCCTCATCTCACGGTGAAAATAATCATACATTAGATTATGATAGGTTGAAAAATACAATACACACGGCGATTCGAATGCTAGATAATGTAATAGATATAAATTATTATCCTACCAGGGAATCTAATAATTCAAACCTAAAGCATAGACCTATAGGTTTAGGTATAATGGGAATGCATGATGTACTTCACAAGCAAAACATCATAATAGACAGCGATGAAGCTGCTGAATGGAACGACAAGTTTTATGAATTTTACTCATGCGAAGCAATTTATGCAAGCTCAATATTGGCGGAAGAGAGAGGATCTTACGAAACTTTTGATGGGTCACTCTGGAGTCAAAATATTCTTCCGATTGATTCCTACAATAACTTAATGGTTTATAAAGGTAAACAAAAAGTATCTAAAGCATCTGTTACCGGCAAGCCTCTAACTGGCCATGGTCAAACACTTAAAGACTGGGGTAAAGTCAGAGCTCATGTTGCTGAATTCGGAATGAGGAACTCTAACGTAATGGCTATTGCTCCCACAGCAACTATAGGATATATTAACGGAGTAGAGCAAAGTATAGAGCCTAATTTCTCTGTGCTTTTTGTATACGAGAATAAGAGCGGTAATTTTTATATAACAAACCCTCATTTTGTAAACGACATGAAAGAACTTGGGTTATGGAATTCAGAAATATCTAATATGGTTAAGGACGCTGACGGAGACTTATCATTGTTAAATGAATTCATCCCTGAGGATATTAAAAATAAATACAAAACAGCATTTGATAGAGATATGATGAAACTCGTAGAAGTAAATGCTCGTAGGCAAAAATGGATAGATCAAGCTGTAAGTTTTAATTTGTACAACAGCTCAACCTCCCTTAAATATCTAAATGATATATACATGAAATGCTGGGAGTCTGGTCTAAAAACTACTTACTACCTAAGGAATAGGGCCGCAAGTAAAATCGAAAAATCAACCGATCAAAAACCTGCATCTGCCTGCAGTATTGAATCTATGAAAAATGGAGAACCCTGCGAGTCCTGCCAATGAATAGGTACTCAGGGGTTGGCTTAATATGTAATGGCAAAATTCTCCTATGCAAGAGGTCGGAGGGTACTAAAGAAAACCCATTACCATTTGGTGGGTTTTGGTCAATTTTTACAGGTTCAATAGAGAAGAACGAAGGTCCAATATCCTGTGCTGCAAGAGAAACTAAAGAAGAGTCTGGCATAAATTTAAAAATTCAAGACATTAAATATGTAAAAACATTATATGAGGAAGACTCATTATTGCACGTCTATATGAGCGAGATTAAATCAGAGGTAATTCCCGATTTAAACGAAGAGCATACTGACTTTGTCTGGACAGACATAAAATTACTAGATTCATTCCCCCATAAACTAGATGACAAAATAGTTGAATGTGTTAAGAAATACCAAAGAAATAAGTATTAAGTAGAAAATAATATCAACAATAAGTGTATTTTATTTAAATGAAAAAAGTACTAGTTACAGGAATAACAGGTCAAGATGGAAGTCACATGTGTGACTACTTATTAAAATTTACTGATTTTCAAATATTTGGAACAGTAAGAAGACTTAGCGTAAAAAATCACGAAAACATAGAACACCTAGAAGGGAACCCTAGGTTTCATATTTTAGACATGGATCTAAACGATGCTCACAGTATAAGAGATGTTATTCTAGAGATTCAGCCAGATTACTTTATTAATTTCGCCGCCCAATCATTTGTGGCTGGTAGCTGGAAATATCCCATACAAACATGGGAAACCGATTCTAATGCAGTATTACATATACTTGAATCAATCAGGAGATTCGCACCACACTGCAAGTTTTATAATGCAGGGTCCTCAGAAGAGTTTGGAGATGTTGAATACTCGCCTCAGGACGAGAAGCACCCCCTTAACCCACAATCCCCATATGGAGCAGCTAAATGTGCCGCTAGGCACCTAGTCAGGGTCTATAGGGAATCGTATAAATTATATGCGGTGCAAGGCTGGCTTTTCAATCACGAGGGTTCTCGCAGGGGCTTAGATTTTGTAACTAGAAAAATAAGCAACGGTGTGGCTAAAATAAAACACTCAATAGAGAAAAACAATCCTATTCCTAAATTAAAGTTGGGAAACCTTGATGCTCGTAGAGATTGGAGTGATGCTGAGGATTTCATGGATGGAGTATGGCTGATGCTAAATCTAAAAGAACCTAAAAATTATGTACTAGGCAGTGGAGAAATGCATACCGTCAGAGATTTTATTTTAGAATGTCTTAGTTTAGCATCAATAGAGTATTTAATTTCAGGGAATGGTTTGAGTGAAAAAATTAAGCTCAAAGATGGCACGGTCATAGTCGAGGTTGATGAAAAATTCTACAGGCCCGCAGAAGTTCACGAGCTTTGCGGAGACCCTAAACTAGCTGAAACTGAAATTGGATGGAAAAGAAAGACTGACTTTAAGGGCTTAGTAAAAAAAATGTATGAAAATGATTATCGCTTAGTATCATCTAAGTGAAAAAAGTTTTAATTTGCGGGTCCAGAGGTATGGTGGGCTCTTCAATTTTTGAAACGTTAAGCAAATCAGAAAACTATAACCCAATTCATTGCTCTAGAAATGAAGCAGATTTTTGCGATTTAAATTCAGTAAATTCATTCTTCAGTCACGTAAAGCCAGACATTGTTGTAAATTGTGCCGCAAAAGTTGGCGGGATTTATGCAAACAAAGAATACCCTGCAGATTTCATAAAAGATAATTTATTAATTAATTTAAACATAACCGAATCCTGCCTAGTTAACAAGGTTAGTAGATTTATAAACCTCGGAAGCTCTTGCATATATCCCAGAGATTCAATCCAACCCCTGAAGGAAGAATACTTACTAACAGGTCCTCTGGAAAAAACTAACGAAGCTTATGCTCTCGCTAAAATAGCAGGTGTAGAAATGTGCAGGCATTATAGAAACCAGCACGGGGTATACTTCCACTCACTAATGCCTACTAATTTATATGGCAAAAATGATAATTATCACCCTGAAAATTCACATGTCCTCCCAGCTCTAATAAGAAAATTTGATGAAGCTAAAAATAACAACAAAGACTATGTTCAAATGTGGGGCACAGGAAAAGCTAGGAGGGAATTTATGCACGCCAGTGATTTAGCTATGTGCATATTATTTCTATTAGACAAGGAGAGCCTACCAGATATAATTAATGTAGGTACTGGGTCCGACATTACGATCTCTGAATTAGCTTTACTTGTTAAAGAAGTGGTAGGCTTCACGGGAGACATACTTTACAACTTGAGTACTCTAGACGGAACGCCAGTTAAAAGACTTGATACATCCATAATTAATTCTATGGGATGGAGTCCCAGCATCACAATAAAAGAAGGTCTAAAGAGTACTTATGCAGATTTTCTAGACAATAAATCTTCTGGAAAACTTAGGCTTAAATAATTAGTGTATTTAATATTAAGATGAATAAAAAGACATTAAAGGATTATGAGCTTGAAGCTCCCGAGGTGCCTAGCAATACATGCCCCTACATTGACTTCGTTCAAGAAATAATTAAGGAAATTCAAGCAACTAGCTCTTCTTCTTTTTCCGAAAATAAAGCAGAGCTAGCCGACTCAATGCTTGAGCTAGTTAGGTACTCAAATGAGTCTCTAAGGCGAAGCTCTCACTATTGGTACAATAAATTCAAGTCTAATTTAAATAAAAAATAGAAAAAGTAAAACAAAACATTTATAATATTTTACATATTATAATAAAATGCCTAATGAAAAATCCTTAGGAGTCGTCTGTTGCTACTTCAATCCATATAATTATAAATCAAAAAAAGACAACTTTCTTGTTTTTTTTAAAAAAACATCTAGGCAAGTTAATAATTTATTAGTAGTTGAGTTAATTTACAAAAACCAAAAGCATTCACTACCAAGTGAAATCAATAGCCTTAAAGTATATTCAGACCAAATTCTATGGCATAAAGAAAATCTACTTAACATAGGAATATCCAAACTCATCTATCAGGGTTATGAGAATATAGCATGGCTCGATGCGGATGTCATATTCAATAATAGCCACTGGCCTGGAGAAACTGTCGAAAAGTTACAAAGAAGCAACTTATGTCAACTTTTCTCTACATCCAGGCAGTATATAAGCAAGGATGACTCAGTATACAGAGACGGGTGTGTCAAATACTGGAAGATATCCGGAAACACACAGTCAATTAACACAGTATACAAAACTGGCTATGCATGGGCATCTAAATCTTCCATACTACAATCCTGCAAACTGTATGACAAAGCCATACTGGGAGGAGGAGATAGTCTACTATGGAATGCTTCATTCTCTAAGGGGTTTAATCTATATGGAATAATGCAAAACCACCCCATACTAAAATTAAGGCTACCTTCATATTTTCAGGATTATTTCAACTGGTCTAAAGAGTGGGGTGAATTAATAAAGGGTAAGGTAGATTGTAATGATGATACAATCTCTTCACTACATCATGGCAGAATTAAAAACAGGAAATATATCAAGAGGTATGAACTATTAAAAAAACATGATTACTGCCCTATAGGCGATACCTACTATGATGAATCTATACTCAAATGCAATAATAAAAAACTAACAAATGACATCAATAAATATTTTTTTTACAGGAACGAGGATGATAAATTATTTAGATTTAAATTTTAATAATTAACATCGTAGTTATCCCTATCCCCGAACACGAAAGCTAAGCCCAACTTAGTTACTCCCTTACCGATTGAAAGGGTTGAGTTCATTACTGTCATAGCTCTAGAAATAAAAAGCAAAGTTAATCTAAATGCTGAATTTGAAAATAGCAGCCCTCCTACATTTAAAATAATGTTACTCATCAATATAAAATTACACTAAAATTAAAAAACTAAATTGAAAATATACACTTTTTTTACACCATCTCATGAAATTTTCTTCAGCGACTGGTTTTTACCTACCGCATCTATTGAATATGAGGTTCACCATTTAATGGACCCCGATCAGCCCTGCCCCTCAGGATCTTATGGAAAAGCTGGCTGGAAAAAAACTCAATACAAAAAAGTTTCATACTGGAAGGAGGCTATTGATAACAATATAGGCGATACCATAATATGCTCAGACGTAGATATTCAATTCTTAAAAAAAACAAAGCCCTTCCTTATTAAAAAAATTAAAAAGTTTGACATACTATTCCAGTCCAATAATACAAAAAACGAAATATGCTCAGGATTTTTTATATGCAAATGCTCTGCCAGAGTTTCAAAATTCATGGATATTGTGCTTAATAAATTGAAAGAATCTATTAATATTCCAGGAGCGGGAGAGCAGCACATCATGCAGTTATTACTGAAAGATAAAAGTCTGTGCAATCTTAACTACGGAACACTACCCAGAAATAGATTTTGGAGTCCTGGCTTTAAATATAAAAACCTCAAAACCCTAGACATTTGCTCCAAAATAATGGTCCACCATGCCAACTGGACGGAAGGTGTAGAATTAAAACTAGATCAATTAAATCATGTAAAAAATTCTCAATTAATAAATGCCCAACAAGAGAAAAAATTAAAACCAAACTCAATAAAACTAAACAAAGCGGATAAGTCTTCTACTAGGATAGCCTTATGTATGTCATCTCTGCTTAGAAATTTCAGCGAATCTTCTTACTCCTATATTGCTAGAATCATAAACAGCTTACCAGACAATACCGACTTCATCGGCAATTTTCCAGACAAAAACACAAGCAAAAGTAGCATCAAAGCATTAAAAAAATTAAAACCTCTATTTAACAGGTTTGAAATAAAATTCCAAAAAGACCCAGAATTTTCAAAAAAGGAGCTATCAATGGATCAAAACATGTGCAGGCAGAGGCATGGAATTGAAGGCAATCTAAACCAGTGGAGCTCGATGAAGCAGTGCTGCTCAATGATAGAAGGTATAGAATCCCAAGAAGGCTTTGAGTATGACTGGGTCATATGGTCCCGGCCAGACTTACATTTTTTTAATTCACTGGATAACATATCGAACTTAAGTAATAAAAACATCTATTTTCCCGCGCACGACAACCACCTCATGGGTCTTAATGATAGATTTTGCATGGGGAGTTCAGCAAATGTCAAGAAAAGAATGAATATTTTAGATTTTTTCTTGAATGAATGGTATGAGTGGAGCTTAGAAAATTCGAGCCAATTAACATGGAGTAACATACATAACGAGTTTCAATGGAATCCCGAATTAGTATTAAAACATTATATTAATAAATTAAAATTAAATGATAAAAAAATAAATTTATGCTTTGGCAAACTCAGGGAGAATTTCCTAACCATAGTTCCCTTCTGGCACTCGATACATGGATCTACATTAACCGGCCTACATTGTGGCGAAGATATAGTAAATTTTGAGGTTTTAAATAAAATTCAAACATTCCACCAATACAAAACCTCAATGAATGGACTATGGCATGCTGTAAATATACTGGAGGATACATCCCTTATGCGAAACTTTCCAGATATCAATGCAAAGATTCTAGGTTCTCACTCAATAGAGGGTAAATTAATAGATAAAGAATTAATCAACCCACAGAGCTTCATTAAATCAATTCTTAGATCTATAGATAATAAAATATTAAATATTAAATATTAATATGAATTTACCTGAATACATAAAGGAGGCTAAAAAAAACTGGAAACTTAATTATCATTACAAAAAAGCCCAACCGTCTTATTTTAATAAAAAACCAGTAACAAACGATAAATTCATTGATCCTAGTATATCTAGGTATCTCGAAAAGGTAAAATTGTTTAATCACTCAAGCTCATACGTATCATATTGCGAAGATATTTCAATCCTAGCATTAAACAATTGCGGCTCCTGCTTAATAAGCAACATAGGGGTCAAAAAATTTACAGATATTTCCTCCAAGTACGACCTTGAGATTCCGGAGGTTAAATACACAAAAATAGTTAAACATAAGTCAGTATTACTATCTATGGATTCTAGCTGCAATTACTTCCATTGGATATGTCAAGTGATTCCCAGGTTGAAACTTTTAATTAACGACGGAGTAGATCTCTCCACGATAAAAACTTTCTTAATACCCCCAATTAAGGGGCCCTTTGTAATTGAAAGCTTGAAAAGAATAGGTATATCAGAGAATCAGCTAGTCGAGCAAGAAAAAGGCATAAAATATATATTCAAAAATATAATTATACCCAGCGAGCCTAACCGACATATACATATAACAGACTGGTCTATTGAATTTATAAATAATTTATTTAAAACAAATAAGAAATGTAAATTTAAAAAAATATATATACATAGACAAAAAAATAAAGGAGGAGGAATATCAAATCAAACTGAACTATATAGTTATTTAAATAAACTTAATTACAAAAAGGTTATTTTAGAAAACTTAACCATCCTAGAGCAGGCTGCTATTTTTAAGAGCGCTGAAATTATAATTTCCCCACATGGGGCAAGTCTGGCAAATTTAATTTTTTGTAAACAAAATACCAAGATAATTGAACTGTTTAGTTTTAATTTTTTCTCTCCGCTTTATTGGAACATATCTAACCTTCTAAACTTAGACTACCATTATGTTAAAAGTTCAAGCCCTCTCCACAATAAAACACCCTCTAGGAAGAATCTTATTGATGTCAATATTAAAACTCTATCAACATTCATACACTAACTACAGTTAATGTGTATATATAATATCAATGAGCCCTCAAATAAAATCCAGCAAAATTAACGAAAGCGAAACAATCGAGTTAGATGGTCACTCCATATACATAACATCAATCCTAAAAGAAACTGATTTATCTCTAGATAGTTTACTAATACCTAAAAAAGTAAAACCTCAAGAGCTCTATTCCCCATTAAGATGTAAAAAATTTACAGCAGATCCATATTCTATATCTTATTTCCTAGCTAAAGACTAAAAATATTTAATTTTTCAGGCAAAGAAACCCTTTAAAGTGTATGTATAATACATGGCTAACTCCGAAATATACTTAAAAGACGATTCACTTAATTCTTGGTCCCCGTTATCATTTTCATACATAAGCTCAGAATTAAACAACATAAACGCTAACGTTAGCGGTTTGAACCAGAAGCTAAATGACAACATTAGCGGAGTCAATGCTAACATTAGCGGCTTGAACCAGAAGCTAAATGACAACATTAGCGGAGTCAATGCTAACATTAGCGGAGTTAATTCTGCGGCTACCGTCAAAAGGCTTACGTCTGCTGGCGATTTCACTTCTGGCCCCTCAATTCTTTATGGAGTTCAAGCTAGCGTAACTGGCAATGCCTCTATGAATGAAGTCATAGTTATAAAAAATAATACGCAAGGAATAATAAAATTCACAGTTCCAACTTCAGGGGCGGCAAATTTTGACTTCACTCCAAGTGTCGGAATGAATTTTGATGGCAAAATAGCCTTATACACAACAGTGGTTGCCAATCAAGGCCTTTCGGTCTGTGCGGTCTATAAAGGTTAGAGTTATTACATTTAAGTCTTGACTTCTTTTGCATTTTGCATTATCATAATGTGATCTGATTATTCAATCATAACGATATATACAACATGGAAACAAAAACCGGAGAACTTTTAACTAAAAATATTGCAGGGGTAAATAGAATTTTACCACATAAACATAAGTTTGCATGGGACCTTTTCTTAAAAAGTTGCGCAAATAACTGGATGCCTACCGAGATTTCCATGCAAGACGACATAAAACAATGGAAAAATAATGAAATTTCTGAAGATGAGAAACTACTTGTTAAGCGCTGCCTTGGGTTTTTTGCTGGATCTGAGTCTCTTGTTGGTAATAATCTTTTGCTTAGTGCCTTCAAATATGTTACGGATGCTGAGTGCAGGCAGTACATACTTCGTCAAGCTTTTGAAGAAAGCCTTCACAACCTCACGGTAGTATATATCTGCGATAGCCTAGACCTTGATGTAGAGGAAGTATTTAATGCCTACGAAACAATACCAAGCATAAAAGCTAAGGATGACTTCCTTATGGGTATAACTAACGACCTAGGTAGGTCAGATTTTAACCCAGAAACTAAGTCGGGCAAGCAAGAAATTTTAAGAAACTTCTTGACTTATTGGATCGTTTGTGAAGGAACTTTTTTCTTTAGCGGATTCGCTATGCTCCTAGCTTTAGGTAGACAGAACAAGCTTCAGGGTATATCAGACCAAATTAAATACACCCTTAGAGACGAAAGTTCTCATATCGCATTTGGTACATATTTAATAAACACATTAATAGAACAAAACCCATCTATTTGGACAAAATCAATACAAGAAGAATTCGTAGAGCATATCAAAAAAGCTGTCGAGCTTGAAATAGCTTATGCTCATGATGTACTTCCAACTGGAATACTGGGTCTAAATGCAGAAATGTTTGTGGACTATATGCACTACATAGGTAACAGGAGGCTTGAGGCTATTGGTTTAGATTACAGATTTCCTAGCGATAAAAATCCTTTCCCTTGGCTAGGTGAAGTTGTTGATGTTCAAGCTATGGGTAATTTTTTCGAGAGGAGGGTTAGAGAATACCAACAAAGCGGCTCCCTTGATGATGATTTTTAATTCTTTATGAAATAAATTATGTGTATATATACTTTATGCCACAAGAATGCTCAGAGCCTGCCGGCGATCTAGATCATGTTTTCGTCAAAAAAGGAGACTCTCTCTTAAAAAAGACTAAAGAAACCAAAAACAAAAACATCCTACCTGAATATATTTTAAAAAATTTAACCATAACAATAGGGAAACTAGACAGGAGTTAAGTTTTAAATAAGTTATGGAAGCTTTAAGCCTAAATAAATCTTTAATAAATAAAGAAATAGAATTCATAGATAAAGACGACTACAATTCAGACGAAGAATATTATGTAGCCATACAGGATAAAATATACGATAGTGATTACAGGTGGCTTGGAATGTATGATAATGATTTCCATGATCAGATACTTCAATTCGCTAAGATTAAGTTTGGAAAAGAGAAGCAGCTGCTAGTAGAAACAGACACGTCTGACTGCCCAGATACATCATCCGAGCTAGATTATAAATTCGATGACTCAGATTATGGCGAAAATTTTGGCTTAAAATTTAACTCGTCTTCCAAAAAGTGGAGCACTTATCAGTTTGATTTTTTTGATGGAAGCTTCGGCAAACCTATACATTTCGAAAAGTTAGGAATAGGTAAAGATTTCCCCAGTGTCGGCATAGATGTTGAAGGTGAAGACTTCAAGGCTGAAAGTTCGATCATTTATGTCGGTGAAGGCGATATACCTGTAATGGCAATTAATGGCAAGAATATAATTAGCCATGTTGAAGTTGTAGTCCACGGAAATAGCTCCAAATGGGAGCTAGATTCCCCGGGAATTTCTTTAGACGACGAAGGTTTGCCTAATGAGGCTTTCGAAAGGAGTCCAAAATCCTGCAACGAGGAATAAATTTTATGGCTGACTTAATAGACGTAATTAGCAATGAAGACCTTCTTAGGTATTCCGCAAAAAAAAGCTCAATGGTAAAAGTAGGAGATGCCGTATCCCAATCAGAGGAAAGAGTATACAGTCCAGACCAAAACGACAAATTTTTCTTACTAGGAGGCGCCCAAAAAAACGACCCTGAAGAAAAAACAGTGCTATCAAAGTTTGAATATGATTGTCATGCTAAATTACCATTCCTCGGAAAGCTTGGGTCAATAGGTGAAAATGGAAAATTTCCACACTTGGCTGAATATGCAAGCATCCCAAGCAGCATTCCCGAAGATAAGAAAGTTGAATGCTTCGGACCCAATCACGACAAGGAAGTTTCCATATCTGACTCAACATATTTATCTATAGGGCCGTCAGCCTTAACTCCAAGCACTAACCCTGGCCCGGAATGTGATGCTAGAATCTTCGCAAAAGAAATACATGTTAAAAATGGAAGTGTTTCTTTTCCCAATTTAGAAAGGATAGAAGCTGGAAATGTAGCATTTCATCAAGATAAAAGCAATGCATTTTATTACGATGGCACAAAAGTTCACATCTACCCGTCCGACTATAAGAGAAAAATAAACATACTGCCAGCAAGAAAAGACTTCGACAGGGAAGAATCAAGCTCCGCCTCATCTCAAGATGTAGCTCATTCAGATCAAACTAGAATTTGTGTTCATTCCGTAATCAAGAGGTCAAATCAAAGCCAATACTCAACGGATGACTTTTCTAATTTAATTCAAAAAAAGTAATCAATGAGAGAAGAATTTACTAATATGAGAGACCTCGAAGGAGAGGGTGGTAGGTATTTTTTATCTAAAGACAAAGATATCATAAGCGTTAGCCATAAACCTAAATTTAATTCGGTTGCCGCCTGCAATCTATTGTTAGACAAGGACTCAGATTTTGCTGAAGGGGGCATAAAGGATCAAGAAATGTATCACGACTTCACAAACTTAGATGGGTCGCTGCATATACCAGACCTTACCATAGGCTACGAACCTCACGACCAGCCATTTGAAGGAATTTACATCAAGAGTGATAGTATAACCATCCCTAACAGGTACATAGGTAAAGAGGGATCCCTAATAGAGATTAATACTCAAGGTGGCGATGTTGTATTAGGTTCAGCGATTCAATCAGACCAAATAGTCTCTGATGATGGAATAGAGGAAGGTTTAAATATTTATTTACATAAAGCAAAAGTTTCTTTTCCTGATTGGGATAAATTCCTAGAAGTAGATAACTATTTAGATAATACTACAGAGCCCTGCAAGGATTCAACTTATGGAATTTCATCTGATAACTCGTGCCAAATTTGCCACAGAAGAGCAGTGAAGGCTCGCAATCAAGAGGGTGACCGTATTGCTAGATACTGCAATGAAGGGATATTTTTCCTTAGCAGCAGCCATACTGAAGCGGGTAGTCAAGCAAATTTTTCTGTATCTTTTCCTGAAGGAGTTACTAATAAACCTTGGATCCCTGCCGACCCTACAACATACGAAGAACAAAAGGCATCGTTGGAAACCGAGCATGACATTCATAGCTTTGAGGAGTACGAATTTTACATTCAACTTTTGCAAGGAGGCCCTGAGGTTTTTTACAACAATCAAGACGAGCTTGCGTATGTTCCCTTTATATCCTTATATCAAGAATGCGAGCCCATAATACAGGAGGAAGTAATGACCTCCGGGCAAGACTTTCAATGGATAGACGTGCCTTCAGATGACCCAAATTGGGGTAGAGGATTGTATCTAGACGGAACATTTAAAGGTTTTGATTTTAAAATATATAACAATGAAGGAGTGGAGGTTCAATCAGGAGATCCTTATGAAGTGAGCCTGGAAGGTTTTTTTGTAAAATCCAACGAAGAGTCTGATGGTACGTTCAGAATAGAAATAGAATATATCTGCAATGAAGATATAATGAATCATCCCACAGAATTAACAGATGTCTGGTTTCAACGCGGAGGACCCCACCAAGGGACCGCCCTAAATGAAACCATCACTTGGTCAGTCAATCACCAAAACAACTCGATAGACTTTGTCAACTCAGTCACAACTAATCCATTAAATTATAACATCAAAATTTGGTATGGAGATTATGGAAGAACGGACAACACTTCAGACTTGCGAGACAACTGTGATGATATGAATCCAAATACAGCATATGACCTCTGCCTTGAAACCTGCAAAGTTGAGCCTGCAAGTCAATATCCTCACTCCCAATACTGGCTACAAAGCTGCTGGGATAACAACTTAAGATCCGACTCTTCATTTGACTGTAAATGCGGAGGGTTAGACAAAAATAATCTAAGTATACCTTGCGGCTGGAAAGCTTTAATGAATGCTTGACTTATTTCTCAAAGTATGCTAGCATATTTTGATGTCTTTAAATAAAAAGCAAATAGTATTAAGAATAATAACTCCTCCAAAATCAATCAAGGGTCCATTCTGGAGTAGGGAATATAAAATGCTCAAGGACTTAATGGCTCTATACCCTAATATAGAGTTCTGGGAAAAGGTTCAATTCAAACAAGACTGGGACTCCTTGATTGTTTTGAAATCAGATTACGGAAAATATTTACTTGATAAAAAATACAAAGAGTTCCATTATGTACTTCCAAAGCCTGACAAAATAATCTTGACAGATAAGTCTGGAGATGATATACTCATAGAAGTAAAACCAAAAACAATCAGAAGTTTCTTATTATGAGTTCAACATTAGATCAAATAAATAAATTCTTAGACAATAAGGATAATAAAAAATACCACTTCAATCACTTCAACGAAGAAGACTATAAAATACCGAGTGGAAGCTTGAATTTAGACTTAGCCTTAGGCGGAGGATTACCTTCCGGAGCTCACAGATTCACAGGAGTAAACGAAGGAGGCAAGACAAGCTGTGCTTTATCTGTAGCTAAAAATTTCCAGAAACATTTCGGCAACAAAGGAATGGTTGTCGTAATAAAAAGCGAAGGTAGACTGAGCAAGGAAATGCTAGCTAGGTCTGGACTAGACCTAGACCCTGAGAAGTTCTTCGTATTTGATTGCAATATTTTCGAAAAAGTTTTCGAACTTATACGAGATTTAGTTTTTAATAATGATGACGGCAAGAGGTATATGTTTATTGTCGATAGTGTAGATGCATTATGCAGAATGAACGATATGGATAAGCCATTTTCAGAAAGTGAACAGGTTGCCGGCGGAGCTTTAGTAACTTCCGTCTTCCTTAAAAAAATGGTCCTGCCTATTACCAAAATGGGACACATGATGATACTGACATCTCAGGTTAGAGTCGAGGTTTCATCTAACCCTTATGCATCTAGAGGTGGACCAAAAGCAAAACAGGCTGGAGGTAATGCTATAAAGCACTATGCAAATTTCATTTTGGAATTTGGAGAAAGATACACCAGTGACATAATGTGGGAGAATCCATCAGCCACAAGGATTGAAGACAAGGGTAACCCTATAGGTCATTATTGTAAAATAAAATTCAGAAAAAGTATAAACGAAAAAACCGGAGCAGAAATCAGATACCCAATTAAATACGGAAGAACAAACGGTAATTCGATATGGAGAGAGAAAGAAATAATAGATATGTTATACCTGTGGGGATTCATAGAGAAAAAAGGGGCATGGATATCTATAGATGAAGAAATGTTAAAAGAAATAAGAGAAAAAAAATTAGAATGCCCTGATAAAATTCAAGGTGATTTGAAATTATTAAACCTACTAGAATCTGATGGAAAATTGAAAGACTTTTTTTACTATACTATAAATAAAATCTTTGAAAATGAAAAAAAATAAAATATTCATATCAATAGCTAGCTATAGGGATGCAGAGTTAATTCCAACGATAGAAAATTGCCTTAAAAATGCAAAGAATCCAAGGAATCTAGTTTTTGCAATCTCAAACCAATTCAAAGCTGAAGATAAGATTAATGATTTAAGTAAATACAAAAAAAGAAAAAGCTTTAAAATAATTGAAACTAACTATAAAGATAGTTTAGGGGTATGCCATGCTCGACATCAAATACAAAAACTATACGACGGAGAAGAGTACTATTTTCAGCTAGACTCACACCATAGATTCATTAAAGATTGGGATCTAAAGCTTAAAGAAACTTTAAACCAGCTTAAAAAAGAAGGAAGTAAAAAACCCCTACTATCATCCTACCTACCCTCATACGACCCAGACATTAAAGGAGAGAAAAGGCTTGACGATGTATGGAGAACATACATCGATAGGTTTATGCCGGAAGGTCCCATATTTATTTTCCCAGAGACAATTAATAACTGGGAAGGCTCTTCCCCAGAGAGAGCTAGGTTCATTAGTGGTCATTTTATATTTACTCTTGGTTTGTTTTGCGAGGAAGTTCCATACGATCCTAAATTATACTTTCATGGAGAAGAAAGCTCTTTAAGCACTAGGGCATATACTTGGGGTTATGATCTATTCCATCTCCACAGACCCTGGGTTTGGCATCACTACACCAGGGAGGGCAGGTCTAGGCATTGGGATGATGTAGATAAATGGGAAAAATTAAACAAAGATAGTTTCACTAGATACAGAAAGCTTCACGGTATGGATTCCCTCAGAAGGCAGCATATACCTAAGTATGGGCTCGGAAAAGTTAGATCGCTTAAGGATTACGAGCAATACTCCGGGATACGTTTCAAAGATAGAAAAATTCAACAATTCACTATAGATAGAAAGCCTCCCCCCGTTCCGTTTTCCATTAAGTCTCAATACGAAAAAAGTTTTGTGTCTGACTTTAAGTATTGTATCGATGTTCATAAACCTACATTTACTGAAAATGATTATGATGTATGGGTTATTGCATTTAAGGATAAAAACGGAAAAGAAATGGTAAGGCTAGATGCATCAGAAGATGAAGTTAAAAACTTACTAGAGGATAATCCTAAAGACGAATTTGTCAGACTGTGGAGAAATTTCGAAGCTTCAGAATTACCTAAATCATGGCTAATTTGGCCTCACTCTAAATCTAAAGACTGGATGCCTATAATAGAGGGAGTTATACCTAACTAAGTGAAAACCATATTAGTCCACCTTCCAGCTTATAGAGAGCCAGAATTGATTCCCACCATCAAGAGTGCTCTAGAAAATGCGGAATTTCCAGAGAGAATACACTTTGGTATATGCAGGCAGTTCTGTGAAGAAGATGGCTTTGATAATTTAGATGAATACAGGAAAGATGATAGATTTAAAATTTATGACATGCCCTATAAGGAAGCTAAAGGATTGGCTACGGCTAGAGCAATCATCAACGAAGAACTCCTAACAGATGAAGACTTTGTCTGCCAATTAGACTCGCATCACAGGTTTAATAAAAACTGGGACAGCACTCTGATTGGGTGGCACGAAGACTTAACGAGCGAAGGTCACAATCCAATTATAGGAGGATACCTGCCATACTACAATCCATTCAATGACCCCGACGAAAGAGTTCAAGAGCCTTGGCTTTCAGAGGCGGCATGCTTTTACCCTCATAACACCATCTTTATCCGCCCTACTGGAGTTAGGGATTGGAAAGATTTAAAAAAACCTTATCCCGCTAGATTCTTAAGTGGTCACTTTGCATTCGGAACTAATCAGTGGGCTAAAGATGTCAAGCACGATAGGGATATTTTTTTTGCGGGTGAAGAATTAAATTTAAGTGTTCGCAGCTTTACTCATGGGTATGATTTATTTCACCCACACCAAGTAATAATTTGGCACGCAACAATGAGGGAAGAAAGAGCGGGCAAACTAGTATGGGATGATCAAAGCAAACGTGGAGAAGATATGTGGTGGAAAGGTAATGATTCTGCAAGAGCTAGAATTAGACAGCTTATCGGAGTAGAAGATAACGGAATAGACTTAGGTGAATATGGATTAGGAAATAAAAGAAGTCTACGCGACTATGAAAAATATGCAGGTATACATTTTAAGAAAAAATCCTTCCAAAAGTATACAGCAGAAAACTACTTCCCCCCCAACCCGCATCCATATAAAAACGATAAAGAATGGGAGGATAGTTTTATGTTTTCTTTTTACCACCTAGTTAATCTTGAGCGTCATGAAATGCCCAAGGATGACTATCAATCAATTCTGGTTGCATTTGACGACGATAACGGAGAAGGTATATTTTCTAAATCAATCGAAGGAGAACAATTAAATCAATTCATGAAAAATTCAAAACCAATACATTACGAAGAAATGTTTTTAACTGATAAAAAGCCAGCTCGTGTAGTTTACTGGGCCAATAGTAAAAAGCGTGGCTGGGCAGAAAGAATAGAAAAAAACTTATGAAATGCCAATTTACACTAAAGATAAAATCAACATATTCTTTTCTCATATTCCTAAATGCGGGGGTGAAAGCATAACACATTTTTTCGAAAGCAATGGTTATTCATTACATTTTCATTTAAGATCGCCAGGTTGCGATAAGCTAAATAAACCCTGCTCCTTACAGCATAGAGATAACAAAGATCCAGATCTATTTAATTTTTTATCTAACACAAATATCACATATTCCTTCACTATTGTAAGAGACCCTTTTGCTAGAGTTGTGAGTGAATTTTTCATGAGGCAATCACAAATCAATAATAAAACGGTAGATGATTTCTATAGATTTATCATTCAATCATTTATTGAATACAAAAAAAACCCATACACTCACGATAATCATATTAAACCTCAGATAAACTTCATACATCCCAATATAAATATATATAAATTTGGAGATTTTAAAAAAATTTACGATACCATTAAATCAATTGATCCATCAATCAAAAATTCTATCATCAAACATAATTCAGGCGTAGAAACCAAACCTTTTAATGGTTCTTATGAATATGCTCGTGAAAAATTAAATTGGAAAATAAGCCCTAAAATAAAAAGTTCTATTCTTAATTTCTACAAAGAAGATTATGATTTTATAAACTCTACCAATTTCAAATGAATGTTTACTTCAACGAAACTCTAAACCCTAATCCAGTCTGGGGCTCACATCTTTTTTTAATTAAGCTAGCTTTCTTCTTAAAAGAATCCATGAATTGCACTTTACATTTAGGCTCTATTTCAAAATCAAATAATTTAATTAATGTCTCAGATTATAATGCTGCAATTATGGATTGCGAGATGCTCATCGAAGACAAGACAAATGATTCATGTAAGCTTATTTCATTTTCCGAAGCTCCCTCTGATGCCTATAAAAAAATCATATTAAACAGAAATAATCCTAATGATATACTAATAGGTCCACATATTTATGCCAATTGGGGAGTCAAACCCAAAAACAATAAATTCCAAGTACACCCGCTTATTGTTTTTAACTTTTGTCCGAAAACTAATTATGATTATTATTATCACAAGCGTAAATGTTTAATATTGAATGACAATATAATTAATAAATTATACTTTAGATGTACTACAGGCAGGGGTTCAGAAAGTTTACTACATGACGACAAACATGTTAATGATCGACATCCCCCCATGAAAATAGCAGATTATCTATCTAATATAATCCAGTATAATTGTGGACTATCCATTCCTGCAGGAAGTTATGAAATTTGCCACAGAGATATAGAATATATGTCCGTTGGCCTACCAATGATACATACCGAATACCGCTTCCCGTATTTTCCAAATCTTGTGCCAAACACCCACTATATATCTATAGAAAGTGAAGGTCTTCACCGTAAAGAGTGCATGGGTGGATCAAAATATGTAGAAAAATATATTAGTAAATTCTTAGAAGTGAAAGATGATTTAAAATTCTTGAATCACATCTCCCACAATGCATATAATTACATTAAATCTTTTTCAGGTCAAGCTCGATTAGATTCCTTAATTCAAATTTTAAATATATGAAAAATCCAGAAATTACAAAAAAAGTAAAATACAATAAAGAAACCGTACACACCCGCCAAGGTGGAGGTGGTATATGCGGTTTTGATGGAATCGTCTGCATGCAACACCCCAATGCTTTTTATGCATTATATGATTTAATATCTGAAAAAAAACCTAAAACCATCATTGAAATAGGCACGGCTGCTGGCGGATTAACCAGATTTTTAGATTTTTGTACCAAGGAGCTGGACCTGCAAACACATTTAATTAGTTATGATGTCCGCAAAAACCATTATCATGATGATTTAATTAAAGATACCAATGTTGACTTTAGACTTTATGATGTATTCTCCTCTGAGAACGCACATTTATTCAGGGATTTAGTTAAAGATATTCAATCAACTGGTTTAACTCTTGTTTTGTGTGACGGTGGCAATAAAGTTAATGAATTCAACATGCTAAGTCCTCATATTAAATCTGGCGACATTATAATGTGTCATGACTACAGCCATTCACTAGAATACTTTGAGTCTCACATTAATAACAAAATATGGTCTTTTTGTGAATCTACTTATGAAGGAATATCTAGTTCTGTAGAAAATCATCAATTAGAACCTTTTCGAGAAGACATATTTTCCCAATGCGTTTGGGGTAGTTTTATCAAGATTTAATAATTAAAATTATGAATGAACCTTTAATATCAAAATACTTACACAAATTAGGGACTTTAAATACTGATCCTTTTGTTGTTCAAATTGGTGCCAATGATGGTATTAGTTTCGATGACACAAGGGGGTTTTTAGATAAATATAAATGGTCAGCTTTATTGGTCGAACCAATACCAGAAATATTTGAAGAGTTAAAAAACAACTTTACTGATAGGTCTAATTACATTTATGAGCAAAGTGCGGTTACCGAAGTTGATGGCCCAATAACTATGCTTAATGTAAGTAATGAAGTTATAAACAGTAACGAACTTCATCCCGGCTATAAAGGAATGAGTGCGTTATATCCACTCAAGAATGGGTTTGGAACGGACTACGAAAGAGATATTTATGTTAAAGATAACTTAGCTAACAATATAGAAGTCAACGGCATTACCTTCCTAAGCCTACTCTCCAAACACAATATTTCAAAATTTGATGTTTTAATATGTGATGCAGAAGGTCATGATTGGGAAATTTTTAAACAAATTGATTTAACTAAATATAGGCCGAAGGTTATTAGGTTAGAATATATGAATTTAAATAAGGAAGAGCAACATCTTTTAACCCAAAAACTTGAGGCACATAATTACGAATATGAAGTGAGCGGTCAAGATATAGATGCAGTAGATTCCTTATGGGTAAAACATTTAAATTCATCCGAAAACCCAACTACCTACCTCGAGGAATTGCCTCTTAGCTCAATTATAGAAAAACATGGTAGTGATAAATTCAAGTCTGGATATACTCATTTTTATCAATCAATTTTTTCTTCATATAGAAACAAGCCAATTAATTATCTAGAAATAGGGCTTGGCACAGTTGACCCAAGTATCCCCTCTAGTTTTTGCGGTATTTATTCTCATTATGAACATTATACTCCAGCAGCTATACTAAAGGCGTGGAAAGAATATTTTCCCAATAGTCAAATATACGGTATTGATGTAGCCCCAGATTGCATGATTAATGAGGATCGCATTCAAACTAAGCTAGGTAGTTCTGCTGATTCTTTATTTTCTAAATCTTTTTATCCTGAAGTTAGTTTTGATATTATTTTAGATGATGGACTACATACTGCTGATGCTCAATTCAAAACTTTCCAAAACTTTTTTGATAGAGTAAAACAGGATGGTTTTTATATAATAGAAGATATTGGCGGGGGGGGAGATGGCACGAATGTTTTTGTTGATTACAAAGAAGAGCTCTTATCATCTATATCTAAACATGAATATTTTTATGGCGGCAATGTATTAATAATTAGAAAAAACAATTCAAACAAAGGGAACTTAGACTTTCAAAAATTCTCTACTCAAAATAACCAAATGGAAAAATTATCCACAATCAGTCAAAGCGAAAATATGACCATAGTCAGTGGCCTATGGGACATCAATCGCGTTGGACGTGATTGGCCAAGATATAAAGAGCATTTCGATAAATTCCTTAAGATTCCATGCAACATGGTACTCTGGGTGCCTAAATCGTTAGAATCTTTTGTCTGGGAGCGCAGGTCAAAAGAAAATACCTTCGTTCGTATTTATGAACTGGAAGACATAAAAAATATCATGTTCGCCCCGTTCTGGGATAAGTGGCAATCAATTCGGACAAATCCAACATGGCAAAATCAAGCGGGCTGGTTACCAGAAAGCCCACAATGCAAAAATGAATACTACAACCCTATCGTCATGTCCAAAATGTTCTTCTTGAATGACTCCAAGATATGGAATCCATTTGACACTGATTACTTTGTCTGGCTAGATGCGGGGATCAGCCAAACTGTTTATGAAAACTATTTCTATGACAAAAAAAACCTAGACGGTATAGTTGATGCGATAGACCCATTCCTCTTTTTGTCTTACCCATACGAAGCTGAAAAAGAAATTCACGGTTTTGAGTTTAATGCTATCAATAGATATGCTGGCACTAAAGTTGACTATGTGTGCAGGGGTGGATTATTTGGCGGACACAAAGATTTTTTGGGCGAGGCTAATTCTCAATATTATAGCTTACTTGATAGATCAATCAACGAAGGGTTGGCTGGAACTGAAGAAAGTGTGTTTGCAATTATGGCAAAACTTTCGCCAGAAAATTACAAGAGATACTCCCTTGATAGTAATGGCCTTGTAGTTAAATTCCTACAAGATCTCGAGACTGGATCAATAAAACTAGAAGAGTACATTTCTGAAAAGCCTACATTCACTCCCCTAGTTCATGACATTTCAAAAGTTAAAACTAATTTATACTTTCTTACATTTAATTTTCCAGATCAGATTGAAGCTACAATTAAATCTCTTCAAAAACACGAAGGTTTCCTGACCCATCCATGCCAAAAAGTAATCATAGATAACTCAACAAATCAAGAAGCTCGAGAAGGTAACAAAGCTATTTGTGAAGCTTACGGCTTTGAGCATATTGTAATGAACAAGAATACTGGAATTTGTGGCGGCCGCCAGTTTGCTGCAGAGCATTTTGATTCCAGCGATTCTGATTTTTATTTATTTTTCGAAGACGACATGACCATATCTGACCCAGAGGAGGGTGTGTGTAGAAATGGTTTTCAAAAATATATCCCTGACTTATACAAAAAGCTCCACCAGATTATGATAAAGGAGAAGTTTGACTTCTTAAAGTTATCCTACACGGAAGTTTACATGGATAATAATATTCAAGTTAGCTGGTATAACGTGCCTCAATCCATCAGGGACGAGGTGTGGCCCAACTATAATAAACTGCCAACTACCGGGCTCGACCCTAATAGTCCAAGGGTTAACCTAAAAAATATAGAAGTCCTTAACGGGCTCTCATACTTAAGCGGCGAGATATATTATGCGAATTGGCCCCACATTACTAGCAGGGAAGGAAATAAAAAAATGTTCATCGACACTAAATGGGCTCACCCCTACGAGCAAACGTGGATGTCTCACATCTTCCAGGAGTCGACTAAGGGAAACATAAGTCCAGCAGTCCTACTAGCCTCCACGGTCACCCACGAAAGGTTTAAACACTATAAGCCTGAAGAAAGAATCGAGGGTTGAGATTTAAAACTTTAACAGGGGCTTCCAGGAAGGTTATAGGGGCCCATAAGTATTCAATTGATTGGACCGGCAAAAGTAGAAGCAAGTTCCAGAAATCCGTAAAAACTTTTCTAGAGCCTTACTGGAGACGTCATATAGTCTTTGAAGAGTTTCCTATAGCCGGAACAAGAATGACTCTAGATCTATACAATGCTAATGAAAAAATAGCTATAGAAGTTCAAGGAGGGCAGCACACTAAATACGTTCCATTCTTTCACGGCGGTTATGAGAATAATTACTTAGCTCAACTAAAGAGGGACCATCAAAAAAATGACTTTTGTGAATTAAATAATATTAAATTAATTTTAATATTCGAAAAGGACAAATTATCTAAAGAATTTTTTAAAAACCTTGATATTTCTCTATAATGCTGTATAATAATACCTATGCACGATGAAAACCCTGAAGAGTTTCCAATATTTCAAATACCAGAAAGCTTTCTTGAGAAACTTTTTGAATTCACGGGAAGTTCGTTCGATCAATCGAAGGGTTACCTGATAGCATACGTAAACCAAGAGGGAAGTCCCGTAGTATTCTGTAAGGCTGGCAGCCAGATAGTTGAAATGGGTATAAGAAAAGCTTTAGAAAAATACCTCATGGATATAGAGGGAGCCGACTCCCCTTTTGATATTAATGGAGATAATTCTTGACTTTTATTCTAATTGTGCTATGATTTATAAACATGATGCATTCCTATCCACTAGAAAGACAACTGCTTGCAGGCTTAGTTAATCACCCCGACTCATTTATTAATATTTCTCCATTTGTTGGAGAACAAGATTTTTACTCTGAAAAGTCTCAAGTAAATAAAACAATTTTCTGCATAATACAAAATGCAATCAATAGTGGAAGTAAAATAGACTATGTTATCCTGTCCGAAAGAATAGTAGCTTTAGGAATATCATTTCAAGACAACATAAATATCGCAGATTATGTTCAATCCTTATCGTTAAGTAAAACGAGCGAAGATTCTCTTATAGATGTAGCTAAGGAAGTTAAATATCTTAGCACCAAGAGAGAGATCGTTGCGGTATCCAAGAAAATGGCTGAAAAAGTCGTCGGCTCAAAAGGTCAATCCTTCTCAGAGTTGATAGAGTCTACAGACCAGATTTATAATGAAGTAATGAATAGGTATGATAACTCCTCAGAAAACCCTGAAGATTTATTCGAAAATATGGAGAACTTAGTAGAGGATAGGGGAAATAATCCAGTCGAAGACTTCGGACTCAAGGGTCCACATAAAAGACTCCACGACCTATACGGATCACTACTTAGGCCCGGAAATATAACAACGATAACAGCTAGGTCTGGAGTAGGCAAAACTCAGTTCTGTATTGATTTTTGTTTAAAAACCTCACAGCTAAATGGAGGCACACCTATACTTCATTTTGATAATGGAGAGATGAGTAAAGAAGAGTTAATGGGCAGGCTATGCTCCTCACTATCTGGAGTTCCGCTCCACTTGATAGAGACAGGTCAATGGAGAATGGCGGGTAAAGATATAGTTGACAGAGTCAGAGCTATCTGGCCTAAACTTAAAGAGTATAATCTTCACTACTATAACGTTGCAGGAATGAACGTAGACCAAATGGTGAATTTAGTAAAAAGATTCTATTACAGCAAGGTAGGGAGAGGGAATCAATTAATATTTAATTTTGATTACATAAAGACTACTTCAGAAAATCTAGCAAATAAGTCGGAATGGCAAGTCGTTGGCGAAATGGTAGACAAATTTAAAAAATTAGTTCACAAAGATATACTTTACGACGGAGAGCCAGTGGTTGCCATGATGACTAGTGTGCAAACTAATCGTTCTGGAATTACTAGCAACCGAAGGTCAGAGAATATAGTTGAAGACGAAAGTATAGTATCATTGTCTGATAGAATCATACAGTTCAGCTCTCACCTATTGAGTCTCAGGAAGAAGTCTGACGACGAAATGCAAGACTCTCCAGATTTTGGAACACACAAGATAACATGCTTCAAACATAGACACCTAGGTAAGGAGTATTTTAGAGCTTTAAATTCAGTAAGGCTAGAAGACGGAAGCTTGGTAAGGAATTCCGTCTTCCTAGATATTAAAAACTTTAACGTCTCTGAAGCTGGAGACACTCAAGACTTAGTTGATAGTCAATTAGCTCAGTCTGAAATATTAATGTCGGTAGCAACAGATAACCTTCCAAACATATGATAGGTTCATCCAAAATAAAATCAATCCTAGAAGAGCTAGGGTACAGGCTCACCGACAAGGGCTCATACTGGCAATCTGCAGCCCTCTACAGGAGCGGTGATAACCCTACAGCCTTACAAATATATAAAGATACAGGAGCGTGGAAAGACTATGTAAAGGGTACCAGCTTTATGGCCTTCAAGAAACTTCTAGTCCTAACTTTAAACACAAACGACCCCAAAGAGTTATCGAAATATATAAACAAAGACGAAGTTTTCTTTCTCGCCGAGAAATCAAAAGACTCAATTCAGAATATAGAGATGGAGGAAATTTACCCAGAATCCTCCCTCTCAAAATTATTGCCCCACTATCAATTCTATCAAAATAGAGGGATAAGTGATACGACTTTAAAAAAACTCAAAGGAGGTCTCGCTACCAAAGGTCAGATGTACCAAAGGTTTGTCTTTCCAATATACAATCAATATGGTCAAATTCATGGATTTTCAGGTAGAGATATGTCAGGCAAGGAAGGAAGACCTAAGTGGAAACATATAGGAAAAAAGAATTCTTGGGCTTTTCCTGCCCACACACCCACAAAAAATGGACCTCTATTCGACTCAGTAAAAGAAGATTATGTAATCATAGTCGAAAGTGTGGGTGACTGCCTAAGCCTCAACGAGCATGGATTTAATAATGTATTAGTTTCTTTCGGCCTAGATATCCAATCAAAACTTTTATGCTTTATATTAAATTTAAACTTCAAGCATGTATTCATTTCTTTTAATAATGATTTCGAGAAAAAAGAAAACAGAGGAATGGAAGCTGCAATTAAAAATTATTTAAAACTATTAAATTATTTCGACAAAGACAGTATAAAAATATGCCTTCCCGACAAAAATGACTTCGGCGACATGAGCGAGAAAGACTTTAAAAATTGGAGATCTAAGGTATCATTAATCAAAGATCTAGACCAAACTCCTAAGATAATTAAACTATCAAATAAGCTCAAAGAAAATTCAAAGCTATCCAAAGCACTCATTAAAAACTTAAAATCAATAAATGAATAAGCACGAATCAGCACTATCAGCAAGTAGAATAAAAACATTACAACAGTGCTCCTGGAAGTATTGGTGCAATTATAAATTAAAGCTTCCAGATAAATCGAACGATGGAGCTAGCAGGGGATGGATATGTCACTTAATTTTTGAGCTAATGGGAGAACCTAGGCATAAGAAAAACTACGACAGAATGATTGAAGGTAATTCTGTGTTTAAATGTCCCGCGATTAGTAAAATAATAATGCACTATGCGAAAAAGCTTAATGTAGACGATTCGGATAATTTAGAATTGATAGATAAGATGACTATAAATGGATTGCACTACGACTTCTTCGGTAAAGATTTAGATAAGCCTGATGAGTCTATATCTGAAAAAGATTTCGACATTGTGGTCAACAACGGAAATTTATCTTATAGAATTAAAGGATTCATAGATAAACTATTCCTATATAAAGGTGAGTCTTTTGCATTGATTAGAGACTTTAAGAGCAGTAAACAAGTATTCAAAGGCAAGGAAATAACAGACAACTTGCAACACTTAATGTATTCTTTAGCTGTAAAACATTTGTACCCAGAATTTAAAACAAGAGAGAGCGAGTTTATATTTCTTAAATTTAAACTAGACAAGGATATGTTTGGATACAAAGGAAACGGAATTGTATCTATGGATATGGTCACAGACGAAGAGCTCTTAGGGCTCGAGCATGAACTCACCGAAATACAAAGTTACATAGATACTTTTGACGAAGAAAAAGGTCTATCTAATTTTGCAGCAAACCAACCCTACCCATCAGACGGTACATTTGGAGGCCCTTTAGCTTGCGGTAAAGACGGCTTCAAGATTAGTAAAGGTCAAAATGTACTAGATTCGAAAGGAGATCCTATACCTGCATTTATATGCTCCTACAGGAAACCTTTTTCTTATTATGCCTTAAAAGATTCTTCCGGCAAAGTTTTAAAAACGTGCTTTACTGAGGATAAGCATACTCTTGAGTCTAAAAAAAAGAAAGATCAATCAATTGAACTAATGAAATATTCAGGTTGCCCTCATTGGTCAAAACCTAAAACCTCTCAGTTCGAAGATTTGTTCGGATAAATTTTTTTAGTGTAATATCACTTATGATATTTCCTTTACTAGTTATGAGTTCAGCCTTAACTTTGGCTGCTGTGGCTGCATATTTCAGCATAATAGGCCTTACCACGATATTTCCTGGAGTTTTTTGGGCTATAGTTGTCATGGGAGGATCTTTAGAGGTAGGAAAGTTAATTACTGCTGTCTGGCTTCACAGGAATTGGAAGTCTTGCGGAATTACCATTAGGTCTTACTTAACTTTTTCAGTTTTAATATTATCCCTAATAACAAGCATGGGTATTTTTGGATTCTTAAGCAAGTCACACATAGAGCAAGAGTCCGGCTCAGATTCAATTGAGTCTGAAATAGAAATGCTTGACAGCAAGCTAGAATCAGCCAGCAACAAGAAGCTATCCCTTCAATCTCAGAAAAAAACCTCGGAAGAATTAAAAGCAGAAGACTACCTTTCCATACAAAGAATGAATGAAAGATTAAAGAGTTTAGATTTAATCATATCTGAGGTAAGATCTAAAGGTGGATTCTCTTCTTCTAAAAACATAGCTCAAGCTCAAGAGGGGCAAGTCAGCGAAAGATCTCAAATATCTTCAGAGAAAATTAAAATTCAAGAAAGAATGGAAGGATATCGATCCAATATAGAATTGAACATATTTCCAGCACTAGAAAAATTGGAAGAAGATTATTTATTAATTAAATCAGAAAAGAATAAACTAAACTTACAACTGAGCCAACTTAATGCTGAGTTAGGCCCAATTAAATATATAGCAGAGGTAATCTCTGACTTTGGGGGGCCAGAAATAGGAGCAAGCTCTGCAGTCAGGATGGTCATATTAATATTAATATTTGTGTTTGACCCTCTCGCAATACTTTTAATTGTAGCTGGCTCTGCAAGCTTAAGGGAGTCTCAATCTCAACATATGCCTAAAGATATGCTAGCCTTAAGGAGTAAAATAATATCAGAGCTGGAGATGCACATAGGAGAAGGTAAACCTGTAGAATCTTTCATAGAAAAATATCAAATATAGCTTGACTTTTTAATTTAATTCTGCTAATATATTAAACAATGTTAGCTCTATTCAAAAGTCATTACTCTATAGGAAAAAGTATACTCAAAGTATCGGAACAAAAAGGATCTAAAGTTGCCAGTGTATTTGGAATCGCATCCAAAAATAAGCTGAAGCAAGTTATAATGGTAGAGGATTCACTAATCGGCTTCCTTGAATCCCAAAAGTGTGCCAAAGACTTAGGTATTCAGTTAATTTTTGGCTTAAGAATTTCAGCATCACACACAGATCTTAATTCTAGCTCAAAATGCACACACAAAGTCATAATTTTTGCAAAAAACGACAAAGGCTGCTCCTTACTTAATAGTATATACTCACACTCATTTTGTGAAAACGACGGGTTACTAGACTTCTCCCACTTGAAGTCCCTGTGGGATGAAGATAGCCTCAACATGTCTATCCCATTCTATGATTCTTTTTTGTTCATGAACACAATGCATTTCTGCAGTTGCATACCAGATCTATCTTTCCTTTCTCCTCATTTTTTAATCGAAAACAACGGGTTACCCTTTGACAGAAGAATGCAGTCTATAGTAAAATCTTATTGCACATCAAATGGGCATGATTACTCGACAGCTAAGAGCATTTATTATGAGGACAAAGAAGACTTTCATGCATACCAAACATATAAATGTATCTGTTCGAGACAATTCAAGCAGAGGACATTAGATGTCCCAAATTTCGACCACCTTGCAAGCGATAGCTTTAGTTTTGAAAGCTACTTAGAAGATAATAAATAGGAAACAATTAATACATAAAATATATGAACAAAAAAACTGTACTAAAAATTAAAAAAGCAATCAATTTTCAAGAGGGGGTAGCCGAACAGCGAAGATTCATGAAGGCGATTAAAAAACAATATAATAACCTTAACAATTTAGAGAGAAAGTCTTTACTCTTGGAGTTAAATAAAACGTTTGAAGGCAAATCAATCAAATGAAGGAAAACTTATTAAGATTTAACAAGAATCAAAAGTATTTATTTTTCGATTTTGAAACTTGCTGTCTAAATTTAGGCTCTCTAGATAATAAACCTTGGCAACTAGGTTACATGACTATAGAGAATGGAGAGATCACATTAAAGAAAGATTGCTGGCTGCATTGGGACGATCTTAAAATGTCCAAGACAGCGGCAAAAATGACAGGCTGGACAGAAAAAGAGTATAAAGATAAAGCTAGAGACCCCTTATCAGCTCTTAACGATTTTGAAAAACTCTTATACGACAAGTCTTACATCAATGTCGGGCACAACATACTCGGGTTCGACATTTATATTCACGGCATATATCGAAGGTGCCTAGGAAAGATCCCTGATTATTCATACATAGATAGATCTATAGATACCCTATGCTTAGCTAAGGCAATCAAGAACGACATCAAAAGATGCACAGATTCAGATTTTTTCAGCTGGCAGTATAAATTATGCAACATGATTGACAGAAAATCAAAAAAGAAACTTATGGACTTATGCAAGGATTACGATATTAGTATAGATGAAAGTCGACTGCACGATGCATTGTATGACATCGAGCAAAACTATGAAGTTTTTAAAAAAATGATATGGGAGGTAGAGGTATGAGTTTTCTCAATCAATTCACACAATACGAAGAGTATGCCCCTCCGGGAGTATTGCTTCCCAGTCTTGAAATATTACCTAAATACTACAAGAATCTAGATCTAAGCGAAGATGTATCTAATTTTGATTTCCTAAGAAAGTTATGCATGGACGGTGTCAAAAGAAAAGGTATAGATAAATTTAAAAATAAAAAAATATATTACGAAAGAGTAAAGGAAGAGCTTACAATTTTGAAGGATCTAGGCTTCATAGATTATATATTATTAAATTGGGATATACTTAACTTCTGCCATGAGAATAAAATACCGACTGGCCCAGGTAGAGGTTCGGCTGCAGGCTGCTTGGTTCTTTTCTTGATAGATGTAACTAAAGTCGACCCAATAAGGCACGAGTTATTTTTTGCGAGGTTCGTTTCTAAAAGTAGAGCTCGAAAAATAAATAAGAACGGAATTACATATCTAGATGGAAGCTTACTAGCTGATGTTGATAACGATATAGCTTATGAGCATAGGCAGACAGTAATACATTACATTGAGCAAAAACATCCAGGAAGAACTGCAAACATATTAACATTGAATACACTGAGCAGTAAACTTTGCATTAAGGAGTGCGGCAAAATTGTAGGAGGATTTACAGAGGAAGAGGTTAATGATTTGAGTTCTTGTGTGCCCAAGAAATACGGAAAAGTTGCACCATTATCTGATTGCTATTCAGATAGTTCTAAATTTCAGGAGTGGGCCGACAGCAACCCTCAAGTTTTTTCTATTGCTCAAAAAATAGAAGGCTTAAATAAAAATACAGGAGTACACCCATCCGGCATAGCTATATCAAATAGAGAAATGTCTGAAATTTGCCCAATGCAAAGAACTCCTGAGGGCAACTTGATTACTGGTTACGACATGAACTGGGTCGCCGAACTAATGGTTAAATTCGATATTCTCGGATTAAGAACTTTAAGTGTGATCTATGATGTCTGTGATACTTTAGATATTGATATATATAATGTAGATTTAAATGATGTGGAAATATATAAACCTCTACAAAATTTAGAAAACCCTCATGGGTTATTTCAAATTGAAGCTGAGACAAATTTTAGAGTTTGCCAGAAAATTAAACCTAAAAGTATAGAAGAATTAAGCGCGGTTATAGCTATCGCCAGGCCTGGAGCTTTAGAGTTTGCTGATAGTTATGCGGAGTATGTTAAGACTTCTAACTTCCAAAGCATACATCCTTTCTTTGATGATGTACTTGATTATACCGGAGGTATACCTCTATACCAAGAGCAGTTGATGAAAATGGCTGTTAAAGTTGGCTTCAGTCTTGACGAGTCAGAGCAACTAAGGAGGATAGTTGGAAAGAAAAAGGTTGAAAAAATGGCAGAATGGCAAAAAAAGATAGATGCTAAAATTAAAGAAAACAATCTACCTATAGAAGTCGGAGAAATTCTATGGAAAGTTGCCGAAGATAGTGCAAATTATTCATTCAATAAGTCGCACTCAATAGCTTATGCTACACTTGCAGCATGGACTGCCTACTTAAAGTTTCAACACCCTAAAGAATTCTTCCTTAGCTTACTTAAAATGTCCGAGTTTGAGCCTAATCAGCAAGACGAAATATCTAAAATCAGCAGAGAGCTTTCTTATTTTAATATAAATTTACTTCAACCTAATTTAATTAAGTCTAGTTTTGACTTTACAATAGATAAGAACAATATTAGATTCGGATTAAATAGCATTAAGGGTGTTAGTGATAAATCCCTTAAAGCTTTAGCTGAATTTAGAGGTTCTAAGACCACTAATAAGTATGACGTTTTCCTATCCGCAAAACAGGCAGGTTTAAACATAGGTATACTTTCAGCCATTATTCAAGCTGGAGCATTAAGCGAGGACTCTTCATTAAGTAGGCCTAGGCTTGCCTTAGAAGCTCAAGCATTCAACTTGCTAACTGACAGGGAGAAGAGAAACTTCATGCAGCTTGGCGAAAAATTCAACTACGACATACTTGAGTCAATACACGCTGCAAAATCAGATGCAATGCTAGCAGAGGATGGCAAGCCTCTCATGAAAGAGTCAAGATTTAATACATTTAAAGAAAAATATTATAAATACAAAAAAATATATGAACAGAATGTGCAATATGAAAAATTTGCAAACTGGTTTTTTGAGAGAAAGCTTCTAGGTTACAGCTATTCTTGCAGACTTAAGAATGCTTTCGACAATAAAGACAACTCAATTAAAGACTGCCTGCACTATAAATTAATGGCTAGTGGTGACAAATGTAAATTTATAGGGGTAGTAGAAGATTCTTTCTCAAAAACTAGTAGCAATGGAAATAAATATATAAAAGTTTTATTAACTGACGAAGTTGGCAGCCTCCCCGGAATCATGGTTGACTCTAAGAGAAAAAAAACCTGCACAGAATACTTAGACAAAGGTAATGAAATTCCAGCTAAAGATAGTATAGTTGTTATCGTAGGCAGAAAGGCTGAAGATGTTCTATTCGTTGACTCAATGTCAATAATAGACGAAAAGATTTTCATGAAGCTAGGTGATATAAAATAGTGTATTATATATAAGACATACAAAATATGCCATCAAACTACACTCCTAGGTGCCAAGAAATACTTCAACTATCCAAAACGCTTGCTCAAAAATTTGGGAACACCGAGGTATCTCTAGACCATATATTACTATCTTTTCTAAAAGTTGATACATTTCTACTACCCTTTCTCGCGGAAAAGCTTGAGTTGGATTTTAGTAAAATTACAGACCTAGTAGTAAAAACTTTAGACTATAACTCCCAAGAGAACGAGAAGTCTAAAGGAAGTATACCCTTAGGGAGAGATACTCAATTTTGTCTTGAGTTCGCATCTCAACTATCGGCAGAAAAAGATCATTCATATGTAAGTGTTGAGCACATCTTGTATGCAATGCTTTCAGACATAACATCTCCAATTATCGATTATTTCTTAGCTTGCGATATTAACGTAGACGGAGTTCTAGCTCTACTGGAAGAGATTTTAACTTATGATGTTATATATAATCCAGAAATTAATATGCCTGGAATGAACTTCTCTAGCTCCAACTCTCCCCATCAACCCAGCTATAATGAAGCTGATAAAGACGCCATAGAGAGTTATAGTTCAAATTTAAACTATCAAGCTAGGTCTGGAGATTTTGATTTCATATCTGGAGGAGATAAATATATATCTCAACTAGAGGAAACTCTGTGTAGAAAAATTAAATCTTGCGCTTTAATTGTGGGCGATGCAGGAGTAGGTAAAACAGCTTTGGTTGAAAATTTAGCCAACAAAATAGTCTCCCTTAAGTGCAATGATTATTTATTAAATAAAAAAATAATATCCCTTGATTTATCATCAATGATTGCTGGCACTAAATATAGAGGGCAATTTGAAGAAAGATTAAAATCTTTCATAGATGCAGTCATTCTAGATAAGAATATTATTTTATTTATTGATGAAATTCACACTCTAATTGGAGCTGGAAACTCAGAAGGTTCCTTGGATGCGGCGAACATACTCAAACCTTATATATCTAAAGGTCAAGTCACTTGTATTGGGGCTACCACATTTGAAGAATATAAAAAATCGTTCGAGAAAGATTCAGCATTAAAAAGAAGGTTCAAAATGATCAAACTTGATGAGCCAGATGAAAAAACTTGCAAAAAAATATTAGATAACCTAAAAGAAGATTACTCTCTGTTCCACTCTGTCATATATGAAGACTCTGCGATCAATGAGGCTATTGCCTTATCCGTTAAGTACATAAATGACAGAAAGCTTCCAGACAAAGCTATAGATTTAATAGATCAGGCAGGAGCCGCAGTTAAAATTAGATCGTTCAAGAAGCCTAGCATGGCAAAAAAAATGGAAAAAGTTTTAACTAATGATGAGATAAGCAACTCAATTAAATCTTCAGTATTTGATTCATACAAAAAACTTATGGAGAAATGGGCAGAAGATAGAGCCATACCTACTGTAAGCTCAAAAGATATTAGAGAAATTATTTCTAAAAATCTAGACATACCAATAGAATCCTTAAATGAAACTACTTCTAAAAAACTTCTCTGCTTGGAAAGTAAAATGAATAAATCTGTCATAGGTCAAAGCGAAGCTATTTCAAAAATCTCAAATTCATTGTTCAAATCTCAGTGCGGATTGAAAGATCCACATAGACCAATAGGTAGTTTTCTATTTCTAGGGAAAACAGGAGTAGGGAAGACCTTAACCTCTAAAGCTTTAGCTAAACATTATTTCGGCTCAGACTCAAAATTAATCTACTTTGACATGAGTGAATTCAGCGAGTCAACTGCGGTGAGTAAAATGTCTGGCTCGTCGCCAGGATACATAGGGTACGAGAAGGGTGGCATTCTGACTGAGAAAGTTAAAAGGAATCCACATTCAGTATTACTTTTTGATGAGGTTGAAAAAGCCCACCCAGTAGTACTCCAATCTCTACTTCAAATCTTAGAGGAAGGTAGACTTACAGACAATGCTGGAGACGAGGTGTCTTTCAAGAACACTATTATTATTTTGACTAGCAACTTAGGCGCGGATCTAATTGATAAAAAAGGCTCTGTTGGTTTTCTACATAGCAAAGATTCCAATCAAGACCGCATATTCAACGAAGCCAAAAGGAAATTAAGTCCGGAATTAGTTAATAGGTTTGATGGCATAGTATTATTTAATAACTTTTCCGAAAAAGATTTAACTAAAATAATTAATATTGAATTAGCTCAAGTTAAAAACAAATTATCAAAAAAAGGAATCAAATGTTACATGACCTCAAAAGCTAGAAAACATATCCTTAAAGAGACAATACGTTATGACTTAGGTGGCAGACCTATTAGGCGAATTATGCAAAATGAAGTGGAAGTGGCTATAGCTAAATTTATTATCAATAATGAAAGCTCTAGTGTAAACATAGATTACCTAGATCAAGATTTTATTTGTTATGATAAGCCCACTGTACGAAAAAAGAAATAGAGTTAATTACGGAAACGAGTTTCTATATACTAGTTTTAATGCAACAGGCTATCATTTTAATGACAATACTGCCGACGACCCGAGCTGTGACTTAAGAAATATAAGATGGACAGACTGTTCGGGCAATCTAGTGAGACAGTTACATAGAGTACAAGCAATTAATTACGGATTTAACCTTCAATTTAAAGACGCGAATGAATTTGGTAGAATAGCAAGGACAACCAAGGTTGCCGTAGATTCTCCAGATGTAACTATAGATTTCGAGTATTTTTTAGCTGATGGATATAACGAGCAAGTAATGGGCTTTATTACTGATGGCGAAACTCAAGCCTTGTATCACCATTTAACAATGAAGGGTAGAATGGGTCAGAACTTTTTCATAGGGGTTGCCCCAGAAGGCAGAGATGTAATTAATGCAAACTTATCCTACGAGGAAGAGAAACGTAGGACTATAGGTATAGGTAATGCATTCCTTAGCCAATACGCAGTAACTGCTGAGTTGGGTTCCATACCTAAGGCCAGAATAAGCTTTGAAGCTTTTAACATGAGGTCATATTATGGAGCCTGCAACCTTCCTATTCCAGCAATTAACCCCGTAGAAGATTGCGGAACCCCAAATGTAAACTTTAGTTTACCTGACACATATGAAAGTTTTGTTTATGAGACTCTAAGCGGTTTAGAGGACATAGTCCTACAGGACGGAGTGGGAGGCCTAAGGCCTGGCGACATAAAGATAGACCTAGATGATGGAGGCTTCTTTAGTAGGCAGCTGAGCGGCCTAAATGAGTACTCCAATGGGGGAGCACATATACAAGGCTTTACTATCAACATGCCAATAGGTAACACGAAAATTAGGAGGCTAGGAGGAAAATATGAATTCGCAAGAGTTCCAAACTTTCCAGCAACAATTGAGGTTCAGGTTCAAGCTTTAGTATCTTACTTAAAAGAAGAGAATTTGTTTGCTCAACTATGCTCAAGCAAGAAACATAATTTAATATTAAGCCTCGAAGACTGTAGGTCTATTTCTGAATGCGAAGGAACACTAATTCCAGATGCCACAAATATGGCTTACTACTTAAAGGGAGCTATATTAACATCCGAAGGCTTCTCTTCTTCTATATCTGATAACAAAATCGTAAACTTAACTTTTACAGTTCCAGTTGGAGGAGCTGACGACAAAGACGATGGTTTATTTATTTTTGGCAAAAGTTTCTTCCCTGAAAGGCCTAAATTATTAGTCTGGGGCAACCCTGTTTAAATTTGCTTGACTTTATTGTTAACTTGAAGTATTATATTTAAAGTTCTTTGAAATTTTATGTTGGGGGTGTACTGGATTCGACTGATGTCAATTTTTTTCACCGCAAGTCGGAGACGCACTGGGCTTCGATACAAAAGTGCAAAGCTTCACATGGCGCTCAAAACCGTGTTAAAGCTTTTGGTTTTAAAAATCGATTCGCTGCAAAGCGACTTGGTTTCAAGAATCAAAGGCTTGCTCTGGCAGCATAAACACCTGTCACCTCTTATCTTTTGACACAGATATTAAGAATAAGGGGTAATCTATCTGTAAAAGCAGAAAAGGTTTACTTGTTAATAAACTGTAGTTCACTGATTATTCGGGGGCAAATAATTGAAACAGGTAGTTAGATTCTAATATCATAACTATAAAAAAAATTAGATAAACTTGTAGACGTGTCTTAATGAAAGCACTCAGGACAGGGGTTCGACTCCCCTCACCTCCACCATAAAATTTTTATAAACTGCATATACTCAAAAAAATTTACTGAACAAAAATAAAAACTAAGTGGACGATAACTTCAACAATCTAAATAATTAATTTTTTCCTTGACTTTCAACTATTTAAATAGTATAATTAGCCCAATCTAAATGAACTTACTATCAAAAACAAAAACCTACCTAGTAGGCCACATGCAATACTTAAGTGGCAGAAACTGGAGGGAAGAAGTTACTGAAAAGCTTTCTGAAATCAAAATAACCTGCTTTGATCCCTATAAAAAGCCATTTGTTAAAGATGTAGAAGAAGATGAAGCTTCCAGAATTGAAATGGAAACTTGGATGAAGACAAAGCAATACGACAGAGTATCTGAAAGAATGAAAACAGTCAGGTCATACGACCTCAATTTAGTCGACAGGTCAGACTTCATAGTTGCACACTTAGTCCCCGAAGTCGCAAGCTGGGGTAGTGCTGAAGAAATCGTAACCGCTATAAGAATGAAAAAGCCAATTTTTATCAGTATGGAGGGAGGCAAATCTAAAACTCCCTTATGGCTTCTCGGAATGTTGCCACATAAATACATCTATAACAGCTTAGAAGAAGTTATAGACATGATTTATGCTATAAATAGCGGAGTTAAGCCTATAGACTCAGACAGGTGGAGGCTCCTTCAAGAGCAGTATAGATAAAATTTTACAAAAATATGAAAACATCACCACACATACAAGGTTTATATTACAAGTTAATAGGTTCAAGAAATATGCTAATAGCAGATATTAAGCTATTTTCAGTTCAACCATCAGGAGAAGTTTTAGATTTCTCTAAATCTTTAGCTTCAATTTTAGAGAAAGTCTCTTCCCTGGATTCACAGATAGAAGTTTTAGTAAAACTATTCCCCGAACTTCGCGCAGACTCAGAAACTAAAGCAGAACCTAAAGCAGAACCTAAAGCAGAACCCAAAGTAGAACAGTCAGCTCCGCCAACCGTAAATCGCCCGAATATTAAACCTGCAGCCATGGAACCTACGGATTTATATAAAGACGGAAGTGTGTTGTCTAAGTTTAAATAGTTTTTAATTTATTAATTAAATCAATATAATTAAATTCATTTAATAATTTAAGCTTTATTTGTCCACTTGGACCAACATGAACTCCACTCTGATCTTCTCCATCTAAAATTAATCCGTCTATAAAATCATGAGCCCCATAGCTCTTAACCCAACTCCAGTAAATAGACCTAGTTCCATCTGGACATTTTATTAAATTCTCAAAACTAAGGAAAGACTTAGCGAAAAGAGTTACATCTCTAAAACAACTTATTGAACTGGGAGGCTCAGTTAATACAGAATCATATATTATAACCATACAAACAATACGTACACTATGTTAGAAGAACAAAACAATAAATCAGATTGGTCAAAACGCGAAATTGGAGCTTTCTGGACGAAAGATAGCTCTAAAGGTAAATATCTTTCGGGCAGCATCGAAGTCGATGAGCTAGGAGTTAAGAAGAAGATGAGGGTTGTCATGTTTCCTAATAGATTCAAGGATAACGATAAGAAGCCAGATTACGTTTTATACATATCTCAAGACTCAGAATCTCAGTCAGAATCTAAGGTTGAAGTGAAACCTGAAGTTGAAGAAAAAAAAGAAATTCCCGACACTTTAGTGTAAGAACTATTCATGAACACTTCCTATGGATTAATTACTACATCAGAACTCTTAAAAGAAAAAGACCCTAGCGGATCTTATACATTTTCAGGAATAACTCAAAAAAGCTTTAACTCTATTAAGGAAAGCTCAGGAGAGGAAAGTGCTCTCACTGAACTAGCAAGTAGAATACATCACAATTTAAGTTTAACTGAGAACATAATTGAATTTATTCCAAAAGTAAATATAAATCACTACAGGATAAGTAGTTCTTTATTTAGCTTGTTGTGTGATTTTAGTGATGATCTTCAAATTTCTCTCTCAGACCTACCTGACAAAGAATCCATAGAGTCAAAAGTAAGAGAAATAGGTTTTCTAGCTCGACAGCACAATGTTACTCTGTCAATTTGTCCAGATTCTACAAATAGCTTAATTACGGAAGATGAAAAATCACTATCTAGAGCAACTAACGAGTTAAATTTTCATAGTTGGTTCTTTGAGATTGCAGGATTCCCATCTAATGCATCAAATCCTATAATAATTAAACCTTTTGGTGAACCTACATCTGGATCTCACGAAAATGCTGTCAATTCTGTCAAATTATTTTATAAGAACTTTAAAAAGCTTAATAAGGAGACTCAAAACAGAATAGTTATACAAAACGAAACTGACGGTTTCTGGGACTGTGTAAATTTATTTAAATACTTCCACGTTTATCTTAATGAAAAGTTTGACGACGGGATGATACTGAGTTATAATAATTATGCGGACTCAGCTAACCCAGGCTCATTTTCTGGCAGCGAAATAGTAGAAGCTGAAGTAAACATAGGGGCATTTCATGAAACGTGGATGGGGGTAGTTCCCGTCTACTTATGGACCGAAAGAGATCAAAGTAACCCCAATATATCCCTAGAGTACCTATCAAAGCCAATTCCTGACTTTAATTATAACATTAAATGGGAGTGCGATGTGAGAAAGAAAGATAAAGCGATTGCTCTATATACAATGCCAGAAGACGAAGATAAGGTCACGGAAGAAGTAATTATGGCTATTACGAAAAATAAGTATAAAAAATCAAAAGATGCGTCTAGAGCTTTTAATGCTCTTTATGACTCTCAATAAAAATTTTAATGCAAAATACTAACCAATATAAAACTAAATTTTCAGATATCGCAAAGTCGAAAGGCTATAAAGTCCTAAATCCTTCATTCAATGAAAGAAAAAACAACATAGACACAAAGCTTGAAGGTCATATAAATCAAAAGCCTACAGTCATTTCTGTTGACATTAAGAAAAAAAATGGGAAAAAAAATTCAGAATGGGTATATATAGAATTTAAAAATAGCAAAGGCGGGGAAGGTTGGGTGAATAAAGGAGCTCAATTTATTTCATTTGAAACAGCTAAAGGGTTTATCTTAGTTCCAAGGAAACAGTTAGTTAGCTATCTCTCCTCAAGTCAGATCGTCCGATGGGATCTACCATACGTAGACAAGCCTTGGTTTTGTAAATATAGATTATTTCGTAGGCCAGGAACCGTAGAAACTATTACTCAAATCCAAATTAAAGACTTACTTAATGTCGAAGGATCACAAGAATGGCTGAATCTTTAAGTATTATTTTTGAAAGTTTTTGGAATTTTATAGGAACTTTAGTTATAATATATTCATTAGGTTATGCCACTGCATTACCTTTTTATTGGTATTATAAATTAAAACAAATTAAATTAAACAAATCTACATGGACTCACCAGTAACCCTAAATTAATAATTATTAAAATAAACCATGACTAAACAAAACGGACGAAAAAGCAAGGAAGATATTTTTTATGTAGTAACTCGAAACGGCAGAAGGGCTTGGCCTAAAGACTATTGGACTATTGCTGAAGCTAGAATGCACGCAGACTCGCTAGTTTCGTCCTTAAAATCCTTCGGAGGCAGAAATAAGGACTCAGTTGTCATTGTTGAAACCTCCCATCCAGAAAATATTACTTAATTTCTTAAAATAGTTCTTGACTTTCTAGCCGTACAATGATAAGATGTATTCTTATTATGAAATTCGAAACATATTTTATCAATTATATTTTAAATAAGTTCTGCCCAATTATAGTTGTGGCATTATTATGCTTTAATGCATTAGACTTTAAATCGTTTGAGCCTTATGTCATATTATTGATGATGCTTTTCTCTCAAAAGTTTCACCAAGAAGAAGGTTATAGCCTTAGGTATTGCGAATCAAAAGGAATCAATTTAGATGATTAATTACATCTTACAAAAATTCAACCCTTGCTATAGAAGGTACTATTTAGTATATAAAAACCTAAACGGAAAAATTAAAACCTATCAAATAGGTTGCATTGATTTATTTAATTCCTTTGGAAACAAAAAAGATGGTAGATCTAACATAGGATTTAAAGCTTATTGTTTTGGACGCAAAGAAGTTAGATCTTTTAGGCACGATAGAATAATATCAATTACTAAAAAATAATTTTGACAAAAGCATTAGTAATTTTATTATTAATATGTTCGGCATGCTTAATCTATGCTATTTATTTATTTAAAAAAAAACAAATTAACGCAGAATCTTTATCTCTAAGCAATGAGAGATTAAAAATTCAAATAAACCAATCAGAACATAACTTTAAGAATATATCAGAACAGCTTAACTCATCTAACTTAAATTCAAAAGAAAGAGAGGCTAATCTTTACGAAACTATATCTAAACTTCAAAAATCACTAGACACAGAGCAAAGATCTATAGAGGAGAGAAACCACACCCTTAAGTCTAAAGAAAAAGAGCAATCAGTTATAATTTCTGATTTGCAATTAAAATTATCGGAAGAAACTCAAAACAGAAAAAAAATACTATCACAAAAGAAGAGCGGGGAAGTTAGATTAGGGCATGTTGCCGAAACTTTAGCTCCATTTTTAGATCAATTTGATTTTGATCCAGAATCTTGCTCATTTCTAGGTCAACCAATAGACTACATCTCTTTCGGTGAAGACGAAATAACTTTCATTGAAGTCAAGAGCGGAAATAGCCAATTAAGCTCCAAGCAGCGGTTTATCAGAGATCAAGTGAAGTCAAAACTAATATCTTGGAAAGAGGTAAGAATTAAGTAAATTTTAACAACAAAAAACAAATGAAAACAAAAATCGTATCATTATTGCTAGCCTTAGGGCTTATTACTAACGTCGCTCTTGCGAGCAACTCTGCCAGTATTGGGTATACTTCTGATTTTTTTTACAGAGGTGAACAGAAAGCTAAGGAGTCAGTTCAATCTAAAATTGATCTCAGCTCCGAAGTTCTTAGCTTGCAGGCTTTTTTGCATGCATGCACCAATCAGTCAGTTGACACAGGCTCCGACAGCTATAACTTATCTGTATCTCTAGGGAAGTCATTCAGTGATGGACTAGTTTCTCTTTACGGAGGCTTTAGTCATTATGAAGATGTTCCTGGAAATGCTCTATCTGAAGTTTTTATCAGAGCTTCATCAAATGTACTACTAAATCCTTCTGTTTCTATTTTTAGAGATATCGATGACGAGCTGTTCACTTACGAAGTTTCTCTGGGGCATTCATTAGATCTAGGGGTAGCATCTCTTGGCGTCGATGCTGCCGCAGGGAGTACCGATTTAAGCTCTTCAAGCGAAAGAACTTACTATGGTATTGGGGCGAACCTCTCAAGGCAATTTGGTGGGTCATTGGCGGCACTATCAGTCGATTACATTGATGCTGACGATATCGATAGAGAATTCGTGTTTGGAACTTCCTTAACCTTTAAATTCTAAAAATTATGAAAGATACACTAGAAACAATCAAATCCTATGCCGGGGGAATTACCGGCGTTTTACTATCATTCATTGGGCTATTAGTAATTGCTCAAGTAGTGTTTGGGGAGTCTGCCCCAATTAACGTAATCGGAAACCTGCAGTCCATTGTTAATGGGTTCGTAGGTTCTGGAGCTAGCCTTGCTGGAGTAATCACACTACTTCTTATTGTGGCTCTGCTAGGTAGAGGTTCAGAAAAGAAATAAAGATAATTTATATCTTGACTTTTACGGAAAGGACGGCTATAATAGCCGTCCTTTCTTATTTATAAATATATGAAAATATTATCACTTTTTGCAAATGTAGGGTTCGGCGAATTTTACCTTAAAGACTTAGGTCACGAAGTAGTTGTCGCTAATGAATTACTTCAAGATAGGGTTGATTTCTATAAAAAATTCTACCCAGATCATAAGGATGTGATATGTGGCGATATATCAAAACAAGGAGTTCAAGATAAATTAGTTAAAGCTTGCGATAATCATGGAGGGGTAGACATTATAATTGCCACACCTCCGTGCCAAGGAATGAGTATAGCTAACGCAAAAAAAGACACAGAAGACCCAAGAAACACACTCATAGTTCACGCAATGAACGTTTTTAATCGAGTTAGGCCAAAATATATGCTAATAGAGAACGTTCCTCAAATGGCTAAAACTTATATTTTTTACAAGAAAAAGCTGTACAATATAATAGATTTTATCAAATCACGACTTCCAGAAAATTTTGAATGCATTTACGAAACTATGAATGGCAAGCATTGCGGAAGCCCTCAGTCGAGAAGTAGGTCCATATGTCTAATATCAAAGAAAGGTTCATGGAGACATCCAAAAGAAAAAACAGCAATAACTACGGTGCGTGAAACGATAAGTCATTTATGTTCTCTGGAGAGCGGGGAATGCTCCTCAGTGAAATGGCACTTTTCTCCAAAGCATAACGAAAGGCATATAGATTGGATGAAAAACACACCAACAGGAGACACTGCATTTAACAATAAGGAGGATCACTTTCCTTATGTACTTGAGGATGGCAAAAAGAGAAGGATTTACGGTTTCTCGACTACATATAAAAGAATGGACTGGAATTCTCCAGCTCCGACAGTTACAATGACAAACGGATCAATCTCAAGCCAGAATAATGTTCATCCAGGAAACAAAAATCCTGATGGGACTTATTCTGATGCTAGAGTACTGTCAATAAGAGAGGTATTGCTGCTGTGCGGATTACCTGAGGGTTGCTTAGATCAATTCGCTCGCCTGCAAAAAGACGGATCTTTTAAGTACGAATACAACCAATCCTTCATCAGGAAAGTTTTAGGTGAGTTATTTCTCCCCAAAATGGCAAAGTATATAATTTCTACAATCCCAAGTAATGATGTTGATGTCGAAGACAACTCTAGACAGCTTAAATTTGACTTCTAAAATATGATAATTAAAAAGCTAACACACATAAACTTTAAAGATGGAGAATCTCACCATTTAGTCAATTTATGCGAAGAAAACGAACACTTGTTGAAGATTCGCGAATGCTGGGATAATAAATCCCACTTATTTATTAAAGACAACAGTTTAGTTCGGGGGTCTCCTGGCTTTTGGGACTACCCCAATATAGATAATAAATTCAAAGAATCTTGGTCTACGGTCTTAAGATTGAAAGCTTTAAATAATTTTCGCAACTTCCTTAGGTATGAGGGAGATAATAAAACAATGCCATTACTACTTTCATCAGTTTTTTTTAATTGTCATACTGAAGCTACTATTGATTTTTTAGTTAAAGCAGTTGGAGCCAATAAAAATTTACAAAAAAGACATCCTATTCATTTTTGTTACGATTTATTGACGGGGTGGATCCCAGAAGTGGCCATAGGAGCCCTGGACATTGAGAAATGTGGGTGTGATGCTGACTATAAGTTTGCAGCTAAAGGAGGAATTGATAGCTCTGAAGACTTCTTGTTGTCTGGATGCCCACTTGAGCTCGTTTGCGATTTTACAGGCAAGGTCAAAAGAGAGTCTCTCCTTAATTTTAGGTACAATAAACTTAATAGCTTAATCAAAAACGGCGGCTACCTATTAATACTATTGAGTAAATCTTTTGAATATTATCTCCACGACATAAATAAATACTCGGAACTGTTAAATATTGAATATAAAGATGAGATTATACCGTGGTCAAGGGAAGGTGAAAAAACAAGAGGCTACGAAATGTCTGGAGACTTTAACTCCTTAAAGCTAAAAGATTTGACTTTAGAAAACCTCAACAAATCCTTTAATGATATAAAACTAAAGGAAGCAAAAAAATTTCCCCAAAAGCAGCTTGAATTATAGTGGACCATATATTATAATAACATTATGAATGAAGATTTAAATTACGGAGGCCCTAAAGACTATGACGAACAGACAGATGCATTTCGCTTTGAATTAGACGACTTAGTATATAGATACATCGATGAGTTCGACATCAACACTATAACAATGATAGGAGCTTTGAGGGAAAAAATGCAAGAGCTCATAGAGTCAGGAAATCAAGATATCGATATAGATATAGGTGAAGATTTAGATTAAACAATAAATAAAACAATAAATATGAGTAAACTAATAGGAGTAGCAGGATTCGCTAGGTCAGGCAAAGATACCTTCTTTGAAAGAAGTAGAGATATCCTTGAGAGAGAAGGTAAGAAAGCTTGCAGGTTCGCTTTTGCTGATGCATTAAAACACGAGTCAGATGAATTTTTAAAAAAGAACGTAGGAATTTCCGCATTTACTGAAGATTCAAGCGAGAAAGAAATCATTAGGCCTTTTTTAGTAACTTACGGAACTCAGCTGAGGAGAAGGCTTGACGAAAATTGCTGGATTAAATCAATCCAAGATCAAGTTGCAGAAAAAATTGACCAAGGGTTTTATGTTTTTATTACTGACGTAAGATTCAAAAACGAAGCAGAATGGATCAAATTAAACAATGGCAACTTAACATACGTTTCCCGTGAGGGTGTAGGCCCAGCGAACCATGACGAAAGAAAGCAATTGCATTTATATAAAACCTCCATCGATTACAATATATTTTGGCCAACCTTTGGAGAAAACGAAATAAATCTCGCAGATGAGTATGTATTGCCATTCCTATCTCATATAATTTCCAAAAGCTCTAAATTAGAGATGTTATTATAATATGTCTAAAGAAAAAAAGAAATACTCAGAAACTGAAAGTGGGAAAAAAGCCTTAAATAAAGCTAGAGAAAAATACGATTCAGAAAACAAAGATAAACGTAAAGAGCAAAAGAGAGACTACATGAGAAGAAAAAGGCTTAAAGATCCTAATTACTGCAAATGGAAATAGCTTGACAAGATTAGCGGTAAATGTTAATATGTAATGCATGGGAAGAAGAAAAAAACCAATACAATTAAAAGTTAAAAATGTTAAATTTCAGTTCGATCAATATTGGTCAATTAAATATACCGAAAGTTCGCCAGGATCAACAGATCAAGACTATAAAGTTATAGTTAAATCAAGATCTTCTGAACTTGCTAGAAGGATTTTAAAAAATAAATCTAAAGAGTCAAGCCCGAGCTGCAAGTTAAAAGGTATAAGCATTAATATGCTTCACACCAATTCAGTAATTAACGGCTTAAGATTAACAGTAAAGGATTGGGAGTGCATTAAAAATGCAGCTTTCCCGAATTCGGTTAATGTGTTATTTAGATTCACTTCATTAAGAACTGACAAACAGAAAATTCAGCTGGTAAAGCTCAGAAAAACTCAGCCTAAATTTAATGTAAATAAAATTAGCCAAAACTTCTCAAAGGAAGAGAAAAATTATATGAGATGGGAAGGGAAATGGAAACCTTGGCCTAAGGCTGAAAGAGATGCGTTCAAGGAGAGAATGTTTATAGGTCTAAAGCTGAATAATAACTGCAGATTAAAAGCTGCAAAATATATAGGAGTAAGCCAAAGATATTTCCAGCAGCTTCTTAAAAAATTCCCAGAAGTAGATTGGGCCAATGATTTTCCAGTTCAATATTACAAATTCAACGATTCTGATAACTCTAAAAGGATTACGGGTATTAGGGCCTCAAAGAAAAAACTCCAGCAGGCTTATATTGACAGGATGACACCTAAAGTAATAGCTCTAATAGAGAAAGGCGATTCTTTTAACTCAATATGCAAATCCTTAAAAACTTCAAAAATAACTATCAACAACTGTATTAAAAATCATGAGTATAAAAAATAAATTCGACGAATGGCTCATTTCCTACCAAGAAGATTTCTCTAGAATTATAGGTAAACATAGATATACTAATCATGCCCTAGATTCAGATGATTTACTTTCAGAAATAAATCTTGCCATAGTTAAAGATAAAGAAAAAATACTAAGTAGCGACATTGACAGTCAGGAAGATTTCGGTAAATTGATGTATACCTATGCACGTAATCACATCAAATGGAAGTCAGATGGAACTACCTCTAGGGACAAGAAATACATAAGTAAGAAGCAAGACTCAACTCACACGAATTCAGAAGGCTCCACCATAACCTTGTTTGAGCTAATGTGTGATGTTAAAGGTGAGGAAGATGAGTCTCAATCAAAATTAAATAAATCAGATAAAGCTGAAAATATAATTAAATATATAAAAAATTATAGTCATTTCTTAAATCCTCATCAGAAAAATGTACTAGATTTACTAATTATGGGTAAAAACTTCCCACAAATGGCAGAGCTTTTAGGGGTTAGCCACCAAGCAGTTCAGTGTGTTTGTTCGGACATTGTGGAAAAAATTAAATCCTACATAAAAATAGAAATAAGCTCTGAGGACGAATCCAAACTTCTATCTAAGGGTCATGAGTCAATTAAATATTTATTTGGGGCTGAAAGGCAAAAAGAAAGGAGTATTAGTTCGGTTTAAATGTGTATATATAATATATCATGTCCGAACCTAATTATAAATCCCACAACAATATAGCCTCATCTCGAAATTTCAACGTTAATTTTAATTATGCTTGGAATAACAAAGAAAATTACTGGTCTCCCATGGGGATCAGTCAGGCTGATATTTTGCTAAATAATGCAAAATCTAGTATTCACAAGTTTGGATCTTGCAGTATTTCCAATCAAGTTTCTCAATCTAGCCCAATTACTATTTGGGATGGCGGAGATCTTTATAATTTCCCTAGCAACCAAGGCGAATCTTTAGTAATTAATTCTGACGACCCTTCAGACGATCAAGCTATAGTGGTTATGGGGCTGGATGAAAATTTTCTTGAAAAAACCGAAACTGTCATCCTTGATGGCGTAACTGAGGTCCCTCTGCCTGGCAAATGGTCTAGAGTATTTAGAGCTTACAATGATGGATCTAGCGATCTAACTGGAGAAATTTATATAGGTCAAGGGGGTGGAGGAGATAGTTTTGCGGAAATACATGACGGAAACAATCAGACCCTGATGGGAGTTTATACTGTGCCTGATAATTATACCGGTTATCTTTTAAAATTTCATTGTTCAGCACAAAACTCTTCATCTGCTCAAATTAATTTTGTAACCCAAATTAGAACTAGAGATTATGGTAAAGTTTTTCGAACTAGGCGTATAATTTCTTTTTCAACCATTAATTCAGATGAAGAATCTTTACTTTTCCCAATTGAACTCCCACCTAAATCTGACATTATGTTCAATATAGTTGATTCTGACGGAAACAATGGCTCCGTAAATGTTGATTTTGATATAGCTTTACATTAATTGTGTAGAATATTATTGCTAATAATTTTATAATAATATATTAATATAAAAATGAACTTCAGGTCACTCGTAAACAAAGCTAAATATAAAAATGTATTTAACGCAATCCATAAGTCCCACTACTCATCAGGGTCGCACACAGAATCTCAAATTACTGAAATCGACCTAGCCTATTTTGATGTATTTAATAAATTAAAAAAGCTCCCAACTAAAGACTCATCAAAACTAGAGTTGCACCTTGAAGATGCTGAGCTTGATAAAGAGAAATATATTGCAGTCAATCTTTACGACGGAGATGAAGATCAACTTTATGCTTTAGATTTTCAGCCTTGGTCAGACTTAATTGACTGTGAAGTAAAATCTCATGCAAAATTAACCGATGATGAAATTGTGGCCCACTTATTATGGGAAATTACATTTTGGGGCTTTTCTGAAGAGAGAATAGCAGAACAGGCTAAATCTCTACCAAGCATAGATTAAAACCTATGCAAATTAAAAGTTTATACGAAATAGCTCCTCACAAAAAGTCTCCATACACTGTTGAGGCTGTAGTTGAAATCCCTAAAGGTACAAGCGTTAAGTACGAGTATGATTCTAGAGGTTTTTTTCGCTACGACAGATGCTTGACTAGTGCAATGGTGTACCCAGCTAATTATGGGTTTATTCCTTCTACATATGCTGATGATGGAGACCCTCTTGATATATTAGTTTACAATCAAGCTCCAATAGACAGAGGTACTGTGGTTGAGTGTTTAGTTGTAGGCGTTCTGGATATGGAGGACGAAGGTTCTACTGTAGGTATGCATAAAGACTACAAAGTTTTAGGGGTACCTACCTCCCACATCCGCAAGCTTAAATCGTTAAAAGATATCGACCCTTTATTTTTAGACATATCAAAAAATTTCTTTCTTCATTATAAAGATTTAAACAATAAAGAGGTTAAGGTTTTTGATTGGCACGAAAAAGAAACGGCGTGGGACATTATCAACGAATCAATCAATCAATTTCTAAATATTCAGCAAAAATGACTACATTAATCTTAATAGGAACATTGGCAGTTCTTTATCTTGCTTGCTGCTGGAATAAATACTAAATAAAATAATAAAAACAACTTTTTAATGTGTATGTAAATTACATATGAAAAGAAAGATTCTTATTATGGGGCTGCCAGGATCTGGCAAAACTACGTTGGCTGAAATTTTAGTTAAAAAACTAAAAGCAGCTTGGTTTAATGCTGACGCGGTCAGGCAGGATATATACTCAGAGCTTGGGTTCTCTCCTCAAGATCGACTATCTCACGCCACCAGAATGGGCAAATTATGCGATTGGGCCAAAATGGGCGGGAGTTATGTGATTGCAGATTTTGTATGCCCAACCCAAGAAACTCGGCAGGCATTTAATGCAGATTTCACAATATGGGTTGATAGAATTCAAGAAGGTAGATACGAAGATACAAATAAAATGTTTGAAAAACCCCTGAATTACGACTTAAGACTTATCGAAGGAACTGCAGAAGAGTGGGTCGATAAAGTTGTTGAAAAATTAGGCCAAACTGAAGAGTGGGATAATCAAGCCCCAACCGCCTTACTTATAGGCAGGTATCAACCATTTCACATCGGGCACAAGAGCCTTGTTGCTGAGGCCGTAAAAAGGACAGGTCAATGCTGCATAGCATTAAGAGATGTTGGCGGAATTAATGATAGCAATCCATACAATTTTGAAAAAGTAAAAAAAGAAATACACTCTGCTTGCATAGAATTTGGAAATAAAATTAAAGTCATTGAACTGCCAAATATCATGGATGTATTTTACGGCAGGGGAGTTGGCTATAATATTGAACAGTTGGAGTTAAGTAAGGAGTTGCAAGAAGTTTCTGCTACAAAAATTAGAGATGGCCAAATTGGTCAGGACGGAAAACCTTTAGGTAAAAGACCTGAATAATTTCTTGTGTAACTTACTGTGTGAGGTTTTTTTGTTTTTTATTGATGCTTAGCGGCTGCGTCCATAACAAGAGTCCTCAGGTTAATGACACTAACCTAAATCCACAAAATAGAGACTGGCTAAAAGTTTACGAGCACGAATTGAAAACGGCAATTGAAAATGATGACGGCGAGGCTTATTACTTCTTCTGGCCAGAATATTTAAAAGAATATGACAAAGAAAGATACAAATGATTTACTCTAATAAATTATGTTTAGTTCTTCTCGCCACATCTAAAGAATACAGATCTGGAGAGGTTCATAAATGCCTCGATTCATATTTCTCATCAGAAGCGTCTCAAGGGCATTCTATTGACGTTAAGATTTTCTTTAACAACGGCGACTTATCTAATTATTCAGATTTATTAAAATACGAAAAAAGTAAAAACATTAATAAAGTTATAATTAAAAGTTTGAACCTTAAAGGGCTAGACGATCTATACTGCAGAACTCCTCAAGAGCTTAAAAAGCTACAAGGCATGGAAATGCCCGCTCTTGGAGGCTCTTCTGGGCCTAATAATTTATTCTTTAATAGCATGACCCCTTTAATGGGCGAGCCTTACAGGGACTACTTAATGATCGAATGCGACACCTTTCCCATTAAAAACTACTGGGCAGATAAAGTCATAGAATACTGCGACAACTCATCATTTATGATCGCTGGAAGTATGTATAGAGGTAAACATCAACTCCCCTCTTTCGATTCTTGGACTGGGCATTTAAACGGAGTAGCTATTTACAGACGATCTGAAAACCTTAAAGCTTTCTTAGGCTTGTCAAGAAAAACCATTATTAATAAAGTAGCTTCAAACAAAAATCATTTCGTCAGCTTTGATGTTGGTATGCATAATTTTCTAGGCACACTTCATGGAAGAAAATACTTCAACAATCCAGATCTACCCGATAATAGGTTAATAGATTCGCCGATTATTTCGAATTTTTCACTAACCATTGACACGGGAACTTCAATAAAAAGTGTAAAAGAACAATACCCACAAACAATTATATTACATAAAAAATGAGCATAATTAAAGAACCACAATACTTACCTGTATTTCATCACATTGCCAAAAATGCAGGAACATATGTATTAAGCTGGGCGCAAATGCTTTGCAGAAAGTATCATTTAATGAGTGGAAATCATTTATCTCTCTATTGGACTTCTGCAAAAATTAGGAGAGCATTGATTAGATTAAAAGACAATCGCCAGTTGACAATTATATACTGCACCCTTACAGATTTAACTGGTCATCCTAATGGAATTTTTAGCATTTATCCCGAACTCGAACAATTTTCGATAGAAAACAAAAGGGAGATTGTTCTTGAAAAACAAATGGAATATATTAATAGCAGATACCCTAATGGCTCAGATGAAACAACGAACATTATTCCAGAGGATGACTTTTTAAATTTTATTGAAAGTGGAGATATTATACCTTTTTGCGTTATTGTTGACCCAATTTTTTGGGGAGGATTAAAATCTGCAGATAATTCAATCGGTTGGAAAGACGCAAGAATTTTTATTGATAAAGTTCTTCTATTTTCGGAAAGAAAGCATGCTTTAAATTTTACGGTATTAAGAAATCCATACGATAGAGCTTTGTCTATATTTAATTACATCAAGAGCGATAATAGTTCCCACGAACCGAATCATGATTGTCTTGTTTCTAAAAGTTTTCAAGAATATATAGAATCAGATGAACTAGAAGACAGTTGGTTCTTGCGAAGCTTAATGGACATGCCTGATTCGGCAATTATTGAACCACATCATCTAACTTTAGCGCACGAAGGATACCTAAAAGATTTTCGCATTTCTGATGTAAGTAAAGTAGATGACCTTATAAACAAAGTTTTTCATGGAGCTTATGGCATTGAACAATCAGATGTGGAGGATCATGTCATTGAATCAAATTTACATCGCAACGCAACTCCAAACAAACTAAAAATAAAATTCGAAGACCTAGACCCAACTATTCAACAAAAATTTCTAGATCGCACATATTGGGACAGAAAATTATGGAGTAGGTATTGTGAATGTTGAACGAATTTATTCGAACGATATAGTTTACGATTTAATTATTACAGACGGCCTTATCGTACTAGATAGCTCTTTTGAAGATCATTGTTTTTATACAAGAGAATTACTATCTAAACTAACAGCAGAATATTCAAAAAAGTATAATCGTCCTTGTGTGTTTTATACAATGAATGAAAAGCTATCTAACTCAAAAAATATTTTTTATAAAAACTTCTGCTGGACATTATATAGAGATATAAATCCACCAAAATACAAAAAATATAAGTATGATTTTACATATCTTTGCGGGTTTCCGCGAGAAGACAAACTGCATATGCTTTCAAACCTTTTTGTTAATGATTTATTGGAAGAAAACCTATGGTCTTGCGGCTCTGTCAAAAAAAATTACAACCTAAAACTTCCTCATTTACCGAAAATCATTGATTATGATAAAAGCAAAAAAGGTAATAAATCTTGCTGGCAAAGCATTGACTTTAATTTTTTTAAACATTCTCGCTTTTCACTAGTCCAAGAAACAGAAATGACCACACTTTCCAATCGTTATACAGAAAAAACCTACAAATGTTTTTGGATGAAGCATCCATTTATTCTTGCAGGAAATTATCAAACATTAAAATTACTGAAGCAAGAAGGCTTTCAAACATTTCATCCCTACATAGATGAATCATACGATAATATCAAAGATAGAAACGAGAGAATATTAGAAATCATAAAACAGGTAAAAATTTTATGCAACAAAAGTTATCGAGAATGGGAGCAATTCATGTGTAACATAAAACAAAGACTAGAATTTAACCATAAACATGCAACATCACGAAAAAATTGTTAAGCATATCAAACACTTCAAACTTGAACCGTCAATAATTCTTGATATTGGCGCCAACGACGGCAGTCATTCGATTGAGTTTGCAAATTATTTCTCTTCTAGTTTGATTTACAGCTTTGAGCCAGACAAGCGTCCTTTAGAAAAATTTCGGAAAAGACTTAAGAATAAACCATTAGAGATATCTTCAAGAATAAATATTATTGAATCATGCGTCGGAAATTTTAATGGAGAGATTGATTTTTTTGCATCTAATGGTACTGGAGATTGGGACAACTGGGATAGTTCGGGTAGCATTAAAATACCTTCAAACCATAAAAATTTGAGGCCTGAGATTACTTTTGAAAGAACAACTCATCAAATTACAACCCTTAATGCTTGGACTCAGCAAAACAACATCGCAAGCATAGACTTGATATGGGCAGACATCCAAGGAGCTGAATTAGATATGATATTAGGCGCTTCAGACATTTTAAATTCAGTTAAATTTATTAATGTAGAATGCCACAATCCGCCTTTGTACGAAGATGATTCCAGCATAAATGACATTAAAAATAATCTCGAAAACTTTAGGGTAGTATTTAATACTTCAAATGATTGGTTTTTTGCTAGAGAAGATATCAAATGAACTGGCCGGTTATACATCACTCCGACCCAAAAATGCAGGGCTTGCACGAAAGCGTCTGCACTAAAAGATTCTTCAAGAATCAAGACTTTAGATTTTCAGACAGGGACTATCCTGTAATTGATGTATTAAAAAATGGTAATTACGTTATCCATGAAGCTCACTTTATGCCTTTGCAAAGCGCTTGGAGCTTTAGACAAACAATTTCAAACACTGGACCTCGCTCGGGATGGACAGAGCCAAAAACAAAAAAAATCGACAAGACTATATGCGGAGATTATGTTGCGTTTTGCACTTGGTTCAACGGAAATTATGGTCATACTATGCACGACAGCTTGCCTTATTTAGCATGGCTTAAAAATAAATTTCCTGATAAGCGATTCATATTATTTGACAATCCGCTCAATAAAAAACTAATCAAATTCATAGATCAAGATTTTTACGAACAGATTTTCTGGATCAAAAAAAACGAAACAGTTAATGTTAAAGGCGAATTAATTGTTTCTACACCAGACATGCATCCTTGCATTATGCACAAAAATTTAATGAAATATTTAATGAAGTGGTTTAAAGAAAAACTTACCGCAAAACCAAGTCGAAAAAATGTCATTTATTACGACAGATCAGTTGGAGTTGGTCATGGTAGAATATTAAATCACGAATGTCAAAATCAAATTTTAAATTCAATTAGATCATGGATGTCAGGCAATCAAATCGAGGGAGAGCTTATACTTTTCAGCGGAACTAATGAGGACAACACTAGAGTTTCAATAGAAGATCAATTCGATATATTTAGAAGCGCGCATACAGTAATTGGGCCACACGGCACAGGCCTAGTCAATATAATGTGGAGCGACTTGTATGGTGATACACCCATAAAATTAATAGAATTTATTCCTGGAGATGTAGGTTATTCTAGTCAGGTGCAGACACCATTTCAAGGTTACCATAATGTTTTATCTTATTTACCAATAGACTATCATTGCTTATTGTATGAAAAGCAATCAACAAACAAAGAAACCTTCATAAATATCGATGATTTGAAATCCGCACTAACTTTCGAAAACATTAATCATAACAAAAATTAAGCAAATTAAAAATGAATAAAAAGGTGCAAGAAAATTTAAATACGGATTGTTGGTTTAATTACCAAAATTTTTACAAAGCAGTTGCAAGGAAAAAATATGATATATTAGTTGAAGTGGGTGTCTGGAAAGGGCACTCTGTCTCTTTTCTAGCTAAAGAAATTAAGAAATTAAAATATGAGGCTAAAATATACGCTGTTGATTTGTGGGATAACACTTATAAATGGGAAGACAGACCTAAGTTGAGAGGCCAAGTTCCTATATTATATGACATCTATAATGAAAATAAAAAACAAAATGGTGTGTCTGATATAATTATCGATTTAAAAGGAATGTCGTGGGAAATGGCTGATAAGTTTGAAGATGGCACGGTGGATTTCGTATTTATTGATGCCGATCATTCATACGAATCAGTCGTTAAAGATATAAATGCATGGTTACCTAAAATTAAAAAAGGTGGTATGATTAGTGGGCATGATTACAACAATTCATGCGGTGTTAAACAAGCCGTTACTGAATTAATACCTGACCATAAATTAAGCGAGGATGGTATCTGGCTTAAACATATAGATTAATGAAAAATCTTATTTTTGTCCACATTCCCAAGGCTGGGGGAATTTCTATAATAGAGGCGCTAAATCTATCAACCCAAGACTGTTATCACCGAAAACCTAGTTCTTATTCTGAAAAAGAGCTTCACGATTCTTTTAAATTTAGTTTTACAAGAAATCCATGGTCTAGAGTTGTAAGTGCATATTTTTTTCTTATCGATGGAGGCTTAAATAAAGAGGATGAGTTATTTGGCAATTTTTTAAAATCCCTTGGAGGATTTGACAAGTTTCTAACATATTTATGTAATGACATTCCTGTTAATTATATAAACTCAAGGGGTCACAATCACACCTGTATTGACGAATGGTTGCATTTTCAACCGCAAACTAAAAGACTGGACAGGCCTATGGATTTTATCGGAAAAACTGAAAATTTACAGGAGGACTTTAATCATGTATGCACGCATATACAATACCCGATTGTCTCGATCAATCAGTCCAACCGCTCGAATCATAAATTTTATCAAGATTATTATAATGATGACTGCAAAAAATTAGTATCTAAAAAATACGAAAGCGATATAGAAACTTATAAATACTTGTTTTAAGTCTATGCTTATTTCTCATAAACATAAATTCGTTATAATTGACATACCTAAAACTGGCAGTCGGTCTTTTCGGGAAAGCTTACTACCATTGGGCATCCTAGATGCTTGTGGAGAACCAAACTTAGATTCAGAATTTTATCAGCATGATGGCGCGATTCGCGTAAAAAAACAATTCGCAAAAAACGACTGGAATTGGAACGATTATTTTAAATTTACAACTGTACGTAATCCATGGGCTCGTTACTTTAGTTTTTTTAAGTATTTTAAAAGTTACGGCGAAAAGTATTTGCGTAGGGATAAATCAATAAATTGGCGCGAACCAGAACTCAACCAAGGAAAACTTTGCGAAGAATTATTTCAAAATAAAGATGATCAATCGGTGTTAAAAAACATTATATTAAACAACGACTCACAAGATTCATATTACTTCGATGAAAGTGGAAAAATTACAGTAGATCATATTGCCGAGTTTAATAATTTGCAAAATGAATTTGTTTTTTTGTGCAATCAAGTAGGCATTCAAGCTCCAAGCCTTCAACATGGAAACAAGAGCGCAAACTCACTCAACATGCTCGACATCTACAACCAACAATTAATTGACCTAGTCGCAGAGAAAGAAAAAAATGTAATACAATTAAAAGGATATGAATATTAAATGAAAATATACACATACTACCAGAATATCAACCACCCTTCCCAAAACGAACTTATTGACTTGTGGAAAATAAGTTGGTCTCGTCAAGGTTACGAACCAATTGTTTTAAATTTAGAAGATGCAAAAAGACATCCCTATTTTGAAACATTAAACACAGAAATGCGTAGAATCTGCAAAGAAATTGCAAAAAAAGAAATAAATGACTACGGAATGAGTTGTTGGTTTCGTTGGTTAGCATATGCCACTCAAGCAGATGAAAAATTTTATGTTTCTGATTATGATGCAATTAATGTGAATTTCCCGATCACAGAACCCAACGATAAACTTCATTTGATGGATAATGATTGTCCATTTCTTGCAAGTGGAACACCATCTCAATTTGAAAATTTATGCAAAGCATTTGCGGAAGTTAGCAATCAAAGAATTGATATATTAAAACAACAGACAGATCACTACCACGATCAAGAATTTTTTCAATATAATTTTATGCCACAAAACAATGATTCTGCTGAAGATTTAAGAAATCAACACGACATTTTAATGACAAGAAATCGACATGAATTGGGTGGATACATTGATCCTGTGGAAAACAAGATACTTGCAGGTTCTAATATAGGATACATTGAAAACGAAAAATACGGAGTGGTTCACGTGTCTCATTATAATATTCGTACCTTGCAAACAAAATACGATCAGTATAAAAACCTTGATGCGAGTAAGTTGAGAATTGATTTAATTAAAAATTTATTAGGAATATGAAAATACTTACTACAATTTTAACATGTTCATCAACTCAAGAACGAGCGGATGCTTGTCTTGCTACATGGATTAAAGACATAAAATCCCCGCATGATTATTTTTTTTATGGGGACAAAATTCAATCTGAAGCTATGGGTAAAACATGGAACTGTAGCCCAGATGAAGGAGAACACAGGCATCGGCTACCAAAAAAAACATACAAAATGCTAGTAAAATCATTAGATTATGAATGGGATTTTTTGTTTAAATGTGATGATGACACATATGTTGCATTTGATAAATTGATAAACTTACTAAAAAATTATAATCCTGATGATGAATTATATATTGGCGGTAAAATAGTTAATCCATTTCCCTATGCTCAGGGTGGAGCTGGATATGCCTTAACAAGAACTGCTGTGAAAAAGTGTGTGGAGTCTTTAAAACATTTTTATGGCGACGAATCTAAAACAAAAAGAGCGGAGGATTATTCAGTTGGTCTTGCTTTAAAAGAACAAGAAATAAATTTAATACATACTGATTCTATATCAACACCTAATCCAGCAACAGCAAAACAAAATCAGTCAGTATGCATTAACGCAATAATTAAAGAAAATAAAATCACAACACATTATGTGAATTTTGAAACTATGGAGAAAATATATGATTTCATTAAAACATAAATTTATTTTCATTCACATCCCCAAATGCGGCGGAACAACTTTAGAAGAAAGTTTGGTAGATGGTAGTTGTATTTTTAGGGGGAATACTTGGCCTCATAATCTAAAATTACATTATCCATTAAATCATTGCACTTTAGACGATATAGAGAAATCGAAAGTGCTTTACCCTAACTTGAAAAAGTTTTACTCTTTTGCTTTTGTAAGAAATCCTTTTGACCGTTTGGTATCTGAATATTTTTACTTAAAAAAGTATTTAAAATTAAGTAACGACATAAAAAAAGAACTAATACAGCTAGCAAAAAAAAATAAAAATGGAGTAATGGGTAATCACTGTATGCATCAACATCAATTCATAAATGATAAAATAAATTTCATTGGAAAATTTGAAAACCTCGAAGAAGACTTCAACATCATCTGCGACAAAATCGGGATACCAAAACAACAACTCCCACATGAGAACAAAACCAAACATAAACACTACACTGAATACTACGATGACGAAACTCGTGAGATCGTTGCGGAAAAATACGCAAAAGACATTGAGTATTTCGGGTATAAATTTGGAGAAGATTAAAATATGATAAACGATGAACATAAATTTATTTTCATTCACCCCAATAAATGTGGTGGTAATAGTATAGAATACCTCTTTCAAGGGTATATAAAAGTAGATCACATTTATTTAAGAAAATATCAAATAAAATACCCATATCAATATAATGATTATTTCAAATTCGGGTTTGCTAGAAATCCATTTGATAGGTTAGTTTCCGTATATCATGGAAGAACACAAGGAAAATTGGTAGATCCTGATATCGAACTTGCTAAACATTCCTTCAAGAGCTCTGTTAAATTAAAAAACAAAGGTGTCATGAAATATTGTCAGCCATTGACAAAATATTTTGTAAATCAAAATAATGACGTAGACATGGATTTTATCGGGAGATTTGAAAATTACCAAGAAGACTTCAACATCATCTGCGACAAAATTGGTATTTCACGACAACAACTTCCACACAAAAACAAGTCCAAACACAAACACTACACCGAATACTACGACGACGAAACACGGCAAATTGTTGCGGAAAAATATGCACGAGACATTGAGTACTTTGGTTACAAATTTAAAGAATAAATACATATGAAAAATAAAAAATTTTTATCAATACTAACTCGATGTAGGGACGAGTTTTACATCAAAGAATGGGTTGACTACTATTTATCTCAAGGCGCTGACTCAATTTATGTAATAGATGATGACTCCGAAGATAAATCTATATATGATTTTGCGAGCAATAAAGAATATAAAAATGTAAATATTATTTACCAAAAAAGAAATTACGAAAACACAAATACCGCCCAACAATGTAAGCTAGACAAAAATTCTCCGTCAAACAAAATATTCAGATCTAAGATTAAAGGAAACTACGAATGGTTAATATATTGTGATGTAGACGAATTCATGGTGACTAAAAAACAATTCGATTTAACGATAGCGCAACGTTTGCGAACAGTTCGAGAGAATGTTAACTCCATTAGTGTTCCTTGGGTTTTTATGTCTGGAGCCAAATTAAGCAAAAATCCAAAAAGTGTATTAAAAGAGGTAGTTTATAGACATGATCATGATAAACGACACCCACACGCAGTTCAAAAATTTAGATGCAGATACGATGGAATCGAATATAAAACTATTTTCAAACCAAGCGAATTCAAGTATCTATTAGATCATGAGCCTTACCCACTTAAGTGCAACTTTAACGGTTGTGATTTAACAGGCGGCAGACTAGCGAATGGTCGGTTCCTAAACTTAAGAAGCAAAGATATTGAAAATGGGGAGTTTTTATGTTACCACTTTAGGTACATTTCTGATGAACAAGCTAAGAGCAAATTGATTAGCAACGGTTGGTATATTAATGACGGATACAGTTTTGAAGATTTAAAATCATCGTCTTATCCAGAAATATATGACGATACTTTTTTGAGGAAAATAGAAAATGATAAGCAATAAACTGAAAGCTGTATTTATTCATGTGCCAAAATGCGGAGGCACGAGTATAGAACATATTTTAAAAAAACAATCATTCGTACATCAACAACATTATCACACATCCCACCAAGAGTTAAATGCAAAATATAATAACTACTTTAAGTTCGCATTTGTTAGAAATCCATATGATAAAATCGTATCGGAATACAAGTGGTTTACAAACACTGAACATGAGTACCCCGTAAAGAGAGTAAAAGATTTTTACAAAGGAGTAGACTTTAAAACATTTTTAAAAAAGTTTACCGAATGGCCAAAATCCAGATCGAAGCATAACCCTAATAAGGGTGATTATTATCACGGTCTTGATTATATGCATACATTACACCCTATACGTCAAATCAATTTCATAGGTCGTTTTGAAAACCTTCAAGAAGATTTTGATACCGCCTGCGACAAAATAGGGATTGCCAGAGAGCAACTTCCTCATGCATACAAAACTAAACACAAACACTACACCGAATACTACGATGACGAAACAAAATCTATTGTTGCGGAAAAATACGCAAAAGACATTGAGTATTTCGGTTATGAGTTTGGAGAATAAAATATGAAGACAGTGACCAATAATTGTTGCAGACAGTCTATTATTATTAGTACTTATGTTGATCAATCAACCAACAGTATACTATCACCGCATCTTAAACACATTTCTCTAAGTAACCCCTCTACAGATATACATATTGTTGTGGGCGAAGATGCTCCACAAGGAAAAAGATATAACTGGAGAAACGGCGATAAGCCGTTATTTTATTGGTGGCAAAAAAACAAGCAAAATGTTAAGGGTGATGTGGTAGCATTGATCGAATGGGATACATTCATATCGAGTCCTATACCCGAACTGCCAAATGATTTAGATTTAGCTGGAAGCACAATGTTTCTTGAGAATCCTAATATTCGCAATAAATGGGAACCTAAAGGAATGAAAGTCTCAAACTGGAGTGCAGACAATTGGGTTTGGTGGAATGAAGTGGATCATTTTAATTTAAAAAACAATCAAACCGCAGTCGGCTTGATTTCTTTTGGATTTTTTCTTGTAAGAAAATCTTTATTAGATCTTATCTTTAGTTCAAAATGGCTGCACCTGTATGAAAAAGATATAATTTCCGAACTTAGATTACCAACAATTGCAAACCTAGAAGGAGCTAGAATTGGAGAAATTGATCTGCCTTTTGTTGATCATTTGGAAATGGAAATCGGAAACACTCCTGGAATATATCACCCAATTAAACATAGAGTCGATTAATGAAAAAAGCTATATTCGTACATATTCCAAAATGCGCGGGATGTTCATTGTGGCAAGCTTTGCGAGACTTAAATCTGAAAGAAATTGAATACTTTGGTCACGGCGAAGCAAAACTCAAAAAACCTTTTCCATATGATAATTCCTACAAAAATTATTTTTCTTTTTCTTTTGTAAGAAATCCTTTTGATCGTTTAGTCTCTGCTTTCTTTTTTCTCAAATCGGGAGGACACAATCACAAAAATGCATTTCACTACAACAAGTATATGCGAACACCTTCAGAATCGTTTGAAGATTTTGTTTTGCATAAATTAAATGATGACGCAATAAATTCGGTACAGCATTTAAAGCCTCAACATTTCTGGATTTATAAAAATAATCAACAAGTTATAGATTATGTTGGAAAAACAGAATTCCTCCAAGAAGATATATCTAAAATCTGCTCAATTTCAAATATTCCTAATTTCAATTTGCCACACGAAAACAAATCTTCCCACAAACACTATTCAGAATACTACAATGATGAAACTTGCGAGATTGTTGCCAAAAAATATGCCAAAGATATAGAGTATTTTGATTATAAATTTAAATGAAAAAACTCTCAAAAGAAGGTATAGTATATCTAGTGATCGATGAATCCGGAAAATACATCGATGAGTTTAGAAAATCATATAATTCATTGAGGCAATTTTATAGCGGAGATGTCACCTTAATTACAAATCTAAAAGTCTCGATTGACAATCTTAATATAATAAAAACAGAAAGTTCTTTTGGTGACTGGCGTGCAATGCTTTTAAATAAGCCTAAACACTTAAAGTTTAGCATATATGAAAAATCTATTTTCCTTGACACGGACACTATTATACTTGACAATTTTTCAGAGCTTTTTAAAATTTTAGATCATTTCGATTTTTGCGCGGCGACAGGTCCAATGGATTATAATTGGCCAAGAATTAAAGGTCAAGAGCTAGTAGGTTATCTGCCATACAACACTGGAGTGTTGGGTTATAATTCCAGTGAACTTTGCCAAAATGTTATCGATGATTGGTTAAAATTTTACCGAGATCGACTAGATTTAAATCTTGCAGGAAATGATCAGACTCCTTTTTTGGAATCTGTTTTTAAACACAAAGCTAATGTTTGTACATTACCGAATAATTATAACCTACGCACTGATTTTCCAGCAAACCTAGCTAGAGATAAAATTAAAATATTGCACGGCAGAAAATTAAATAAAAACTTTATTAACAAAGTAAACCCTAATCTAAAAGTAAGAGTGATCTCCAAGAATGATCTATAAAAACATAAATTTATTTATAGAACAGTATCCAAGATATTCAGTAAATTATTGCTGTTCAAATTTTGGAGGAATTGATCTTGCTCATAACTTAATAGAGAGTTGCAAACGATTAGATTTTCCTATTGTATTTTTTGCTCTCGATCAACATTCTTTAGAATATATGTCAGATCACTGCGATGTAGTAAACTATTACGAAGGGGTAAACCATAAATTAAATATCACACAAAACCTAACATCCGAATATAGCTTTTGGAGTACCCCCGAATTTAATGCATTAAATTGGCCAGTATGGGAAATTGCGCTTGACATTTTATCTAGCGGGCGATCTTTAATTAAACTTGATACAGACATAATAGTTAAACAAAATTTCGAACAAAATTTACTTTCTCAACTCGACGCAAATAAAATTGATTTTATTTTTCAAGAAGGACAACCAAATCTTTTGTGCGCTGGATTTTGCGCAATACATCACGAATCATACCCAATAATAAAAAAAATTTTTAATGAAGATTATTTATTGAGTAGAGATTATTTTAATATTTGTGATCAAAAAATATTAAGATCCCTAGTTGATGAGAATGTTATAAATATAGAATTATTAAATAGAGATGAATATCCTAACGGAGAATGGTTTTATAATCATCACGAGGAAATAATTAACACTTGTAAAATAATTCACTTCAACAGCATTAGTTCTGGCAAGCAGTCAAAAATCGAAAAAATGATCAAGCATAATTGTTGGTTTTTATAAAATGATCAACCATGATAAAAAAATAATTTTTGTACACATTCCTAAAACTGGAGGTACGAGCATCGAGAGCTTGTTTTGTGCATCCAAATTATATGGCAAGGAGAAACATCTAATGGCTCACGAATATGATGCAAAACACCTCAAATCATATTTTAAGTTTTCATTTGTAAGGAATCCCTGGGATAGAAGTCTTTCTTATTATTTCTTTAGACTAAAGAATAATTACGAAATGTTTGGTCATGGGAGTTCATTTTTAAATTGGATAAAATTTTTGAATCACTGTAAAGGTAATGACTATAAGGATAATTTCTTTCAATTTTATCTGTCAATTGAAAATCAATCTGAATTCATTTTAAATAACGACCGCCTGATGGTGGATTACGTTGGTAAATTTGAAAATCTCCAGCAAGATTTCAATGCAATTTGTGATAAAGCTAAAATGTCAAGGCGGCAACTTCCACACGAAAACAAAAGCAACCACAAACACTACACCGAATACTACGATGATGAAACAAGGGAGATCGTTGCGGAAAAATACGCAAAAGACATTGAGTATTTCGGGTATAAATTTGGGTTATGAAAACACAATCATTCATATTTAATTGGCGTAATCAATTCTCCTCGACATTAAGCATTGAGTCAGCCTTACATTCATGCATTGATCATGTTCATGTAATTAATAGCGACGAAAACAACTTCAAACCTTACTGGCACAACATAGGAGAGAGCGCTTATTTTACTTCTCAATTCCTGAAAGCTCTCGAGCTTCACGATGGCGAAAGTGTGTTCTTTCATGTTCAAGGCGACACATCATACAGCAATTGGCCCCAACTCATTAAAGACTCAGGCCATTACATGTCTAAGTATAATGCTGGTATTTATTACCCGAAAGTAAAAAATGTAGAATGGTACGACGATAAAATTACCACCATAGAAAGTGTCGAGGCTCCAGAACCAAATATAAAAGTGATAGCTAACGGAGATGAGACTGTCTGGTTTATTCACCCAAAAGTAATTAATTATTTATTTAATAATAAAATAAACGAATGCTTCGTCGGTAATACTACCGGATGGGGTTGGGACATAGTTCTGTGCGCCATTTCTTACATTTTAGGTCTACCAGTCATCAGGGATAGTAACCACCATATAGATCACCCCAAAGCTACCAATTATAATAAAAAAACAGCATTCGATGAATTTGACAAACTAAAGCTCAAGTTACCAAGCGAAATTCAATGGTACATACATCATACAATAACAACAGGTAAAAGGTTTTTATTTAAAAAATATCTTAATCTATAATGTAGGGCGGCTCATAGCCCAAAAGTTGAATATCCTCCCTCCTTAGCTCAGCTATTAATTTAATATTTTCACCGCTAAACACTTGAGAGTATTGATTTTTTTTTGCTTTCCTTAAGTGAACCAGCTCTTCATGAGGCTTTCCTAGCTTCTTACAAACCTCATTCCAGCCATACTTTAAATTTTCGTATCGAATGATTTGATCCACCTTAATTTCTCCATCATTTAAGATATAATCTGTCTGATTCCTAAATACATTCCTTTCGCCAGCCTTAACTTCCTTAATTGTTACTTCGTTCAGAAATTCAGCAAAGCTCATATGCCTATACTTTAATTGCCCCTTCATCATATTGTATATTGACAAATCTCTAGTCCAAGGATTCCTAACTACTGTCCACTTGTAATATTCTTCAAAATTATCCCCATATTGCTGCATAGCTCTATGGCAAGTGAAATGCTTTCCTTCTACATTCTCCGAGAAAGCCGCAACTTTCCCCTCCATGTATCTCACCATCCCAAACATACATTCTATGGAAGTTCCTCCAGTTTTCGGGATATGAATAAAAATTGTCTTATATTTATGGCATATCATTATATATTTTACACAAAAAGCTTGACATTTAGCTATAGGTTTTGTTATGATAGGGTCATAATGATTAAAATAATTACAATCCCTCTATTAATACTTATTCAAACTACTTCAGGCAAAGTCGTCATGATTCTTGACTCGACACCCTCAACAGGATGCATTACCTTCAAGAGCCCTAATTTAAGAAAACAAACACCCCTCATGACCAACAGCGGGTCTTATTTGATGCCAAGCACGAACAGTTACAGAGCTCCTAGGCCGCAATCGCAAAATAACCTTAAAAAGTCAAACTCAAACTCAAAGTCCAACTCCTCAAATAACTCCAATAAAATTCGGTCATTCACGAGCAAGGGCGGTCAGTCATTTAATGGCAGGTTGATCTCCATTAATAAAATTAAGAAGAGTGCTAAAATTAAAAACGACAAAGGGTCTTACTTCGACATACCCATCAATAGATTCAGCAGTGCAGATATCAAATACTTAAAGTCTTGGTGGCTAAGAAGAAATTAATTAATTTAAAAGCTTGACAAACAAATAAAACAGCGTTATTATATCATACATATGAAATTACTATCATCTGACATCATTTATGCTTGCGAGGAGCAGGAATTTTTTTATAAAATCAACAACCTACCTGTAGAAGAAGGGGATCCCATTGGATTCGACAAGCTTTCCACAGATGCTAAACCCCTAACCCCTCCAGTGTTTGACTTAGTTCTATTTGATGATATATATTGGTCACCTCAATATGACAAGTAAGAGGAATGTAGATCCTAAATTTTTCGAGTATAGAATTAGGTATCTAGTAACTCCCTCAGTAATCTCCAACTATCATTACTATATGGCTCTTAATGCCAAGCAAGCTTTAAGTTTCCATCGTCAAATGATGATTAAGAAAGGTTGGGATCTAGATACCATTTCTATAGAAAAGAAAAACCCTTATTCAGTTAAATGGGAAGATAGAAGTGAATTACTTAAAACCGCAAAACAATAAAAATAATGAGCAAAGAAAGAGCAATATGGATACTATTAATTATACTTGGAGCTATGTATGTAGACAGGAAACAGGCTGAAATTGAGAGCTTAATTGGATTAAGTAAAATCAATAAAGCCTCAAATGAAATCAAAAATTCCCAAATAAACGACATGCTAGTAGATTATAGAAAAATATCTAGGTCTGAATACGACAAAGGGTTCAAAGACGGGCAAGGTCATGCCTTAATATCGATAATGAACCAAAAGGATATACTAGGGTACAAAGAGGGCTATCATGCAGGGATCGACGAATTTTATAAAAATCAAGATCAAAATATTCTTAAATCTAACAATAACTCCCTAGAAGCTCCAGCCTCGACAACTAAATACTAATGAAATCAAGCCAAATAATATACTCAGAACACGACTATGATGAGTGTTTTGCATACTTAGATTCAAAAAACAGAGTGCCCGACGGCATAGCTGTAGGCTACGAAGTAGAATCAAACGCAGAAACCCCGATCTTAATTTTATTTGATGACATAACATATAGCGAATACGACCATCAATACTGGAATAATTTCGACCTTGAGAATGATAGCGAAAGGCTTGTTATTCCATAGACTAAAAAAATGATAAGATTTGCTAACGGGCAAGAGCCAAATAAATACCCATTTAAGAAAAATAAATCTGAAATACTTCAAGAACTATTAGATATAATTTACAAAAATACCAAAGATTTTGAATATTATGAAGGTTTAGTTTTAGATGATTCAGACCTATCTGAGATGATCGATATAGTATATAAAACTTTATTTAATGAAAATAAAAACTCAATACAAATAACTATCAGCAAGAGCTCAAATAATAACATAAATCTAACAATAGATCAGGTAAATTAATCCATAAAACTATAATGAATAAATCAGAGTATAATCAAGAATTAAAGTTAATCAGACCGCTCTTACTTAGTTTCGCAACATCTAAAAATATAGGGATATGGAACTCTGAAGACCTTGTTCAAAAAACTTTATTAATACTGCACGAAAAAGCTAATGATTATAACCCAAATAAATCCATAAAGAATTGGGGCTTCGCAATACTAAAATTTCAAATTAAAGCGTTCTTCTCATCAGTTAAAAGAGAAAAGGTTTTTGCTTTTGGAGAAAATGAAGAATTAATATTAAATTCAGCTATTCATTGCACAAAAAAAACCCCACTTGATTACTTAGTTTTAAAAGAAAGGCGAATGATTTATCGGCAAATAATTAAATTGGTAAATAAAAAAGAAGCAACAATAATAAAGCTTGTTCTTAAAGGGGTTAAGCCTATAGATATTATGAATAAATTAAAAATCAGCCAAAGCGATTATAGTGTCTCTAAATTTAGAGCTATACAAAAAGTTAAATTATTTTTCAAAAATAAATCAATCGTTAATTATACACTGTAAATAGCTAAAAGCTAATAAACTTTAGCCAAATAATGGTTATCTTTTAAGAAAATTCATAATATTTTTTTTCTCCTCCTCACTCATATCTTCGTATCTTTTTCTTGCTAAAATCCAAGCAGACCTAACTCTCCTACTTGGGTTCGTTTCGTAATCCTCATTCTTCATTATTTCAAGAATAAGGTAATTCATTATTTTGTTTTTCATGTATCAAATAATGATATACTGAATATGAGCTTGGTTCGGGTAATCCTCCAACAATATAAACTTATTTGTTTGAGGCTCAAAAACAAACCATCCATTATTTGTAAATATTAAATTCATCATGTGTAGCCCCCCCGTAGGTATTCCTCCAAAATTCTCAATTTGTCTCACCGCAATGACCGCAACCGCAGGTTCAAAATCAGAAGAGCTTTTATAGCTAGAAACTCCCATTAATGACTTATAAAAAAGAGCAAAGTTATCACAATCTAAGTTCTCCTTTTGATCTATAGCCATAATACCGCTTTCAAATTTAAGTTTCTTATACCAATTATTAAATTTCATAAAAAAATAGTAATCAACTATTCTATACTTTGAATCTAGCAATGTAATTTGCACATCAGTAGGAACTTTAGTATCAATCCAATTAAATGTTTTATTATTATTAAAATACCTTCCTATGTCTAGTGGAGTTATAAAGTCACTCTGATTATTAGTTAAGTATTCTATAGTGGGAATACTTTTCATTTCTTCTAGTTTGGAATCTTGACACGAAGTAACGCTCCATATAAAGATCCAAATTGCAATAAATAATGCAATACACGTCCAGCATATTTTTTTTCTTGGCATGATATATAAAAATACACGAAAAGCCTTGACTATACCTTCAAATAATGACATAGTTAAGTTTTACTATAACTAAAACAAAACAAAAATGATTACAACAAACAAAATTAACACAAGCTTTTTGCAATTGACCGAACTATGGCTAGATGGAGACTATAGAGAGCTTGGACTAATAATGAACGAAGAGTCTTGGTCTATCCCTAAAGTTGCAGAGTTCTGCTCATATTTCGCTAAATATGTAGGACTAAAAGAATTATCAATTCTATATAAATTTCTATAATTTCAGTAAAATATGAGTAGAGCGGAAGAAACTATAGAGTTGGCTTGGCAAACTTACGATTTCCATGTGGATATTGCCTCTAAACTAGAAATTGAGCATGAATCTGTAATGCAGTATTACAAAGACTTCATTAAATACAATATTAATCCGACTAAAACTAAAAAGAATTATGTAAAGAAGAAATTGAGCAAATCTTTTGTCATTCTTTTTAATATGTATAAAAAAAATCTAGATGCAATTACAGATTTAATTCGACTCCACGAAGAAGAGCCTCTCGAAGTTCCCAATCATAGATCAGTCAATATTCAAAACCTCATCGACTTAAAATCTATCACCTCTTCTCTCGTTGAAGAGCTTAAGGTTTATAGGTTAAAGATTTTTGAAAATTTAAATTAATCATCAACAACAAGATAAAAGCTTGACAATCTTGCATTTTGTCGTTAATCTTTATTTATTATGAAAAGAGGAAGACCAAAAGGTTATAAACCATATATCGAAATTAGCTATGCAGAACTCGGAGATTGGGTTGGGCAAAAAGGTAAAGTTCAAGTCTCAAAGAAATGGCTTGAGTTTTTAATGGGTGAAGACTCGGACTTGTCTAATGACGATGAAGGTGTTGAGCATACAGAACCCACAGAAGAGGTTGCTTCAGAAAGTCTTAATAAAATTGAATATCAATTAACTGAATTTTAGGATTGACATTATATGAGCTTACTTCATAATTAAAATCTAAACCACAACAAACTAAATATATATGAAAAATAATTCAGATAAATATTTTCCAGACTTAATAGGTCAACACTCAGTAAAGAAAAAACTCTCATTCTATCTAAATGCCTTCAAGAAGACATCCCAATCTCCATTCCTTCTCATGGCGGGAGCAAAGGGTTTAGGTAAGACAGAATTTGCTAAAGCTTTTTCAAAAAACCTACATAACGAAGATGGCAGTAAAAGAACCTTCCTTGAGCTTAATTGTTCTTCAATTAAAAATAACCAAGCATTCTTTGATCAAATATTTTTACCAATAATAGCAAATCAAGAAATCACAATACTTTTTGACGAATGCCATGCCTTGCCAAAAGATTTAACTATGGCTTTTTTGACTATTTTTAATACTGAGTCAAAAAGCAAGAAGACCTTCACATGGGACGAGAGTAATTTTGAGTTTGACTTCACCAAGCAAACATTCATATTTGCGACTACAGAAACAGATAAAATTTTCCCCCCACTTAAAGATAGGCTGACGAGTGTTGACTTTGAGCCTTACAATGAAGCGGAACTTGCTGAAATTATTAAAATCTGCACCCCCGATGTTTCATTTGGCTTGGGTTGTATCGATTCCATAGCTTCTACAATCAGAGGTAATGCTAGAAGTGCAGTCAAGAGATCAAAAGAAATAGCTTTATATTGTGGGGCTAACGAAAGCAATAACTTTAGTCTTGACAACTTTAATGATTTGTGTGATAATGTAGGAATTCTGCCTTTAGGCTTAAGTAATACAGAGAAACAAATTTTGCAAACTTTAAAAAAATTCGGATCAGCAACACTAACAGGACTTTCCGCCAAGCTCGGTCTAAGTAAAACCGCTCTACAGAGAGATCATGAATTATATTTATTAAATAAAAATTTAATAGAAATTGATGGCAAGAGGAAAATTACAGGCGAGGGCAGAAAACTTTGTGAAGCTTTATGAGTATTCAAGAATTAAACGAACTCAGAAATGAAGTTTACACTCGCTACTATAATGCAAAAGGTGAGGATAAGGTTTATTGTAAAAAAATCCTAGACTTATTTGACTATACTTTAAAAATTAGACATTCGCTAGAAATGATAAGTAAGATAGGAGTGTCGCATTTATAAATAATAGTGTATTATCCATGAGATAAATGAATAATATCAATTGGGGTACAATATTACTATATATTATATTAATTATATTAATATCGTGGAAATAAAATAATGAAAGAATTAAAATTAGGTAAATTTAAAGTATCATATACGGAGCAAGATTTAATAGGTTGCTCAGTTAATGAGCTTGTTATATATTTTGTTGAAAAACTCCAACCCGAAGTTTTTAAAAAAATACAAGATTTTGTTATCAACAACAAACCATCAATGGAGTCAAATACAGATGAGGAATAGTTTTTTATTATTAATATTTATTGTATTGACATTTAGTTGTCAAACTAAAACTCAACAATTCGCTAAGCCTCCACCTCCTCCTCCTAACTTAATTCCTCCAACTCCACCGCCTAATTTCACCCCTTCATTTAAAAAATTGTCCGAAATTCAAATTAATGCAATCCCTCACCCATTTAGCCTCAATGGAGAGTTGCCATTCTCGGTTTGGATTAACGGGAAAAGAACACGAATGAGCAATCACGAAATAAAGGTTTTAGCTCACTCTTTGAATATAAAATACAAACGACCTACAGATACGGCTCAAATTCACATGGGAGCAGGTTGGATCTATCCTTTAAAACTAAAAAATAATGAAAAATAATATCAAAGACGAATCAGTCAGACCTTGGGGCTATTATGAAATTTTGCACTCTACTGAATATTGTAAAGTTAAAAAAATAGTAGTCAAACCCTTACAAAGATTAAGTTATCAATACCACAAGCACAGGCAAGAAGCATGGACTATCGTTCAAGGAGTGGCTAGGGTCACATTAAACGACAAAGACAAGGATTTCCACACAGGAGAGACGGCATTGATTGCTCTTGGAGACAAACATAGAATGTCAAATCCTAGCGAGTCTGAAGATATGATTTTAATTGAAGTACAGACGGGTACTTATTTTGGCGAAGATGATATCGTCAGAATAGAAGATGACTACAATAGAGGTTAAATATAAGAATGATTAAAAAATTTTGGTTAATATGGTCTAGAACCTTAGACCACAGGATTGGAAAAACTGACGAAGACCAACCAAATATACCTGTCTTGTCCTTAAAACAAGCTCAAATTAGCTTGACCCTAAGAACAATCATAGTCGCTTTAAATATGGTGACTTGTTTATTTATAATAGCAAATATAATAAAAAATTGGTAAAAACATTCTAATCAATAGAACTCACTATTCGTGCGGATAAAATATAATAGCAATGCCCGACATAATCCATAAAAAAGTAAATAATTCCCAAATTTGATAAAATTCCATTATTTATTTATAAATTCATGAATTTTAGCAATATCATCTTTTCGATCATCAAGGAGCTTGCCTGTCTGACTCCATCTTTCTGAATCTTGAGCATTATTTTTTGCCAATATAATCTCTACATCTCTAAGTTTTTCGCTAAGTTTTTCTACCTTAGAACTTTCTTTTTTCAAGAAAAAAGCTACAATAGACAACATAAAGCCTAACGATATGAACATAATTTCTGTAATTTCCATGCAAAATATATACACATAAAGGCTTGACATTTTCAAGTAATTCAAGTAATGTAGTATGTATGACAACAATACTTGGACTAACCTGCATAAGCGAAGAGCTAAAAAAAATAGATAAAAAGAAATACTCCTTTCAGACAATGACTCGCAAGAGATTTAAGGACTTATGTGTAAGAGATGGTAGAGATGAAGCCATCAAAGAGTTATCTGAAAGAATTGCGCATAATTTGTATGTTACTCAATACATTTTGCGTCATTGTCATAGTAGTGACATCCGCCATTATAGGTTATCAAGCAGTTTGTTCCCTCTCCTTACAGATCAAACTTTGGAATTGGCTTATACAGATCTACCAAACTATAAAACACTTGATACTGAATTAAGGTTTATTGGTGTCATTGCCAAAACTTTAGGAATCAGTATGGGTTCTCACCCCGATCAGTTTAATGTGTTAGCGTCTCTAAATAAAGATGCAGTAAATAAAAGCGTTAACGAACTAAATTTTCAAGCAATTATTTTTGATAAAATTGGCTTACCACAAGATCATACTGCGCCAATGAATATTCACATTAATTATACTCCAAAAATGGATGAAAGTTTACAATTAGTTTCAACTAGATTCTTTCGTAATCTTTCCATGTGCGACAGAGGTGTTTACAATCGATTGACTATTGAAAACGAAGATAGAGGCTTTTTTAATGTAGATAATTGCATTAAATTTAGCGACTACTTATTTGAGACATTTGGTGCTAATATCCCTGTTTGCTATGACAATTTGCATGATTTTTGCAATCCATCAGAAGATCGTAATGTTGCATTTCAAGCCGAGCGTTGTGCTTATACATGGGTAAACCAAGGAGGGGGAGACGATAATTTTCTTGCTCCTATTTTTCATTGGTCAGAAGGCAAGCCCGACAAGCCTCGTTCTCATGCCGAGTATTTTTCTCTTGGTAATGTTCCACCTACTATTGCCATTGAGCCAAATAATGAAGCTAAGTGGGAATGCGAAGTCAAAGGTAAAGACAAAGGCATTAGGCTTTTGCGCCAACAAATGGCAGGGGCTATTTAAAATAATCCTTTACAAATAACCATAACTATATTATAGTGTGGGAATGATAGCGACTGAAAACATAGAATTAATAGATGGCAACCTTCTTGACTTCCCTAATGACATAACTTGCATAGCTCATTCTTGTAATACTCAAAATATTATGGGCGGTGGAATAGCAAGGCAAATA